ATATGATTGACGGCAATATGATTGCGGCTGAAGGAGACTATTGGTGTGATGACTTCCAAGTATCGGAGAGCCAAATTGGTTATGACCCATCTACGGTTGCTCAAAACAATTGGTTCCCAACCCCAGGTGTAGTTGGTACTCCGAACTTAGAAGGAGCTTTGGAATTGGCGAGATTTACTTGGTCATATAATTTCAAGGGCTCAACCGTTTGTGTAAATACTACGGTGGACGTCAGAAGAAAGATTGAATGTCAAAGTTATGGAGCTTGTCAACAACAATTCTTCTTTGATAAAGGTAGTTACAAGGCTATGTTCATGATACCGAAGGCTGCGGCAAGGGATGGAGTTGAAATTGACAAGCCTTTTAATTCTCCTTCAACTTCTTCAACAAGTTATGGTTATTGGAGAAATGATACTTACTTAAAAGATGTTGATAAACTGATTGACCGTCAGATAGGGTTCTTACAAGACCCAAATGCGGATGATTATCTTATCGGCATGGCGGCTGGCTTGAGTCTTGTAAGTGGAGATACCATAGAAGAAAAGAGAAGGCAAAATATTCCGATAGCTACCAGCACGGATGGTCATCAAAGATTAGGAAGTTTCAGTCCAAGTAATACGAACAAGTTCTATATTGCGGCTGTTAATACTGCTCCGTTTGCGGATGATGGTTACAACTTCCCGAATACTTACTTCAAAGAAATTAACTACTATGTTAGTTACTTTGACCCTTCCGATAACGTAGGACAGGTGTATTGGTATAAGGATGGTGAGCAATATGTAATCTATGCCCATTGCCAATCGGTGCAAAGCAGGATTGGAATCAACGTTCCCGACTTTATGGAAGGACTTGGGCTGGAAATCGTAGAACAAACGGACGGGGCACAACTCCTTACCAGTACAATCCAAAATGGTCAGTTCTTTGTGAACTATAATACGGACGAAGCAAATTACATAGTTTTGAAGACGAAGTAAAAGCGGAGTTATACGAAAGCGAGAAAGGGAACATTTCTGCTCCCTTTCTCTTTTGCTAAGCACCCGAAGGTAGGAAAGTGATACGAGAGGTTCAACGTTAAAGAAAAGCACGGGAGCAATCAAATTTTAGGCTCTTACGATTTTCAAAGTTATACGATAAGCGTGAACGACCTTTCCAGTAACGCAACGAATAAATCTCAGCTCTGTCCTTTATCAAACGGGGGTAAATTTCTGACAACTGAGTACTCATACCCAAGTAAACATATTGTTCAACAAAGGGGGAACGGGGGTCAAACTTTCTTTGCTTTCTCACCCCAAGTAAAATTCAAAAGACGATGAAAAAGAAAACGGTTTGGAGCATATTCCGAGATTTGGTCAACTCCAAAGAAATTGGAAGTATTATTACAAGGCAAGAAATGTTGTTTTATATTGAATGCGGTTTGCGCTCAATTCCCGAAATGAACGAAAGGTATCATAAAGGCTTTGATTTATTTTCACCAGCGACCTTTGATTGCGCACGCAATATGTCCGAGAAGGTTGGTTATTTGGCAAAGACCGATACAACGGGCATATATAAAGTAGTCAAACATTTTGATAGCGATTACACCGTATCGCAATTGAGAAAGGACTATGATAATGGAAACTATTGTAAAAATCAATCGGATAAATAACAGTACATACTCTTTTAAGTTATCAACACGTGAGGGTATTCGACATGTAGCAAAGGCGTTGTCTTTTCGTAACCCAGACCCATTTGCGTATAGTAGCATTATTCGCAAATTTGATAGAAAGAAATTAACGTTTGGAATAGGCATGTTGCCAACTCTTGAACGTTATCTCAATAAAAAGGGGTTGGGCTACGAGGTTGAGGACTATGTTTATGCTATGCCCGAAGGAGTAAAGATTGATGACCGAATGACGGGAAAGTACATTCACCAGCAGCGAGCGGTTGAAGCGTTCTTCCGTAAAAGGTTCGGGATAATCGTTGTGCCAACACGTGGCGGAAAAACATTCATAGCATCCGAGATTTGCCGAATATTCTTGGCTACTGATACGGGTAACTTCTTATTCCTTACAGACAATACAACCTTGTTTAATCAAGCGGTTGGAGACTTGAAAGAGTTCTTTGAACGTTACGGAGGTATCGAAGTAGGGGAGATAAGAGCAGGCAAGATAGATGTGACACAACGTGTGACAGTAGGTATGATACAAACGGTACAAAGTACGTTGTCGAAGCGTTGTAAGGACAAGAAAAAGAAGAACGCTTTGTTGAAGTATTTGCGTGAATTGAAGTTTTTAACGATAGACGAGATACATGACAATTGTTCTGATGCTAAGTTAGATACATACAAGAAATGTAAGGGTTTGGAATATCAACTTTGTCTTTCAGCAACTCCATATCGGTCAGGAGCTTTGGTTCAAAACTTGAAACTCAAGGAATGGAGTGGGGATGTTCTTTATACAATAACCGAAGAAAAGCTGCGCAAAAGAAAGGTTCTTTCAGATTATAAGGTTTTCATGCTTTTGGTAAACCATAACAATTTGGAGTATGATACGAAGGTTGATGATTATGACCAATATCGAAAAGATTTGATATTCCATTCAGCGTATCGGAACGGAGTATTGCGAGCAGTTCTGAAAATACTACGAAGGTTGAACCTAAAGACTTTATTGATTTTCCAATCGAAAGAGCATGGATACAAGTTGGAAGAGCTTACGGGAATACCTTTTATCTGCGGTGACCATTCGGGTGACGAGAGGGAAGCGGCAAAGAATGAATTTCTTGATGGCAAGGGAGGGTTTTTGTCGGCTTCGGGAATATTCAAGAAGGGCGTAACACTTCCAGCCGTTGAGGTTATGATAAACGTGGACGGAGGACTTGAGGATGCCAATACGGTTCAAAAGAAAGGGCGTGTTCTTGGAGCTACGAAGGACAAAGACCGTTCCGCAATCATAGACTTCTTCGATGAGTTTGACGCTTACTTTTCCGAGCATTCAGAAGCAAGGTTACAGACCTATATTGACGCTATCGGGGAGAAACGTGTAGGAATACTTGATTCAGGAGTTGATGATTGCTACGAGACTTTGGAGCGTTGGTTGAAGAAATGGTTTAGAAAAGAATGACAAGAAAAGAAAGACAATTATATCGTCAGGCGGTTGATATGTTCATAGATATGCTTGAGAATATTACCAAGCGAAGGGTGAACTATAAATGCAACGATGCCGATGTTGCCGCTTGGCAAGCATTCATAGACGAGTTTGATACCAATATTATCGGAACGGACTTTATCAATACCTTTCTTGAATACGGCTTTCAAAGTTGGTTCAATACGGGTACTGAAAAAGACTACTCACGTTCAGTTCGGTTCGGGTGGATGTTTGGTAAAGCTGCTATAAAACGTTATAGAGCTTTTGACCCAACCACAAACCGAAGGATTGTCCAAGGACACATAAAGAAATTGGGAATTTACAAACCTAAAGTCAACCGAACGTCTAAGATAGCAGAGTTAATTCAGAAGATAAGACCTGCCGAAGAAAACTTCAAAAAGGCTTATCACAATACGGAACGGGGATATGCTTGGTGCATAGCTAACACAACGCTATTTCACCATCGCAGTTCTCTTTGTACCGTATGTAAATTTAAAGGAGAATGTAAGGAATTGCTTGAAAAACAATATCCAAAAATATATGTAAAGAGAGGTTATGGCAAGAAATAATTCTTTGACGAGTAATTATATCAACGAGCTATTTGCGGCTGCGTTCCAAAGAAGGGGAGTTTTTGATACAATACGTGAGTATCTGAAATTCTCCTTCTTACAAACAGAAGCTGAAAAACAGTTATGGCAATGGGCGGTTAAGCATTATGATAGGACGGGAAGAACGCCAACAATCGGTATAGCTCAACAACAGTTTGCTGATTCAGAGAAGGTTCTTGATTTGTTGGGAGAGATAGTCGATGTTGAGTTTGATGATGAAGATAACTTCGAGGATGATTTGATGAAGAGCTTTGAGGACTTCATCAAGCGTATGAAGTTCATTGAAGTTAATGATAAGATAGCGGATATATACAACCGTGGAGAAAAGGACAAAGCATATGATACATTCGTTAAGTATGCCGAGGACTTTTCCAAATTCTCCATAATGAAGCCGAAGTTTGAAACCGTCTTTGCGGACTTCTCCGAGCGACAAGCGAAGAGAAAGAGCGAAGATTACAACTTTCGTTTCAAGATACCTACGGGAATTGATGAAATTGATTATCGTTTGGGCGGAGAGTTCGGTGGCCCAGAGACGGGTGAATGCGTTCTTTGGTTAGGAGATTCAGGATCTGGTAAGAGTCAATGTTTGACTTCTCTTGGGATATCAGCCGCAAGGCAGGGGTTCAGGGTAGCCCACTTCCAGTTGGAAGGAACGAAAGAGCAATGTTTGAATCGTTACGATGCAGCTTGGACAGGAACGCTTTATCAAGACGTTAAGCAAGGCAATATATCGGATAAAAAGATGAAAGTAACGCAACGTATCATTAAGAAGTTGCGCAAGTCCGATGTTATTGTAAGCTCCGAAGAGAAATGGGGAGGTAAGAGCCTTGTTGACGTTCGTAGGGAGCTGAAAGAAATGGAGAAAATCTATGGTAAGATAGACGTTATTATCATAGACTACTTGGAGTTGTTAGAGGTTGGCGATGGTATTCTTTATATGCCAAAAGATGAACGTTTCCGACAAGCTAAACTTGCGAAGGGAATGAAGACCTTGGCGATGGAGTTTAATGCGGTAGTTCATACGGCAACCCAATCCAGTAATATAGCGGAGGAACAAAAGAATGACCCCCAATTCGTTATCACCCGTGCTCAACTGTCGGAGGATAAAGGTAAAATCAGACCTTTCGATATATTCATTACGATTAACCAAACCCGTGATGAAATGCGAGAGGAAATCATGCGCATTCATACAGATAAGCTCCGAGACTATAAGAATGGCGACCCAATACATATTTGTAACAACTTTGCTTATGCGAGGTTCTATGACCGTGTAAGAACGTTAAACACCGATTGGGATGAAAAAGAAGAGAACGAGGAAGATTGATGATGCGGATTTGAAAGACCTTCTTATCAATCCAACCTTAAACCGAAGGGGGCAATACATTTGCGATTGTCCTTTCTGCGGTAAGGCTCAACACTTCTATATATCTAAGGAAACTCAACTTTGGGATTGTAAGAAGTGCGGTGAGTACGGGAGTATCTACAAACTTCTCAAACAATTAAATAAAACCTACCTTCTTGGCGGTGCTACGGTAGAAGATAGAGAGCAAATCAAGAGCATTAAGTTGTTACTTGAAGAGGAAATGGAAGAGCACGAAGAAGCATTGGAACTTCTTCCCGTGAAGAAGTTACCTGTGGGGTGGAAGATAAGTGCTAAAAGCACACCGTATTTATTGGATAGAGGCATTACACCCGAAGATTGCAAGCGTTATAATATCGGAGCTACTGATTTGTACCGTAAATACAAGAATTATGTTATCATCCCAATATACGATAATGGAGAGGTGAGAGGGTTCTTGGGACGTTACGGAGCAAAACGAGTTCCATCAGATAAGCTCCGATATAATAATAGTTCCAATACGGAGTTCGGTCAATTGTTATTTGGGTATGACGAAATAATAAAAGATAAGACGGAAACCGTTATATTGGTAGAAGGTATATTTGACAAGATAGCGGTTGACAAGGTTCTCCAGCTTTGGGATATTGACGAAATAAAATGCGTTTGTACGTTCGGTAAGAAGATAAGCGAGGAACAACGCAGGAAACTTATCATGAGGGGTGTAGAGAATGTTGTTTTGTTATATGACTTTGACGCTCTCAAAGATATTAAAAAATATGGTTTGGAGTTGGAGGAATATTTCAATACAAGTATTACTTATACAATGAAAAAAGATATTGACGAATGTACAACGGATGAGGCTTTGGAGGTTTTCAATAACCTTAAACAGCCGAGAGAGTTTAATTTGGATGTGATAGGAAAATTGAAATGACAATGGAGAGGAATAAGACAAGAAATTTATCGGTTGCTGAATACTTCTTGCAGTTGCAGAAGGAGTATTTGCTTGCTGACTTTCGGAGGAAGATATACTTCAACCCGAAGGACAAAGCCTATTATAAAAGGGTAATGGGTTATAAAAAGGAAAAGATTGAAAGTATAGCAAAAAGAAACCGTTTGAATAGTATCTTTAATGACAACGTTACATTAAAGCAAGTCCAAGACGAATTGTTCACCATAATAGGGAAGCCGAGATTTGAATTGGACGAGAATGACCGCTTGAATTATTACGCAGTCGGCAATGAGTTCTCTTTTAAAGGAGAGATTTGGTTGCTTGACCAAGTATCGGAGGATGGCAAATTGACGTTATATAATATTAAGCATGAAAGGTACGAAGAAGCAACCCAAGACGAGGTTTGCAGGATATTGTAAGGAACGCCACGAAAACCCAATTTAGAGTTGGTTTTACCTGAGGAAAACTTAACAAAAGTTAAATCTTTGGGTAAAATCAACTTTTTTATAAAAATATTTTGCCGTTTGGAAAATAGTCCTTACCTTTGTACTATAAATCGTAAATCAAATTGTAAATGGCGATGGATAATAAACAAAAAATTTCTGAAATTTTGTACCATAGATATGAATATCTTGCCAAACGTTACGCAAGCCGTATCTATTCATACGAACAACTTTCTTACGAGTTCGATGATTTGGTACAAGAGTTCCGAATAAAGATATTCACGTCAATAAAGAGCTACGGTAAGCGTTGGTTGAAATATCGGAAAGAAGGTTATGCCAAGCCAGTTCCTTTGAAATATTACTTAGAAGCAGCATGCGCTAATAAGATGCGAGACTTCATGAAGTACATTTCAAGAGAGAATTACAAAGTACGGATTGATGAGATTAATTACGACTTTGGCGTGGAAGATGATAACGAGGTAGTTCCAGAGCTTAACAAGTTCGTTATTAACGGGATTGACTTATTGGAAGGTTTAACGGGAAAAGAACGAGCAATATTCAGTCTTTATCTCCGTGGACATAGCAATAAAATTCTTACCAAAGTTTACTTTAACAACGCCAAAGAGAAGGCGCAAAGAAAAGAAATCTTGGACAGTGGTGACGAGCCGTTTGGAGTAGCAGATATAATAGAAATGCAATGTAACTTCTTAATCAAGAAATACGGAAACGAATTGCAACAGCTACGGAGAACGTTCGCAACGTACAGTCTTGATGAGGAATAATTAGACAAATATTAGTTATAAACAATTAAAATCGTAAAAAAGATGGCAACAAAATTGACCGCCAATGTGGCAAAGAGAGTTAAGGCATTAGGCATTAACGCAACAACAGACGAAGCAGCAAGACCAAAATTGCTGGAAATTCTGGAAGAGAATGGTATTGAACAGATGGACGATGAGGACATCACTACTCTGGTAGAAATTGCTGAATCATTTGTCGAAGCAGGTGACGATGACGACAACGAAGGTAGCGAGGAAGAAGAAAATGACGCTTTAGCTGAAGAGGTTGAAGAGGAAGAAGAAAAACCTGCCAAGAAGGCTACTGGTAAGAAAGCTGCTTCCAAAAAGCAACCTGAGCCTGAGCCTGAACCCGAAGAAGAGGAAGAAGATGAGGACGATGAAGAGGAAAACGAGGAAGAAGGCGATGAGCTTGATTCAATGGACAGAAGCGAGCTGAAAACCTTTATCAAGGAAAATGAGCTGGAAATCTCCGTGAAGAAGTCTTGGTCAGATGACGACATCCGTGAGAAAATTCGTGAAGCTATGGGCGATGAGGAAGAAGCCGAAGAAGAGGAAGAAAAACCTGCTCCGAAGAAAGCCGCTGCCGCCAAGGGTAAAACCGAAACCAAAGAAGCTCCGAAGTCTGGAAAGAAAGCTGAGCCGAAGAAGGAAGAGAAGAAAGCTGCCAAAGCTCCTTCCAAGAGAGGTACAAAACTTGACCCGAAGAACAACGAAGAGGACAGAGAACATTTTGACTTCTTGAAGAAGTTGTTCCCCGAAAAGGATTATATCTACGCATGGATTGCCGCTGGTTTGACTATCAAACATAAAGGTAAAAATTCCAACCGTTCGGTTATCAGTCTTGAGAATTGTACGTTGAAGGGCGAAGGCAAAAATCAGGTAATGACCTGCAATCTGTTCCTTCTCATCTTGAACAACAAGTACGAAGTTCTTGAAAAAGCCGAAGTGGAATTTGAAAAATGTTGGAACGGTGCTCCAGTCATCAAGGCTATCGAAACCAGCGAAGCAATTGAAATCATCAAAGCCGTTAAGGAAGACATGGACAAGTTGGTTGGAGGTATCGACAAGAAATTGGGCGACAACCGCAAGAAAATGGAAGAAGGCTTGAAGAAAGACAACAAAGCTGGAAAGAAGTCTGCTAAGCAGGAGGAAGCCGAAGAAGAGGAAGAAGATGAGGACGAAGAGGAAAAGCCGAAAGCAAAGGCGAAACCTGCTAAGAAAGGCAAGAAAGTAGAAGAGCCTGAAGAGGAAGAAGAGGAGGACGAGGATGAAAAACCTGCTCCGAAGAAATCTGCCAAAGCCGCAAAACCTGCCGCAAAGAAAACAGTTAAAAAGAAATAAGCTGTCTCAAAAAACCCGTTGAAAAGGGAGGTGCTGAAAAGTATCTCCTTTTTCTTTTCTCCACCGTTACAAAGTTATAGAGATAACGAAGAGAGATAAATTGAATTAATAACAATAAAATTAAGTGTTGACATGGGACTACCAAAGACAAATTGTTTCCTGCCTGACTACGGAGTAGCAAAAGTGGAGGAATTTGGAGCACTCTATCCAGTGATTAATAACTACATCTTGAACAACCAAGAAAGCGAAGAGAGCCGTGCTGGGGATGCTAAAGAATTATTAGACATCAAAACTATTATCACCAATCCCATTGCGAGGTGTGTTGGCGGTTATGGAAGAGATATAAACATCTTCTTCCTTCTTGCCGAAGCTATGTGGATAGCCGTAGGAAGAAAAGATTTGGAATTTTTGGAAATCTTCAACGCACGAATGAAAGACTTTTCTGATGATGGCAAAACATTCCACGCTCCTTACGGGTTCAGACTTCGCCACTGGGGTATTCGGACGGAGGATAAATATGAGAACGGAGTAACGGCAGCTCAAGGATATGACCAAGTAGCAGATGCGGTTCGTTTGTTATCCGAGAATATGAATACCAGACAAGTTGTAATGGCGATTTGGAATCCAAGTTTTGACCTTGGGGCAAAAAGTAAGGATATACCGTGCAATGACCTCATAAAGTTGAAAGTTCGGAAGGGCAAATTGATAACTACTATCGCAAACCGAAGTAACGACCTTCATTGGGGATTGCCTACGAACATATTCCAATTCTCCTTCCTTACCGAGATAATGTGCCGTTGTTTAGGTATTGAGTTAGGAACGCAAACTCACAACTCCCAGAGCTTACATATTTATGATTGGAATGGTACGGCTCAAAAGATGGACGAGATATACCAACAACAAGGCATGGGTCATTCGCTCTATGAGGCAACCGAAGCCGAAGCAAGACCGATGGACTTTGCGTTCTCTCACGAAGTAGCGGTCAACCGTCTCAGAGAGGTAGATGCTCACTTGAATATCGTTATCGAAAACCTTATGAGGGTAAAGAACGGAGAGACTGACGTACAAGATGAAATTAAGCAGCTACAAGAGTTTTCAACTTACTTTTATAACGTTTATCAGCTCTTGAAGATATACGTGCTCTACAAGCAGAAAATGACGCTTGCAAAAACGGCTCTTGAAAAGGATGCGATAAGAAAGACCGCTATTGCCGAGATTGAGTTGTTGGAAGCCGAAGGTGCGGACGGTTGGGATATGTCGATATTAGCAAAGAACTTCTTTGCAGCAAGGTTAAGTAAACCAATGAAGCATAAATATCTTGGTAAGCTATGACGGAAAATCTACAAAAGTGGATAGAAGATAATCACATGGTAATATCAGAGTCAACGTTGGACGGCTCTGATATTATCTCTATCGAAGAGGTTGGAGACTTTTTGTATCTTCATCCTTTTGATGGTAAAATAATTGACGAGGACTTTGGGTTTATCCTTTCAGATGAAGAATTTGATATGCTGGACGAGGGGAAAGTCAAATACATCCTCTTTGAATTTGGAAGCAAGTTCTATTATTCGGGAATAAAGAAGGATAAAAACCGATACAACGAAATTATCTTCAAGCCACAATTCTTGGACTTCAAGTATCTTGGTAAAATTAGCGAAGAGTACATAATGGACTTTGCACATCTTGGTGTACATACCGAATATGAAATATTGAATGGTTCGGGAGGTTGCGATACATGGGCAAAGAAAGCAAAGTTTGTTGGAGTTAAGGCGTTGGGGATATGTGACCGAAATACGTTGGCTGGAGCGTTATCCTTTCAGACCTTCTGCGATAAGTATGGCGTGAAGTCCGTTATCGGTGAAACAATAACGGTAGCGAAGGACTATTCAAAAGATAAACAAAACCAAGAAACGTTTGAATTAAAGTTTTACATACTGAATTACGAAGGTTGGAAAAACCTTTTGTTGATAAATAAGGCTGTTAATGTAACGTATAATGGTTTCATCCCAGAGAGCGAATTGTTGGAACTTGGGAAAGGTTTGGTTTGCGTTATCCCGAAGGAGTCAGAGTTCAACTACATTAAAGACGATAAGAAGGAAACTATCAAGCTCATAGCAAAGTATAAGAAGCATTTTACAAGAGTTTATTATCAGGTGGACACCGTTGAGTTCGTCTCTGATAATCTCTTCAAGAAGCACTTGGAAAACATAGATACATATATTTGTAACTATAAGAAGCTATTGAAGCCGATATTGATAAATGACTCCTATTATCTTGACCGAGAAATGCACGAGTTGAAAGGCGTTATCAACAAAGTGTTAGGAAAAGCCGCACCCGAAGCTATAAACCAATACTTCAAGACTTGTGGAGAAACCTTTGAGGAATATTCCGATTGGTTGGAAGAGGTTGAGCCGTTATTCCAAACTATCGTAGAAGGCATTGAGAATGCAACCTTGTTAGTTGATAAGGTTGACTTCAAGATACCGAGCGGAGAAAAGAAACTACCTGCGTTTGAGGTAGATGATGCCGTTGGGTTATTCTTTGATATGGTAGAGAAGGGGGCAAACGAAAGGTTGGGGCATCTTCCCAAGAAAGAATTGGCGATATACATGAAACGTTTGGAAATCGAATGTAACGTAATTGTTCCCAACGACCTTGTGGACTACTTTATGATACTTTGGGATATAATCAATTGGTGTAAGAAACGAGGTATAATGGTTGGTACTGGGCGTGGTTCGGTTTGCGGTAGTCTTGTAGCTTATTGCTTACATATTACGGATGTTGACCCGTTGAAGTACGGATTAATGTTTGAACGTTTCTTGAATGAGACACGTGTATCGGGAGAGCGAGCCAAATCAGCGGATAGTATGCCCGATATTGACGTTGACTTTCCAACCGAACACCGTGATGCGGTTAAGAATTATATCAAGGAAAAATATGGTTATGATTATACATGCAGTATCGGAACGTACACCCGAATGAAATTGAAGACTTGTTTGAAGGACTTCGGGAAAGTCAAGGGTATTCCATTTGATACCATGAATAAACTAACGAAGGATATTGACGACCAAATTGAATACACTTGGGGCGACTTGCTTGAGTATGCCAGTAAATCGAAAGCGTTGTTTAAGTTCGTTCAAGAAAACCCCGATATTGTACATCTAACGAAGTATGGCATGTTGCAATGCAAGGCGGCATCCGTTCACCCTTCAGCCGCAATCATAGTTCCGAAACATACTGTGGACGGTACGAATAGACCGATTGATATATGGGAATGGATGCCCGTTAAGATGATTGACGGTGTCTTAGTGTCGGAGTGGGAAGGTAAATACATAGACAAGTCTGGCTTCTTGAAAGAGGATATATTGGGATTAAACCAATTAGATAAGTTCAAGAACATGGAAGTATTAATCCAAAAGAATTACGGAAAGAAGATTGATTGGAACGCTATTCCGCTTGATGACGAGGAAACATTCAAATACTTTAAGAGAGGTTGGAATGAAGATGTCTTTCAGTTCGGTACGCAAGGACTTATGAACTACTCAAGACAAGTGAAACCCGATACGTTGGCTCAACTCATAGCCATGACCGCTCTATTCCGACCTGGCCCAATGGAGCTCAACGCTCACTCTGATTTTGCCGATATTAAGAACGGAAAGAAGAAACCAACATACGACTTCGGTATGGAAGAGATAACGGCAGAAACTTTTGGATTATACGTCTATCAAGAGCAAATCATGAAGGGCGTTGTGGTAGGAGGATTGACGGAGGTTGAATCAGATATTCTCCGAACTACCATAAAAAAGAAGGATGTTAAAACACTATCATCCTACGGAGAGAAATTCAAGAAAGGTTACAGCGAGCTATTAAGGAAAAACAAGATTGAGAAGCCAGACGAGTATGCCGAGAAAGTTTGGGCTAAACTTCTTGCCTTCTCTGGTTATGGTTTTAATAAGTCTCATGCTGCGGCATATTCCATAATGTCGTATTGGAGTCAATATATGAAAGTAAACTACCCGTTGGAATTTTGGACAACAGCTCTGCAATTCTCTAAAGAAGGTGAAGTGCCATACCGACTTGCAGAGCTTAAAAAGACGGGAGCGGAAATTGAGATAAGACCGCCTGATGTGAACTTCTCAGCTCAAACCTTTACTTGTGACCCGAAGGAACAACGCATCTTCTTTAGCTTAACAAAGATTAAGGACGTTGGAGAGAAAGTTGTGCCGTATATTATCGAAGAACGGGAGAAGGGGGGCAAGTTCTTTTCTCTTGAAGAGTTCGTGGAAAGAGTTCCGTCCAAAGTAAACAAGAAAGTCATAGAACGTCTGATTGTTGCTGGAGCTTTCGACATTGTAGAAAACTTGAAAAACCCAAGAGATAGGAAAAAGTTGTTGCAATGGTTTGCCGAGTATAAGAAAGCGGATATTGCTAAGGAGTATCAGACCGAAGAAGCTAACAAAAACTCATTTTGGGTATTTGAACAGAAACGTCTTACTGGGTTTGGAGAGGTAGATTATGAAACAATGATTAGGGATGCTATTCCAAATAAGAGAGTGGCAAAGTTATACGTTAATGACTTTGAATTTGCGAACACTAAGGAGGGCAGAGAAGCCACAATAGCAGGCAAGTTAATCTACTACCAAGAGCGTCAAATTAAGAACGGAACGATGGTCAGCGTTAATATAGACTGTAATAATACCATCATACCTGTTACACTTTGGCCAGATGCGGTGGATAGACTTCCTGAAAATATATCGGAGTATAAAAACCGAGTAGTGGCAATTTGCGGACGGGTCAAGAAGGATAAGTTCAAAAATCAAAAGGTTCTTTATTCAGACGAAAGAACAAAAATTTATATAATATCGTAAATCAAATTGAAATGTTAAACAAGATTATCAAAAGTAAGTATCTGCACAGACTTGATAATATTAAGCAGTGGCAGGAAATGGACGTTTTCAAGGAAGAAAGCGTGAGTCAACACTCTTATAAAGATGCGGTATTCGCAAGAGTTTTATTGGAGGATGTATTTGGTCATAGTATTGACCCGAAGGTATTATTGTTTAAGTTGGATGTAGTTTCAAGAGCTATCTTCCACGATTGGGATGAAGCATTGATACTTCGGGATATGTCCCATGAAACTAAGTATAACGACTACAACGGAGAGGAAGTCAGAAGAGTTCTTGACAATCTATCAAAGCATATAGCGTTAAGGGAGTTCAAGGAAACAGACGAACACGGAACAGATACCGATGCATCAAATATGATGTTATCTATGGTTTGCGCTTGCCCAGAGCCTGAAAAGAAGTTCGCTAAACTATGCGATTGGATGGCTCTTTACTTCTATATGAAAAGAGAACGTTCATTGGGTAATAGAGGATTGGATGAACAATGGGAGAGAGCAAAACAAAATTTCCCGAAAGCGGTTGATGCTGTTATAAACAGTTTGAAAATAAATTTCCCCGATGTGGAGATTAACATAACCGAATTGTATAATTTAAAAAACTTATTTAACGATGAGTAAGAAGAAAGGTGAAGAAATGACGAGAGAAAGTATCAATGGCATCTTTGATGGCATGACTGAAATCTTGTTAAAGAAAAACAAAGACTACAAAGGAGCGAGTTTTGATTTGGGTATGAACGGCAACATGGTTCATATTTGGGACAAAACATCAAGGTTAAGAAACATGGTGGAAAACCGATTAAAGGGAGAAGAGCCGAATTTTGAGAGCATCCAAGACACTCTAAAGGACATTATCGGTTATGCCGTTATCGGGTTACACATTCTTGAAGAAGAGGAAAAAGAAGAACAAGAAAAAGAATAAGTATGGACAAGAAAGTAATTACCATAGGCAGTCAAACCTACGTTTTGAAGTTTGATGAATTTGACGAGGATGTGGACGTTGATAGCCTATTAAAGATTGATTATTCAAACCTTATTGGCGAAATGATAACCTTCCCAGTCATTGTAAACCGTTTTGGTCAATTACTTGCGGAAGCCGAAAATCAAGTTGCTCTTGCTAAATTGAACTTGGAAGTAACCGAAGCAAAACTCAAGGAGAGTTTGCGTATCAAACTTGCTGACCGAAATGGTAAAGCTCCGAGCGTAGATGCAGTCAATACTGCGGTTTTATTGGAGAAAGGTTATCAAGCTATGCGCAGAAGTTATCTTGAAAAACAAAAGACGAGAGATTATATGAACTCTATCTTTTGGTCAGCCAAGGATAAGTCCGAGAAACTGGATAAATTAAGTTTGACGGTTCAGCAAGGAGATATTGCTGATTCAGTTATCGAAGGTAGAGTGAACAACGTTCTTATAAAGAGAACGAAAAAACTGATTGGAGATTAAATAACAATATTTTAAATGGTAGATTTTAAGAAAGCTATGGCAAAGAAAAATGCATCAAAAGGCGGTGATTTAAGAGCCGCATTAAAACCTACTTCAATCAAGAAATTGAAGAAGGTAGTGGACGAAGACAACGAAATGGTTGGCGTTCAAAGTAACGAGTATCTGAACTTGGAGGACGGTAAGACAATCAAAATTCGTATCTTCCCTGGTCACCCTGGTGAGGAAAACTTCTATGTAGCCAAGAAGTGTTACTGGATAACCTACGAACGCAACGATGGCGAACAAGGACGTGGAACGGTTCTTGACTCCGTAGTTCACGGAGGTACGGAGAAGGATATTTGCGCCGAGTTCATCAAGTTCGCTAAGAACAAGTGGAAGAAGGATGCGGACAAATTGGAATGCTTCTCAGGACAAGATTCATTGAGCCCGCAGTACACTTGGTTGTGCTACGCTGATAAGGTAGTGGCTGACGAAGAGTTGAGAGCTAAATTGTGGGAGTTCAAGAAAATGGTTCGTGACCAGATGAACAAACTTGCATTCTCCGAAGATGAGGACGAGCCGATTGAAGTTGACCCGTTCACTGACCCCGATGAAGGTTTGCCAATCATGGTTAAGTACATGAAGAAGCCGAACAAGAAGAAGGGCGAAAATTACTATGAAACTACCTTCCCCAAAAAGGTATCTCCAAGACCTCTTACAGACGAGGAAATTGAGTATTTCATGACCCTTAAACCACTTTCAGAGGTTATCCCGACCTACGGCATGAGAGACTTTGAACGTGCTTTGGAAGGCTTGCAGAACTTTGACGAAGAACATGAACTGGAAATGTTCGAGGACGAAGATTGGTTGGCTATCGTAGAAGAGGTGAAAGCCCAATATGACGCAGAGGACGATGAGGAAGAAGAAAAGCCAAAAAAGAAAACCTCAAAGAAAGTAACGTCCAAAAAGACTTCCAAGAAAGAAGAGGAAGAAGATGAGGACGACAGCGATGATGAAGAAGAGGAAGAAAAACCCGCCAAGAAATCTTCCAAAGCAGCTCCGAAGGGCAAAAAGAAAGTAGAAGAGCCAGAGGACGAGGAAGAAGATGATGACGAAGAGGAAGAGAGCGAAGAAGAGGAAACAGAAGCGGAGGATGACGGCTTGGACGATATGGACAGAAGCGAGCTCAAGAAGTACATAAAAGAGCAAGGTTTGGAAGTATCGGTTAAGAAGTCTATGTCAGACGATGACCTGCGTGAAGCTATCCGAGAAGCCATGGATGACTCTGACGAAGAGGGTGAAGATGAAACCGAAGAAGAGGACGATGAGGAAGAAGAAAAGCCAAAAGCAAAACTTACAATGAAGGACATTCGCAGTAAGTTGAACGGCAAGAAATAATTCCTTCATATTGATAACTAAAAAAGAGAGCCGACAGTAGCAATATATTGTTGGCTCTTTTTGTAAAACAAAATATTATGAATAAATTAATTGATAAAATCGTTGGGCGGTTCAACTCCGATGATGTCATAAAGTTCTCCGATAAGGACGGATTCAAGGAAATCAAAAGCTGGGCACACACAGGCAGTCCTACGCTTGATTACAACCTTCGCACGTTCGGACTACCTACGGGAATAATAGAGATTGCTGGGCCAAGTAGAAGCGGTAAAACAACCATAGGACTTATGGCGATGAAGAACTTTCTAAGGGAAAACCCCGATGATGGCATTGCCGTTATTCTTTCCAGCGAAAACCGAGACAATAAGGATTATGCTATTCAACTTGGTATCCCAGTAAAGCGGATAATCATAATCAAGATTAAGTATGTGGAAGCGATGTTTATGCTTGTTAAGAAGCTGATAAACGATGCAACCGAAGTCTTGAAAGCGGAGAAGTTAAAACCAAAATTCTTCTTTATGTGGGATAGTCTTGGAGCTACCTTGTCGAAAGCGGAGTTTGACACTATGGAAGAGAATATCAAGTTAATGGAGAAAGCTCTTGCTAAGGGGGATGACGTTGAAGACTTGGAGTTGAAAAATGAGAAGATGATGGCTTTTGCCAAGGAAGCCAAGAAGTTCGCAAAATATCTCACGTCAGAAATGTATTCTCATGTTATACATTTTGTAATGCTTAATCACCAATACGACAATACCGCACCTGGCTCATTTATCAAGAGCAAGAAAAGTACGGGAGGTGAATGGGTAGAACTTATGCCAACAATTCGTCTTTCAACAACGCTTATTAAGTCCGAGAAACTGGACGATGTAGAGGTTGCTCAGATAACCAAAGTAAAGGTTGTCAAAAACGACTTCGGAAGCCGTAAAGCAACCGACATACGAATATTGCTTGGTTATGGAGTTATCCTATCCCAAGAAGATATTGACTATGCCTTGGAGGTAGGTATATTGAAGAAAGAAGGGGCAAAGAAGATGACGTTCATGAAGGGTAAACTTTCATGGAGTTCTCCGAGAGAGTTATTTCAGTTGTATCAAGACCACGACAAGTTCTTACTAATCCTACATGCTAAAATTAAGAAGTCAATGCAAAACGACCTTCTTGAATTAAAGGCTTCACTTGCCAAGGGATTGGAGGATGAAGAAGAGGATTAACAGCGTTATTAAGGGTATGAAGAAAAGTAAGAAAGAAGCAATTGGAATACTTATCAATGACCCACATTTGGACAAAGATAATGGTAAGTTGGTTAAATATATATTTAGTCAGCTTATCAATCTTTGCATTGATTATGGAACTGACCGTATAATTTGCGGAGGGGATATATTCACCAACCGTTCGGGGCAACCTCTGTCTTGTTTAACGGATTGGAAAGAAATACTACAAATGATTGAGGAAGCGGAAATGGAAATTCACCTCATTCCAGGCAATCATGATAAAACGGATTCAGACGATGAGAAGAGTTATTTGGATGTTTATTCTGATCGGTGTGTTCATCTTTACCGCTCTGGTAGTCGCAGGATTATTGGCGGGGTGGTTTTGGCGTTCATTCCCTATTTCAAAGACGAGAAGTGGTTGGAGGAATTTGAAAAGATAGAAGAGGAAATTGAGGAAAACTACAAAGATGGAGACATTGATGAGAGTTATCCGAAAATACTCATAACTCATTCGGGGTTTGACGGAGTTCTAAACAATGACGGTACGGCTGTAAAGTCTTTGATTAAGCCGTCTATGTTTGAGAATTGGACTAAGGTACTGATTGGTCACTATCATAACGCAAGTAAGCTGTCGGATAATGTTATATATACGGGTTCGGCTTATCAGAACAATTATGGCGAGAATATAACAGACAAAGGCTTCACAGTCATATTTGACGATGGAAGTACGAAGTTCATCCCGTCTAAGTTCCCGAAGTATATCAAGGAGGCTATTGACGTAAACGATAAAGAGACGTTGATGAACTTACTGGAGAAGTATGGCGATGAAGAACGGGAGGACTTTGTGAGGTTCGTTTTTCGGGGTAAGAGAGCGGATGCTCATAAAATCAATATGGTAGAAATACAAACCAAGTACGGTATTGATTGTAAATTTGAAGCCGAAGAACAAATTGAAGCCATGGAGATAAGCGAAAACGAAGAGGTGTTGAGTTACGATACAAAAACATTAAAGCAAGACTTCATCCGCTTCTGTTCCGAAAGCAAGATAAAGGGAGATAAGTTCAAGTATGGGTTGGATTTGATAAAGCAAGTTAAGTATGTGGTGTCCTGATAAAATAACGATTGAGAATTTGTTTGCTCATAAATATTCCGAGTATAAGTTCAAGAACAACCAGTGTACCGTTATCTTCGGAAAAAACAACACTGACCGTGGCATGGAGAATAACGGAGCTGGGAAAACAACGTTGCTTGAAGGTATTGCCATAGCTCTTACCAACGAGAGTTTGAGAGAGGTTAAGAAGGAAGCATTCATCAACCGAGAGGAAGAAGAATGTTGCGTGGACTTTTCTCTATTCAATCCAACCTTAAAAAAGAAGCTCCGAATTGTAAGAAGGTTTTACCGAGGCAACAAACCCGTTAAAGTGGAGTTGTATGAAGATGATAAACTCAACAAGCAAATAACGAAGGTTGCGGAAGCTAATGACCGAGTATATGAGTTGATAGGAATTAACCGAGAGGACTTGTTGCGTTACTTCATAATAAGCCAAGATAATCGGTACACGTTCTTCACGGCTTCGGACGGAGACAAAAAGGAGATAATGAACCGCATCACCTCAGCCGATATGGTTAATCCAGTCTTGGAAGAACTTTCGATGCGATTGAAAGAAAAAGAAGCAGATTACAAGATTGTTTCTGACGAGGTAGGGGAATTATCCACGAGAAAGGAAATCTATGAAGAGCAAGCAGAGGAATTGGTAAAACAAGACAATACCGATGAACTTATAGAGGAACTGAACGGGAGGATTGACGAGGTACGAGAAGAACGGACGGAAGCCGAAGCGCAAGTCAAGAAGTTGGAGAAGTCAATTCAGATAAGAGAGGAACAAATTGCCGCTATTACGGTAGAAGATGTAACGGAGTTAAAGAAGCAACGCAAACAAGTCCGTACCGAGATAGAAGAACTGGAGGAAGAACTTTCAGAGACAAAGACTATCAAAAAGAAACTTCAAGGAGTATTGGATGAAGTCGTTGTTTGTCCGAAGTGCGGAGAAGAGATTGTTGAGGAAAATGACTTTGACGTATCAGCCGAAGAAGCAAGAGAGCTTATCAAGGAAGCGGAACAAACCTTGCCGAAGATTGAAAAGAAATTGGAAGCAAGAAGAGTCAAGCTAAAGAAGCTCAAAACAAAGATAGAAGAAGGCGAACGAGGTCAAGAACTTCTTGATGACTTAGAGGAAGAGAAAGCTCAATATGAACGAAAGCTCCGAAGAAAGAAAGAAGAAGTTGTTGACTTGAAGAATAAAGATACCAACCTTTGCATGGAGTTGGTAGAACTAAAAACAAGGAAGAAGGATAACAAGCAACTAAAAGCCGTACAAGAGAAGATTAAACAAACAGAAGCGGAGATTGAGCCGAAGCTAAAACAGATTGCTAAGCTCACGGAAGAGTTGGATATGATACGTTTCTGGCAATTCCATATGGGGCGTTCTGGTTTTACTACCTACCTTGCGAATAAGAGTATCAAAGTCATAGAGGGAATAACAAATTCATTCCTTCGGAAGTTTGACGTTGACTTGTCTGTAAGTATATCGGGGTTCACCGTCTTGAAGTCTGGCGAGGTTCGGGAAAAGATTGACGTATTTATCCAGTCCGATGGAACTACGGCAGAGACCTTCAAGGCTAAGTCAGGAGGTGAGAAAGGGCGTGTAAACCTTGCAGGAGTATTGGGAATACAACATCTTATCAATTTATCTACGAACGGAAAAGGCTTGAACCTTCTTTGTTTCGATGAATGCTTTCACGGAGTTGATTCAAAGGGTCAAGAGAATATTATCAAGATATTCGAGAAACTTGGCGTTACAATTCTCATGATAACCCAAAACGTCTCCGAAACTTTCAACAGTGAGAATAAATTGTTTGTGGTTAAGGAGCGTAATATAGCACGATACGTTGAAAATTTACAAAGTTAATACCTAAATGTATAACATGTAAACTTATATCATAGATGGAGGATAAAGATTGGGTTAAATACCTGAAAGATAAGAAGATAATAGCAATTGACCCTGGCAAGAACGGTGGTATAGTAGTCTATTCGATAGACCGAGACGAAGTTATATATGTCGGTAAGATGCCTGAAACTCCAATGGGTATCTTATTGGTTATTTCTAAGTATCAAAAGAATGCTATTTGCTATCTTGAAAAGGTACAAGGAATGCCAGGTCAGGGCGGTCAAGCTATGTTTACGTTCGGAAAGGGTTTTGGATGGTTGGAAATGGCTCTTTTATGCAGAAAGATTAAGACTATCGAAACACCGCCTCAAGTATGGCAGAAAGCCTTGCAACTTGGTTCTAAAGGGAAGAAAACTACTAACCAATGGAAAACTAAATTAATGGAACGAGCACAACAACTCTATCCGAGCGTTGGGGCTAAATTTGGTATTGTAAAGAAGGGCGAATGGTTAGACATATCAGATGCTCTTTTGATTGTTGAATATGCAAGAATTAAGGAGAAAATATGAAATTTATTTGTAGAAACGAAAATTGTGAACGTTGTGGAGTTGAAGATGAATATAGCTCTGTAACGTATAAAGTTGTCAACGGACATCTTCAAGCAACAGTTGCTCCTTGTCCGAAGTGCGGAGAGATACGTGAGGAAATAAACCCAAACGCAAATATTCCGCTATCCGAGAAAAATATTGAGGTTGGTAAGTACGGCTCAGCATCCAAAGAACAAAAGCAGGAAATGCTTAAAAAACGCTCTCATGACCATTATGAGAAGAAGGTCAAGCCGTTTAAAGAACATCAACTACACGAAGCAATGGAGCAAATGAAGAAGTACAAAAAAGGTCAATAAAGCGTTATGGGATTGGAGCATGAAATATTTAAGACTGATTATCATTACAGACCCAAGGTGGTCAATAAATTTATTGTAATGATAAAGTTCGGTAATACCGAGAGAAGGCGTTTGGCTTTCTCAAATTTGGTATTCCGTATGATGAAAGACATAGTTGTTAAGAACGTCACTAACTTTCTCAATCTTTTGGGGAATACTCCGTTGAAAGACGATTTGCCTGAAAGGGATGAATTGGTATCGGAGTGCTTCTTGATATTCAACAAATGTGTAGAAAAATACAAAGTGCTTCCATCCAATAGTTTTTATTTCTATTACAACAAGGCGTTATCCCGTTATTTCTTCAAGCACTACCAGAGAGCGTTGGTCAACGACAAAGTAGAACTGACCGAAGCAATCACCGTCTGTCATCCCGACCTACGAGAAGATGAGAAGCCGAATACAGCCGAAATTCTAATGGAAAATATGAATTTTACGGAGCTTGAAATAAGGATAAGCCGCAGCCGAATGAACGGTCAGAAAACATCCGAGTTCTTGAGGGATAATCCCGAAGTAACATCTGCCGAATATTCCAAGTGTTTAAAGCATATAAAAGAAATGTTAATTGAATTACAAGAGAAAGGAGAATTATGAATCAACAACAAGTAGATTTTACGCTATTCCAAAAAGCGATTGAATCATTGGTATTGGAGGGTTGTGCTATCCTTCAAGTTATCTTGCCCGATAACTCTTGCGCTTTCTTCAGCGTGTACGAGTGGACAGAGTCATTCTTCAATAGTGCCCAATCAGTGGACTTCAATACGGTAACTGGCATTAATATTACAGAGTTCTTAAATAAGCAAGCGATGAACTACATGAACCGTAGTTCATTCATTGCAGCGTATAACAAAGTAATTGATGATTCACCCGTAGTGCAATGCCAGTTCCACAAGAATGCCGTATGGTTTAAATGGCAACAAATGGGCGATGAGAAGAAAAGAAGATTGTAAATGAAACCGAGTAAATATCAAGAAGCTATTTACAAAACATTCAAGCTAACTAAGCGAGATATAAATATTTCTGCTGTTGCAGGTTCAGGGAAGACAACCGTGTTATTGGAATTGTTGAAATACGTTCCCGACAAGGCAACTTCCCTGTTCCTTGCATTTAATAACTCAATTGTAGATGAGCTCAAAGACCGTAATACCCGAAGGGATGCCGAGATAATGACGATACATTCTTGCGGTTGGCGTTCTATCCTCTGCCGATACGGAAGCCGAGCGAAGATGAACCCAAATAAGGGCATTGCTAAAACGGAGCAAGTATTGAAGCGAATGAAGGATGATATTGGAGATAAACAACGGGGTTGGTTCTTCTTTATCATACCGAAAATTCTTGACCTATTGCGTTGTAACCTTTTGGAGAATAATCAAGAGTCAATTGAGTGGATAGCGGAGCATTATGACCTGAATATATCCGAGATAGAAGCGAAGGTGGCAATGGAAGCATTCACGCTCATGCAGAAGGATAAGAGTCAGTTTGACTTTATGGATATGATATATCAACCCGTTGTTGACGGCTCTATCCGTTTTAGAAAGTATGAGTATGTATTTTGCGATGAAAGCCAAGACTTTTCCCGTTGTCAACATGAGTTTATAAAGCGTTGCTTGACGAGGAATGGAAGGTTGATAACGGTAGGAGATAAGCGACAAGCAATTTATGGTTTTGCTGGAGCGGATGCCGAAAGCTACGAGCGACTTGCGGAGATAAACGGACGGGCAATCAAACTGCCCCTTTCAGTATCGTACCGTTGCGCCAAGAGTATCGTTCAGGAAGCTCAAAAGATTGTTCCTGAAATCTCTTATGCTCCGCACGCTATTGAGGGAGAAGTGAGAGACGGAAGTTTGTTAGAGCTTGATTATGGAGATTGGATATTGTGCCGTAATTTGAAACCGTTGATACAAGCATATCTTTGGCTGATGAAGAATAAGATTAAGTCAAAGATAAGAGGCAAGGAAATCGGAGAAGGAATATTGGCGTTGATAAGTAAGACGGGAGGGAAAACGGTTGACGGATTGTTAAAAAATCTTGACTTGGAGAAGGAGCATCTACATAACAAACTAAAGCAACGTGGAGTAAAGAAGCCGAGCTTGCACCCGAAGATGGAGACATTGATGCAAAAGATTGAAGTTATTCAGTGCCTTTGTGAAGAAGTAGATACTGTTAAGGAGCTACGGAGTTTGATTAGCAATATTTTCTCTGACGAGGTTAAAGGAATACTGCTAAGCACGATACATAAGGCGAAAGGGTTGGAAAATGATAAGATATTCTTTCTTGCCCCTGAACTGATACCGAGTAAGTATGCAACCCAACCTTGGCAATACGAGCAAGAAAATAATCTCAAGTATGTAGCTATTACAAGGGCAAAGACTTCCCTTGTATATGTATGGGGAAATGTGTTTAATAAGGATATAAAACAACAAATTAAAATAAGTAGATAGTATGGAAGATATTAAGAAGAAAGCTCAAGACAACGAGCTAAACATTGAGAAGGGTGAAGACCTTTCGAGACAACCAAGAAAGTTCATTCCAGTCCCCAAAGTTAAGAAGGAACAAAAAGGGAAAGAAAATGGAAGCAATAAAAAGTAAGTTCTATTGTTTTAGAACGATTGATAAACAAGGGAGGGTTATGTATCTTCAACACCTTGTTTCTCCGAGTATCGGAGGCAGACAGTTGAGCATGACTTCCTTTCCAGAGTTTGGTTGGCGAGGTCAGACCAAATTAGAGATAGCCAAAACTATGGCATTAATCCAAATACAAAGTTGCGGTATAAAAGAAGCCGATTGGGAGTTGGTTCAATACGAAATGGATGTTGACACTCCTTCTTGGTCAAGACAACCCGAAAAGAAGGAATATGAAAACCTTTTGCCGAAGGACTTCAAATTGGAATTAACTGCCAAAGAGAAAGAAGAATTAATCATTTATCAAGAAAGTTTGAAATCATGAACAATAAGGTTTGGTATTACAAAGGCAACGTGTATCGGGTTATAAAATACCCGAAGATGAAGAATGCAGACGGCAGTTGGGTTAATGCGGTTAATTATACGGACGTAAACAAAGAAGGTAGCGACTATGTACGCTCTGAGAGTTCGTTCCATGAACGCTTTATTCCGAGCGAATTATCAAACGGTGACTTGGTAGCCGTTATTTCTCATGGTAAGTTAATAGCCGTTCAACCCGTAACAATAAGCGAGAGCAGAAACTTAGCAAGACTTTCAGATAATGGTTTGGAATATACTAAGACTATTTTGAGAGGGGTACAAAGTAATGGATTCATATGCCGAAATCAAGAGATATGGGAATACTACTATTACAACGAAACAACTTGTAAGATGTTAGGAATAGAGTTTAAGAAAAGTTGATTATTTACCAAATGATTTATTTTCGGAAAGAGTTGCTTGTGAAAGTAGCTCTTTCTTTTTATCCAAGGTTACTAAACATAATCAAACAGAATAGAAATATGAAACGAAGAAAACATACACCGAAGCAAGTGTCTAAACTGCGAGACAACGAAATATTTGTATTTGGTTCTAATATGGGCGGCAGACACTTCGGAGGTGCAGCAGCGCAAGCTCATAAGGAGTTCGGAGCTGAATGGGGCGTAAATGTAGGATTGACTGGAAGAAGTTGGGCAATACCTACTCTAACAACCGAAGGTAACAAGATGAGTCTTTCAGCAATCGGTACGAGCATTATGCGACTTTATTTGGATGCTAAGACGATGCCTGAAAAGGACTTCTTGGTAACTAAGATAGGATGCGGCATAGCAGGTTTTGAGGAAAGTGAAATCATTCCTCTATTCCGTGAAGCGGAGAAGAATTTGGGAATACAAGAAAACATAATACTGCCAAAGGGATGGGAAAGTTAAAAGGAAGAAAGATACCAAGGAAGCTCAAGAAAGAGTTCCATAAGATTGAATGTATAGAGCAAACTCAGCCGCATTGGAGATACCCAAATGAAATGATTGCTTCGGTTACTAAAATGATAATGACGTATCATCAGCGTGTAAAGCTCAAAGACGGAGCGAAGAGAAATAAATGGACAAAACGTTTGGTTAATCGTATTATCCGAGAGCAAATAGCATTCCACGCTAAGGCTATGGATAATATGATTAAGAGACAAATGGAATGGATGCATCAAGGCGTAAATCCAATTAATTCGTTTGCCGAAGCTATGAAGCGGAAATCTCCTGACGAGTTCCGAAGAGAATATTTGAACGAGCCGATATTTGAGCCAACGTTTCATTCCATGCGCGAGCCTCACGGATATGACGATGCGGTAATAAAAGGAATGCCCGAATTGGGGAGATATGCAAGAGGTAACGAGAAACCAAACTTCATGATAATGGACGATTTGGATGACCTTATGCCTGATAATATCCGAACTAAAAAGCAGCAGATGGAATGGATTGAAAGACAAAAGTTATGGGTATTAGGAGCTATTGGAAAGAATAATGGAATAACAAACCCAACTGGCCATTTCATATTGAAGATTAATCCCGAAAACGTTACAAAAGAGGAAATTGATAAATTTGCCGAAGAATGGAATAAACAATTGAAGAGCGGTCAACCTATTACGATAACCGAAGGAACGGAAGTTGAATTCATACCAGCTAAAAGACCTCACCGACTTCATAATCACCCAAAGATGGAAATGGAGTTTTGTAACGAACAAGAAGTTATAGTGGACGTTGAGTACATTAATATGTTTAACCACCGACCTCTATATAATGGCAAGAACGGAGAAATTGACCCAAATCATATAATAGTTCCAAAGATGAATATTTGGCGAGAATTGAAGAGTCAAGAGAGAGAGAGAGAGAGACCAGTTCAATCATTTTGAATAATCGGTACGAGAAAAGGAAATATCTTGACGAAGTGATTACAATGCTTTCTGAGTCATATTCGGGAACGTCTGAAGGGTTCTTATATCGGAACGTAGATAAGTTGCTCTACAATGACGAAAAGTATTGGAAATTGCTTTTTAGTCCGAATAGTGCAAGACCGAAAGCGATAATCATAATGAAAGACACTCCTTGGGGTAAGAAAGTATGTATGTCGGGAAGTCTCCAAACCAAAGAAGCAAAGCGGATGCTGATAGAAGAGTTTCACGACCTCTTGAAGCGAGGTGGAGTTTGGGCTGAGGTATCGGATAAGATAGAGCGTTGGTTGAACGGTTGCGGACTTCCAAAGATAGACTTTGCTATGGCAACCCAGCTCCTACCTACGAAAGAATTGACGCCATTGGAAGATGGTTATCATTATCAAAGGGAGATACAAGGTTATTTGAAAACGAAAGTAATATATGGAATATTAAACAAAATGTAGGTATGGAAAAGACTTATTATCATGTAAATAATCAATTCTTTGTATGCGAGGAAGAAGGGAGGTCAATAACAATTTGCATAACGTCTGACAGAGCTTCGATGACTTGCAGCCGTTATCCTTCCTTCAAAGCAGGTAGTGTTCGCCAACCCCTAACGGCAGACCAATTTGAGGAAGCGAAGGAATTGGCGTTGGAACTTTTAAAACCTCTTGCGGATGACTTAACAAAAAGAGAGATAGTTGAGACGGCAAGGAAGGAATTGCCTCAACCGCCAATGCTTCAAGATATACGGAGAAAGATAACAGTTTGTGCAATAGACCAAAGTAACCACATGGACGTTATTGTAGATGATACAAACATATATTCGTCAGGAGCAGAATTGATAAAGAAAGCAATTGATAATTCTAAGTATCGGGATTATGTAGAAATAGAGTACAAGAGCTTCTTTGATGTTCCTTTATGGCTTTGTTTTGAAAGAAATTCCGAGAGAGAAGAATCAAAAAGAGTTCCCGCCCAAAGATTGGAACAAATGCTTGCTTATTACGAGAAATACGGAAAGAAGTTTGAAAATATTCTAAAAAGAAAATGACAGAAGCAAAACTAAAGAAACTCATTCTAAGTTATGACGAAACTGCGGAGCTCAAAAAAGACAATACAAAAGAGTTCCGCATCTTTCTTTTCTCTAAACTCAAACGCTACGCAATAGCTAACGCAATAGATAAGAAAGATGATTGGGAAATTATTCGTATATCAGAGTATGAACCTATATTACCAACGCATCCTGCAATAGTAATACACTTGCGTCGTTTACGATTAAAGAAAGAATATCACAAAACGTAAAGATACGCTATTCTTCTACAAACAATAGCAATTATAATACGTTTGTATTGTAAAACTAATTGTAAATAAAATATGGAAGAAAGAAAAAGAATACCTATCCCAGAGGACGTTGTAAACCCCAAAGAGTATTTGAAGTGGGTAGCCTATTGTAAGCATCCTATATTGACAAACCCAATACAAACTGTATCTACGGGAGAAGAAATCAATATAGCAATGCTACCTCATAGGCTCAAAACTTTCATAGCCCATTTGAGTCCCAAAGAACAAGAAGATATATTGGAGCTCAAAAAGAAATGGATAACTCTAAATTCCAAAAGGAGCGTAGCCAAGGCGATGGCGTATGGTAGGATGGGTTGTAATGGAGGAAAGAAATCTACTAATGGGAAGCCAGTTTTGAAGCGTTCTCCTTTCGAGGAAGATATAATGGAACTCCTTGGGCGTATGTTCACTATTCCAGAGGTTGTAAAAATACTTGGAGAGGATAATGGAATAGCAATAGACGAGGATGATGTAAAGAAAGTCTTGAAGCAGAATATTGTAGAGATAGAAAGGAAGCGTGAGGAATACCGCAATAAGATAACCGATGTCAGACTTTACAATAAGAGACCAAGACTTGACGAACTGGGTTGGATGTACTCTAAGATGAAAGCGAGATATATTGCGCTCAACTCCATTGATGCGTACAATTGCATGCTACGGACGTTGGAACAAATACGGAAGGAAGCCGAAGGAGACATCTTGAACATTAACGGAGCTTTGGATGTAAATATTGAGGTTACTATTCAGAACCATATCCAAAAGGAAATCTTGCGTACTATAAACCTCAAGGAAGTTATCTTGGGGCGTGTAGCGGCAAGAATGAACTTTGATTTGGGAAAACTTATTGCTGGACTTCATAACTCATATTATGCGAAGTTCGTGGATATATCGGGAGAGTATGACGAGAATGCAGAAATGGTGTATCCTTCATCAATGGCGTATGACTTTACAGCAATCGAAAGGCAATCTGGTAGGGAAGTTCAGGATATTAAAGCGGAGGACGTTACAGAGCAGGAAAAGACGTCAGCCGAGCGTACCAAAGAAATGTTCTTGAAGAAGATACGGAAGCAAAAAGCAGACTTGGAGAAACGCAATGCCGCTTTTGATGCCGAAGCGGAGATTGCGAAGGAAGGAGCGAGCGAAGATATATTTGAGCCTATTGAGAGAGGCAAGGGAAGCGGAAAGGATAAAATTCCACCGTCCAAACTGAAACGTAATGCAGACAAGGTTAAGAATAAAGACTACTTTGGTCAATTTAAGAAAAAGAAGAAATGAAAACAAGAATAGTATGACAAAGAAAGACTTTGGTTATAAGTTCACAGATGGCCATATAGTTCCTATGTCGGAAGAGGAAGTCATGAAATCGGTGTACGACTACAACGAGTTAATTGCTAATAAGATTGACAAGTTTTATCATACCGTCTTTTGCGAGTTCTTTCCAGAGAAGCTACATTATGGAGTATTGTATGTAAGCGAGGGAATGCGAGTGCTCAACTCATCTTTGTCCTTGCGGCTGCGGTAATAAAGTTCATATTCCAATATCCGTTACAGAACATTCCGATATGGATTGGACGTATAAGAGAGAAGGCGACTTGGTTACTTTTAATCCGAGTTTGCTAAATAAACATTGCCCTAATAAAGCTCATTACTTTGTAAGAGCTAATAAGATTGTTTGGACATGAAACTTTGGAAGTACATAAAACGTCTTTGGTGCAAGCATCCGTATTATGAGCATATATGTACGGAGTATGCTAAGCCAAAGTACAAAGTTCTCAAGAAAGGTTCTTATACGCATCACCTCAGATACGACCTTTGGGAAGAACGTAGATGTGGCTGTTGCGGAAAGAAATTAGGGAGGGGCAAAGTAAGAAGTAACCTCACCCAGTGGGATGTAGAAAAGAGATTTGGATATTGTAAATAAAGATTGATATGGAAAAGGAAGAAAAACCTCCATTGGGAGTTAAGCCGAGATTTATTTGGGAAGAAGAATGCCGCCAAAAGCGCATTGTAGATTTACGCAATGCCATGAATAGGTTCATAGAAGCCAAAAGAGACATCCCCTATCTTTGGGTTGTTGAATTAGACGAACTGGAGAGATTAAGTCAAGAGTATGAAATCAAATACAACGTAGCTCCTGATGGCGAATAAACAACAAAGTAGATATGAGTTGAGTCTATTCTTCTTTATCGAAGGTATGCCTTGGGCTCAACACGCTTTTGCTGATATGAAAGTTCCTCTGAAAAGAAGGATGGAAGCGGAGCAATGGATTGACGAAACAGTCAAAGTAGCTATATTGGAAGACAAAGTTACAAAGCAAATAACTACACTTAAAAGAGTATGAAGACACTAAAGAGATTAATCAAGCAAGCCTTTTGTTTCCACCGTTGGGAAACTTTAAAGCGAGAAAGATTCAATATAATGGGAGTTCGGAAGAAAGTTTATCAACCCGTGGGAGAAGTAACCATAACGACCTTGCATTGTCAAAAGTGCGGTAAGGTTACATTAGTTCCAAGCGATAAGAAAATGTATGAATAAGAAAGTAGGCATAAAGGTCAAGTTTCAAACCCCCAAGCATCAAAAAGATTTGACCGAAATGGGAATATCGTTAAACGGTTGGAGTTATAGCTTTCTTGTGGCTATGAACGATGAGCAATTACGTTGCGTTGGTAAAGCTATATTTAGACATTTAGCTAAGAAGAGTAATGAAGACAAGACCGAAGGTTGAGAGAGAGAGAGAGAGAGTCAGCGTATGGACTTCGAGCAAGAAATAGCAGCATTGTATGACCGTCTTGTACGTCAAGCCAAGTTCTACTATCCTCATAGTATGGACAACGCTCTTGACCTTTGTAATGATACGGTTGAGAAGATGCTACGAAATAAGGATAAGTTTGAGGAAGGTTCAAACCTCTTGGGTTGGGGATTGACCATAATGCGCAATTTGTTCATTAACGAGTATCGGAGGTCATCCAGACAAGGCTTTGTCGTAGAAAGCGAGACGGAAGGAGCAGACATATTTGGACGGCTTGAATTGTACGCTCCTGATACGGATGACCTTTCCAAAGTTCTTGATATACGAGAGGCAATTGACGCTCTGCCAGAGGGAGAAAGAATTGCAATGAACTACTTGATTTGCGGTTATACCTACGAACGTATGGCGGAAATCTTTGGAGTACCACTGGGAACAGTTAAGAGCCGAATACATATGGCAAGAAAGAAATTACAAAAAGTATTAACAAGATGAAAGACGTTAATGGAAGATTAATTGAAGAAGGCGATGTTGTAAGAGACTTGAGCCGAGAAGATTTGGCGGAAAGCGAAGTATTTGCCGATGATGATGGAGATTTGTATATCATTGTAGATGGTACGGCGATACATTTGTCGGAGATAGAAACGGAAGTATATACAGCAATAGTTTGGGAAGAATGAAAAGAATAGAACTAAAAGTGAGTATTGACTTCACACCGAAGGAGTTTTGGGCAATCCTTCCTGCGTTGAATATAAATATACACAATCGGGAATTTGAGTTTGAATGGCTATGTCTTGGTATCTATATAGGTAAGCAAGAAGAGAGGAAGAGTCATTTCAGCGACCTCTTTATGTTGGACGAGGATTGAGCCATGGCAACTTATCAAGAATACTCCGAGCCTAAAAGGGCAATATTGTATTACGGCAATTTCTCTATGCCCGTAGAAGTTCTTGGTGAATACGCCAAAACCTACCGCATCAGAACTATCGTACAAGGTGAAGGCGGCTTGTATCCTTACGTTGGAACAATTATAATACCGTACAAAAGGAACATTAAAATTGTAAACTAAAATGGAACAAAAGTATTATTATGCAATCCGCAGGACGCATATCACCCAGAATGGTCATAGGCATCTTGATAAGCGTACCGCCAAAGTCAAGGACTTGGAAGAGTATCGGAGAGAAGTCAAACGGGAAGTTGGAGCAGAAGCGGAGGTCAATTTCACCTACGAAGAAATACCAATGCCCGAAGAGCAAACAAAACTTAAATTAACAATTAAATACGAAAGGGAAACATTATGACACTTACATTATTACTCTGTGCGCTTGTGACGCTGATTATTGCAGGCTCTTTATTCTACATGATACGGTTCACCCGTCAGAAGATGATTGATACATTCGGTTTAAACCGCTTGCTGAAGGTTAAGAAGGCTTCTGAACTATCCTACGAAGAGTTGAAGCGTAGAGTGGCAGAAATTGCTTGGAAACGAATGAAACCTACTCCTGCCGTTATCCTACGGAACGGGTGGGTGATTAAGGAGATAACCCCGATGAACGCAATGACGGGATTCAAATATATGGTAGTGGCGAGAGATAACCGCCCAGGCAATAACCGTTGTCATGTTCTATTTACGTGCAATCTTATTGGTACGGTTGTAACTCCTACTATTACGATACAAGACATTCGGGATTATGAGTATATGGTTTATCTCTTGGGAATGGAAGAGAAGGAAGCTCAAGCCCAATTGAAGGCTATCAATGCAGGCGATACGGAAATGAAACAAAGCGTTGAAGAACGATATACTATGTTGGTGATGCGAGAGATATTGTAACATAGACTATTTTCATAATAATGGTTTGACAAGACGTTGCAGGACTGTCAACCGAGAAAGCTCTGGTTTGCGATAAATCGGAGCTTTTTTATTGGCGTTTAGTTAAAAAGTTACCAAGAAAAGTTAAATATTGGCGATTTACCAAAAATAATTTGGAAAAAGTTTTGTAGATTAATTTATTGTTCGTACCTTTGTAACGTAATCATAACGGAACAACTGTTAAAGGTTACAAAGTTAGAAACAATAAACAGATAATTTATAAACAACTTAATATTCAGAATTATGAAAGCAACAGCAAATCAAACAGCCGAGAACGTAAACGAAGTAATGGACAGCCGTATCGTTAAATTGAACGAACTGAAAAGTGTAAAGATGGCAAGTCTGTCTAAGGGTAAGAGACCAGCCGCCAAGGAAGCGAAGCTACAAGCAGCGTATATTCTTGAAAATTGGGATAACGAGTTTGAATTGGTTAAGATGCTTGATGACTCCGAAGTAACGAACGAGGACATCAAAGCTATCCTTACCAGTCGTTTGGTAAACTTCGCAGATGCTAAGGAAGCATGTAAGAAGGCAGTGGAAGAAGCTCCGAAGAAAGCGAAGCTAACCAAGGCTCAAAAAGAGCTTGTTGAGAAAGCTACCAAGGGCAAGAAAGCGGTAACTGTGGAACTTCAGAAAGGTATGGGTAAATCAGCAACCGCTAAGAAGGCTCAACCCAAGGCTGAGGAAGTAAAGACCGAAGAAGTGAAACTGACCAAGAATGAGTTGGAAGTTCTTCAAGCTATGGCGGTGAACGCAAAACATTACGGTGAGGATGATGCGTTTGTTCTATCCGAACTCAAACTGGAAAGGGCGAGAAGTACAAGCTCACTTTCAGGCACGATGTCTTCACTTTGCTCTAAAGGTATGGTTTTAGCATCCAACGGTGACTCTTACTTTGACGGAACAATAACCAAGGCAGGTTTGGAAGCAGCAGGTATCGTTGATGAAGCTCCGAAAGCTAAGAAGACAACGAAGGCTACCAAGAAGGCAGAGCCGAAAAAAGAGGACAAGCAGGAAGAGGCAAAGACCGCTTCTGCTCCGAAGTCAACCAAGAAGGTAGGTGACATTCACAAGAATGGTAAATGGATGTGGACGGAATACCAACCAGGAAAATTTGATTGGCGTACTATCCCAACGATGAAGCAAAAGACGGGAGCGAAGCCAAAGACTGAAACCGCTCCGAAGTCCGAGACTAAGAAAGCGGATAAGAAGCAGACTGCTACGAAAGCAGCGAAGGCTGGAAAGAGCAATGCTAAGCAAACGAAGAAGGGTGAGACGAAGAAGAACTCACCCGAAGCTCCGAAACAGCTTACAATTGCTGAATTTATAGCTCTTCCCGTTAAGACCGCTAAAGGTAACAAGAAGCCGAGCGATGCACAAAAGGAAGCGTTCAAACTTATCATGAAAGGTTATACCATAACCGCTGACCAAAAGTTCTTTGAGAAGGATGGAGACCGCAAGGCTTGTAACATAGATAGCGTTACAGCGATGTTTAAGAGATACGGAATTGATTACATACCCGAAGGACTTATCAAGAAATGAGCACCGAAGTAAAAGAGAATAGTCTGATTGTAGAACTCCGCACCTTTGCAGGTTTTATGGAAGGGAGACAAAAGGAGTTCTACAATCAAATGCTAAAAGACGCAAGGAGCGTTGAGGTTGTAAGACTATCCAAAGTATTTTCCCCAGACGAGATTAAAGCAATAAAGACGTTCGTCAAGCCTCAAGTGAAAGAATGCTATCGTAATGCAACTTTGTTCGCTCATATCTTTCCAGAGGTTAAATATGTTGAGGGGAAAATGACTTGCTGCGGAACGTTCGGAATTGAGCATGCTTGGAATAAGGTAGGCGAAAAGTACGCTGATATCACTATGGAGCTTGCTTTAGGAAGAGACCCAAGTCAAGAAGAATATATGGCGTTGGGAGAATATGAGCAAAATACCGTAGTTGATATTGTTTCCAAAGAAGGTTTTTATACTTCGATTTATCCGATAATCTATAACAAGAACAAAATATGAAATCAGAGCAAGAAAAGGTTAAGGACTTTTACAAGAAGCAAGATTCATGCCCTCATCTTAAATGGGTGAGGGATGCTTCTAAGATAGCAAGAGCGACTTGCACAAATGAAGGGAACGCAGGAGGTTCTTGTAAATACGCCACTTGCCCCAAGGTTAATAACAAAAATCGTAAAACAAATTGATATTATGGCAACAACAGAAAACAGAGCGGAATTGATAGATTGGATTTTGGAGAATGTAACCGCTGATTGGAGCGATGACCCAAAGTACACTCAAGAAGAATTGGAAGAAAAGAGCGGATATGACCTACTCAAGATTTGGTTGGAATGGGAAGGTATTTGCGGATATACGGGCAAAATCGTAGAAGTAGTTCAACAAGCCTATGACGTGGATTTAACGGAGCGCAAGTGGATAACTGACGAAGTTCCGAGAGCGAAGGGAGAACGCCATATTCAGGTACAAATGGCTATTATGAGTCATCTATCGGATGCCCAAGAAATGAATAGCGTAGGCATGGGAGATTTTGGTCACAATCATATCAACTTCGCTAAGCAATTGGTATTAACCTACCCAGACACCTCTGTTGAAGTATCGGAGAAGGAACTGAACGAGTTATGGCGTAAAACAATATCTTGATATGGGAAAGTTATATGATAGCTTACAGAAGCAATTGAAGATGGAAGAGCATAAGAAGGATGCCGAAGATTGCCTAAAAATATATGAGAAGCTCAAAGAAATGGACGGAGGAAGCATTTGGGAATCAAAGTGGAGACCTTTGACAAATGTATCTTTTATAGGTCAATATCCCAATACTACTAAGATTTATTCACCAAGCTCAATTGGGCGCATATTTCTAAAAGGACTTGAATAATGGAAGATATGACAAAAGAAGCTGCTATTGCGGCTATGGAACAAGGTGGGTATAAAGTTGCCCACCGATTTTTCGGAGAAGGAGAGTACATTTGGGGAGGTTATTGTGAAGAAGATGGGTCAAACTTCTATATAGACGAAGAAGGCTTACAGATACCAGCAGATGATTTTTGGGCTCACCGCCAAGGTAAGGAATGGGAAACGGGATGGAGAATAGTGGGTTGAAAGTGATTTATCTTGATATAATGGTAGGGGAGAAGTTCTTGACTCAAATTCCTTACCATTATTGTCCTTTATTTCCTATCGACATAAAGGAAGTCGAGAAGTTTGTATTGGAGAAGCGACCAACTTTGAAGAATAAGAAATTCAGAATTGAGTTTGCGACCCAAAGAGTTTAACAAAGTTAATTAACAAAATTGTAAATCAAATTGAATATGGAAAAGGAAGAAATGAAGAGAGCGTTTGAAGAACGCTTAAAAAATCAACCTGAGCAAAAGAATAACAACTTATTGCCTGCGGGTTCTCCGATGTACTTTTATTGCAAATATTGCGGTCACCTTTCAGACACTTTGCCTGAAAATTATGTAACGCCGCCCACTAAGGTTTGTAAGGATTGCCGAGAAATGGTAAAAGCTGGATTATTGTAAAACAAAATCGAATCATGTCAGTAATACATTGTAACAAAGAACAAGCGGAGAAGATATTACAGAAATACTTCTCAACCGCTCCTATCATTACCAAAGTATCTATGGATGATGAGGATGGTATTTATTTCATAACCGCTAAAACAGTGCCTGGCTTTCTAAGAACGGAATGGCAATTCAGAGGAAGCCCAGAGACTGGTCAAGCTATGTTTGGCGAAGTACACAAAGGCGATGCCCGTTATGACCTTTCATATGGTTATCCCGAAGAACTTATGAAGCCGTTGAACGATGCTTGTAGAAAAGCAATAATCAAGTGGAATAATGGTAATGACCTATTCTTGGATGAAGAGGTTCAAGAACTCAAAGCGGCAGGAGCGCACATTCAACATGTAGTTAAAAGCTCCGATAAGAAAGCATGGATATTATGCGGAGTTTTAGCAATCCTTTTTAATCATAGCATTATTATGGAAGTAACAACAAACCGTCTTGCTATACAAGAAGCGTTTAAGCAAGGCACTATCAGAGCAATATGTGGTTATCCAGGGATTGGTAAAACATTCTTGACAAACGTAGATAGCCGATTTGTAGATTGTTTCTTTTCAGAACATTACTACTTAGACAAAGAGAAGGGTATCATCAATCCAGAGTTTCCAATCAACTATGCTCGCAAAATATCGAAGGAGCTTCAACGGGGCAGAATTATCGTTTGTGCCATGCATCCCGAAGCAAGGAAGATATTCAAAGCCTTGGGAATACCGTACTTGGTTATTTACCCAAATGCAGCAGAGAAAGAACGCTATTTCAACATTTACGATACCCGTCCAGACGTTCGGGAATGGATAAACTTGAATAAGGAAGTATGGGACAATAAGATTGCGTCATTACAAGAGCTTTCCGTGCCCGTAGGATGCTTTAAAGACGAGATACCAACGGGAATGAACCTCACCGACTATCTTGCTGCTATGGGCATTGTAAGTCCTATCTTATACACTGAACGGGTTCAAGGGGGCAGTTTGTCACGCATTATAGACCGCTTGAAGTCTATGACCCTTGGAGAAGAAGGATGGCATGTAATGCAAACACGTTGTGAGGATATATTGGATGAAGAGTTTGTCCGTATCGGGTTCGGGAAGCCGTTTTGGGATAACTTCTGCGATAGCGATGCTTTCTACGCAACGGCAAGTCCAACTTGGGTAAGGGATTATTACATCAAAGTTATCGAAAATAAATGGTTTAAATATGGGAAGGTTCGATTGGATAGATGAATGGTTTGAATTTATGTACAGGACTTCGGGAATGAGTGATAACATGTCAAGAGAGACTTGGCGCAATCGTACTTACTACGATAATACTCAACCCGAAGAGAAATGGGAAGGAGAGCCGAAGAAGCGGTTCACACCAGAACAAAGAGCGAGTTTGGACAAAATGAAAGCAAGAGCAATTGATGTAGAATATGAAGAAGTTTAAAGTCAAATTTTTCGGTAGTAGAAGCCGAAAAGAACAAATCAAGTTACAAAAGACCGAAGTGGAAGCGGAGAGCCGAGACAAAGTTGAAGACAAACTCCGCTCCGAAGGTTGGGAAGTTATTAACGGATTAAAAATACACGACCTATGAAAATGTATTTTCTATGTTTATGCTTTCTTGGGTTCTTATTCCTGACGGAATGTTCCGACAAAGACCCAACGAAAGTAACGTACAAAGAGGAAGTATCAAGAACAGATACAACCGTAATTATGAGAGTTTGGAAATATGAACGTGTGGAATTGGGTTTTGATACACTTCGGTACGAAATGAGGAAGGACGGGAACACGCTGGACGAGCATAACCCGCCCAGGATAAGAGTCAAACAATAACAACTATTAAAGGAGTATAACAACATTGGGGTTTTATACTCCTTTTTTAATTTGTAAAAATATGAAAAGTCTTTATGTAGATGCAAACAGTCGCTCCGTACAAGTTGCCCGTCTAAGTATGGGTTTGAACGTAAGCGCAGCAGGAGTTGTAGAGCAAATAACTCCCAATCAGTTTATCCGAGTTAAGGCGACTGGCGGTGATGCCGTTATTCGCTTGGAAAACCAGCCAGGTGATGGTGTAGTAATATCCGAAGGAGAAACGGAATATTTCTACATTGACTCTAAATTGGAACTTGTTTCGGGTTCTATTAACGTAATGTATTGATGCCATGAGAGTTGGTAAGTTAGGTTCAATTGGTAAGTTGAGCGGAAGCACAAAACTCAAACCAAGCACTTCTCCGCCAGTTGAAGGAAAGGGATATTTGAAAACTTCCAGCGGTGAAACTTTTGCGACAAAAGGAGGAAACAAATTTAAAGTTAAACAATAATGGAAGATTATCAAAGCGCATATACGGGAGAAGAGATTGACAATGGAGTAGAAGGAGGATTGGACTTTGTAAGTTACAAGCCGATAGTTTTAAACGGAAACTTAAAGACCGCTCCCATCAATGCTAAGATAGGAAACTTGAATCTCATAATCTCCTTAAAGACGGAGACAGAAGTGAGCATACAAGCATCCTCTGACGTTCCTATGACGGTTAAAATAGTATCTGAACGCTTCGGAGGTCAGGCAGCTTCAAACCTTGTAACGTCTTATGCTTTGACATCCGCTCCTACCGAGTTAAGCGTGTTGACTTATTATCCTTTGGTGCTTACTACGATTAACACTGGAAGTCATTCCTATGATATTCGTTCTTGTTCTTTTGCAAGCGACTTTTCAGATGTGGAGATAGTTGTGAGAATGGCAAAATAAGTTAATAAATACCGCCAAAACGTTAAAAAGCGAAGTTTTTACCAAAATTCTTCGCTTTTCTTTTTGCCGTTTGGAAAATAGTCCTTACCTTTGTAACAGAAACATTAAAAATACAAAGATATGGCAGTTTACAGAGAAGGCTACAAAGCCGTAGAAGAAATTACAAAGAGAAGCGTTAAAATTTATGGAGACGCATGTGACTTCGGAGCACCTACAAAGAAGGGTGATGCAATTTGGAACTACGCAAAACAGCTTGTAGATTGGTACGGGATAGAAGGAACAAGGTCAGAAAACCGATACACAACTGGACGTTCAGTTAAGACCGATGTGAAATTGATAGACGAATGGGCTGTAAGTGACGAACGCAAAAACGTTGGAAGCCGCAACCGAGATTTATTCAGTGGAGTTCGTATCTTGCGAAAGCGGTCAATGCAAAGGCAAAGACGGGTATATATTCATTTACAAGAAATAAGCGTCATGAAAGGAAGAAGTTTAGCAATCATAGTTTTGGTAGCTCTATTAGGGAGCTACTTCTACATCAAGTTCATTTGGGGAAGTATCGGAGCTTTCTTTGAGTTCAATCTGAAATGCTCTTTAATCGGAGTTGCTTGTTTGGTAGGAATTTTGTTAACAACGTTAATTATCTCAAAGCTCAAGAAATAATGAAAAGAAGGAATTATAAACAAATTTCAGTTCACTTCGGTTGGGACTTCATAGAACTATGCGACTGGAAAGGTCAATGCAAAGGAGTTCGGAGAGGAAGAACGAAGTACAGAAAAATTCTTCGCAAGATTGTGAGGAAGATAGAGAAGAGAGAAACGCAAAAGATTATCAATTCAGAATTGTCATGAAAACGATTATGAAAGTATTATACGCAATTGACGGACGGTTTGGAAAGAAGGTTCTTAAACCGAAGTATAGAAAGATTTGGCAGTGCATAACCTACGGAACGTTATCTTGGTTGTTCATCAGATACGTTATGTTCCCATTCTTCGATTGGTGGGATGGAGTTGTAGATTTTCTTAATTATGTAATTTGGGGATAATATTATGGCGAGCGAAAACAAAAAAGCAAAAATAGCTAAACGACAAGGTAAATGCTGGAGTTTTCTCAAAAGCACCGTAAAGATGAAAAGGATTGCTTTTTACAATTCTACTCTTCGGAAGAAATTAAACAAAATAGAAGAGGATGAAGATTGAAACGGCTGAAAAGGTTATCAAGAAGATGTCATGGGAGATAACGAAGCAAGAACGCTTCTTGGGATTGGTAGCAAGAGCGAACAGCTTCAAACCTAAAGACCGTGAAAATATCCTCAAGGGAGCTTGTTGGATTGACGGAACGATAGAGAGTCAAATCAGCTATGCAATGAATAGACGGGAGCGGATATTTAAAGCAAGAGCGAAACTGGCTAAAAGATACGAAATACAAATTGTTTAACCACTTTGCTGACGATTAACCGATAAGGGAGGATAAAAGACCTTCACACGGTATGATAATCTTGTAGCAAGCAAATATCGAAGTTATGGACAAAACGAAACAAATCAAACAACTGGAAAAGAGACATCAAAGTCCTTCAAGACATTATCGAAGGAAGAGAGCCGAACTACACCAGTCACCCAATTCCCGTTCTCAAAGACGGATTAATTAAGTTCCAATCAGATTTGGCGAAGCTACAAGAGAACATTGGCAAATAGGGGGTTGTTTTAAGGGGGTTTTATTGCGAGCGTAGCGAGCGCATATGTACGTAAGGGCATATCAAGATTTAAACCATAAAAGAATTGAATATACTTCTTTTGGGCACTTTTCTTGGTATATAAGGGGGTGAGTGACGTCAAAGTTATTCACCTCAGTTTTTTTTATTCCCAGATATAGATTGAACGTTATGAAGAAAATTGTAAAACGAATAGCACGGTGGGTTCTCCGAGACGAACTTGAGAACTTCAGAAATGAAAGACGCAGTTTGAAGAGAGAACTTTCAGCGGCTCTTACCAAAATAGGATATTTGAATGACAAATTGTTTGGAAGTCGCAAAGTCCTACTATCCCAGATTATGGTACAAACGATAGTAGAAATGTTACCCGACCCAAACAAAGCAGGAACGGGCGGTTTAACTTCTTCGGAGCTTTCTGCGAGAAGTCGTTGTTTTGTAGATAAACTTAATGGACGAGAGTTTCAGCATACAATTAAATTTGTTAAAGTTATCGGAGAAGGAAGCATACAAGGTTTAACAGTTCATATCTCCGATTACAATATCATGGTAACGATACCGCTGAGACGAGAGAATGTGAACTATGAAGTGTACGGAGTTCAGACCGCCATTGATACATACTTTTGGGACTTCTACGGAGCAGGCATAAGAATGTTAAGCGAAGAAGCATGGGCGATGTCAACAGAGTTCATAAGAGCTCAAAATAATGTTTTATCAGAATTTAGAGAACAAGGATTGTTATGAAAACAAATAGAGATAAGTTTGTAAATTGCTATGCTTTAATTTGGCTATTAAGCAATACAATCGTATATTTGATGACAAACGATGCAGGTTGGGTTTTATTATCAACCTATTTGTTTTTGTTCATCATGGCTTTAATAGTTTTATATTCCAAGAAGAGTAAGAAATTCAAAAATTGGTTAGACAAATGAAAGTACGATTGAGTCAAATTCCCGAAGATAGCGGAAAACCAAAGTTTACCCGTAAACACGCTGCTAAACCAAAGAAAGGTTTAATTGGCGATATTGATGAGGACGAGGAAGAAGAGGAAGCCGAAGGTCAAGACGATGATTGGGACAATGGAGAGGAAGAAAAGAAACGGCTTTCCAAGACCGTTCTGCACTTCAAAGAGTTCGGAGTAACCATATCAGCTTATGACTTCCATACCATGGAGTATGATATGCGTTTTGTGGAAAAACCGAAGGCTCACTGGGAGTTCGGTATAACCATAAACAAGGACTTAACGCCTGGTCAGTTTATCACGAAAACCAATATATCCTTTTGGTTTATGACGGAGGAAGCAAGAGACGAGAAAATGGAGAAATTGCTTGAAGTCCTTAAAGAAAATGGACTCAACGTTATCGAAGTATAGAAAGAACAACTATAAAGTGTTTTGAATATTGTTTAATTAACAAATTGTAAAGATGAAAAAGTTTGAATTAGTGCAAGCGATTGCAAAACAGACGGGTCACACCCAAGATGTAGTAAACAGCGTAATTGACGCAATGCAGCCGATTATTGTTGAAGCAGTAGTAGAAAATGGCGATGAAGTAAACTTCCCTGAATTGGGTAAGTTCAAACCTTCTATCTTCACTGCCCGTAAAGGACGCAACCCGTTGACTGGCGAAGCGTTGGACATCCCCGAATCACACACCGTAGGCTTCAAGGCTTCTACGAAGGTGAAGAAGGTCATCCAGCCGAAGAAGGCTGCTAAGAAAGGCAAGAAATAAAGCATGCTCCATCAATATGCTTTTGGGAACTGGGTTTTGGAGGTTTATCTTCCTGCCCAGTTTCTTTTTGCCCAAAGTTTATAAGTCCAGAAGATTAAACAATATTAATAATGAAAGCAATCACGAGCAAAGAAGCATTACCAAAGTTCTTGGTAGTAAACGAAGAGCCTGAAAAGCGTTCGTACAACAAGCACCTCTTGAAGCCTTGGAAGAAAGGTGAGCTTGTAAAAGTAGCTCCGTTTGAAGAGCAAGTTTCACATCCAACGGTTAATACACCGCCAGCGGAGTTCCGAAAGAAGTATGTGAAGGTAATACGAAAGGACGAAGAGGGTCAGTGGACTTTGGTTTACACAGCAGGTTGGGATATATTCAATACGTTAAACAATAAAAACAAAAAGAAATGAAATTAAGAAGATTCATTTTGAGCATGTTGCTCAACGAGAGACAGAGAGAAGTAATTTGGCAAGCTCTTCAATTCAGCGCACATACGTACAAGAGACGTAACAACCCCGAAGGTGCAGCCGTAGTTTACCAAGTCATGACCGAGATTGAACCGAAGATGTTTGCTGAAAAGAAGTCTTGGTCAAAGAAGGAAGTTGAGCAACTCATTGAGAAGAGTTCGGAGCTTTTGAGCGAGAAGGTTGACGCAATAGCCAAAGAAGCATACGCCAAGGGCGTGCGTCATGGGCGTTCCGAAGCAGTTAAGCAACGTACATGGGAAGACATGACGGGTGAAGCCGAGAAATATGTTGGTCATTTGAGACCGTTCCCCAGCGGCGTAATATTGCCAGGGATGACTTTCAACAAGGAAACTTGCGAAAGCTGCGATAACAAAGAAGATTGCGGCATCTACCAAACTGTTTTAAAGGCAGAATTTGAAGAGAACGAGGAAGAAGCTGCGGAAGAAACGAAAGGCACGGAGCAGGCAGATAAAGCACCGTCTGAAGCAGATAATAACGAACATCAACCCGTAGAAGGAGAAGAAACGAAATAATCTTTGTATCTTTCCATATCCCCGAATACCGTGAACAAGGTTTATTTACTAAGTTTACGGTATTCTTAATTTAAAGGTAATATGATAACAAGTAATTTTATAGTTCACGACTGCGAGACGGGAGGATTGAAACCCGAAGAAAACCCAATCACTCAATATGCTTGTATTATTCTCGAAGGAACAACGCTAAAGGAGCTTGACCGATACGAGACATTTGTCAAGCCTTATGCCGACCTAAAGATTGAACAAGCTGCTTTGGATAAGACCATGGTAACGATGTCCGATATAAAGAACGGTATTCCAGTCAAGGAGTTCATCAGTACTACTCATGAGCTTTGGAAACAATATCAATCGAAGGCGAAATGGGAAGATGCAAGGCGCATGGTATCGGTAGGACATAATATATCATTTGACCACCGTATGTTGGAATGGGCCTTCCAATACTGTAAGAAAGGAAGTATTTGGCAATTACTCCAAGATAACTTTATTGATACCATGACTTTGACTAAACTTACTTGGGGAGTAAACGGAAACGAGAAAATTACATTATCAGATGCAATCCGATACGCCAAGTTGAAGATAACCGATGCTCACGGTGCTATGAATGACGTAGAAGCAACCGCAGACCTTCTCCGTTGGTTTATGAAGAAGCTCCGAAGTAAGAAGGGAGAAGCGAGCGTTGAAAAGGAAGTAAGAGAGCGCACGAAAGGCAAGGAGTTCTTTGAGTTTAGATGTGCAGGCAAAAACCCAAAATAAAAGTCGCCAAAGTTTATATTTGTATATTAACAAAATTGTAAATCAAATTGTAGTAATAATTATGGCAAGAGCAACTGTCGATGAAGTAAGAGCAGCGTTGGAGCTGGCTTTGGAAGAGATTTTAAATGTATCCAACTTGAACGTATGGATAAATGTAAAGGAAAGACCAATTGGTAAAATTCTTGAAAGCGCAGGAGTAGAAAAGAAATACGCTCCATACGTTATGAAGGCTCTTGCTAAATTAGGTTTGGTAGAGGAAGAAGGAGAAATGTCTGGGAAGCGTTACATGGTTAAGTCCCAAATCATTCCCGACATTAAGTATTTGGTTAAGACTATTCACGAGGAAGCCAAAGCGGAACGCAAGTCGTATTATGTTCCCGTAGGAGAACGGAAAGCGGAGGACTTTGAAGGTTATCCCGCATCAAAGAGTTCCGACCTTCAGCCAAAACGCTCAAGCACACGCAAGGATGCGCATCAACACTCTTCTCCAGCCGTCAAAGTAAAACGACAAGTAATTATCCCCAATTTAGGAGATATGAGATTTGCGTTGAAAGACGGAGGTATTGTTGAGGGCAAGATAATCTCCTTGCATTACGGAGAGGACGGCAAGTCAATTCTGTATAACTTGGAGATTGTAAACCAAAAATGGATTGATTGGAACGCTTATTATGAAGATATGGATGAAGATATTGAACCTTCACCAGCTCCTAATAAGTATTCATTGATGCAAGATGTAAGCGTTAAGGACTTATTTGAGACACCTCAAGTTGCTGCCGACTATTTGATACGTCACACTTTGAAATACATTAAGAGATAAAACAAGTATAATATCGTAAATTGTAAAGACTATGTCAGAATTGGAAAACAAATCAGAAGCTCCGAAGCGTAAACGGAGAACGAAGGCAGAAATTGAAGCTGCCCGTGCCGCAGGTGAACTTCCTGCAAAGAGAACGAGGAAGAAGGTTGAAGAAGCTCCGAAACTTGAAGAGCAAGCACCTAAAGAGGAAACATACAAGAAACCTGTTCCACCGAGAGAACAGTCAGTATTGATTATGGCATGTCTCCATCCGACTGTGGCTCAAATTGCTACTTCGGCTGCAAAGGAGAACGGGGTGGAAGTAGTTATATTGGAAGATAAGATAATTGACGACTATCTTGATGCGAAAGGAGAAACGGCAAACAAAAACAATCTCTCAAACTTTCTTTCAGATGCAACCAACCGCATCCAATCCGAGCGTAATGCAAAACAAGTTTGGTTAATCCTTGCGGGTTCAACTCCTATCGAACAAGCGGAACATACCATATTTACAAGAACTCAACTTTGTAAGGCTACGAAGTTATCTCATCAGAAGGCAGCGAACGCTTTGAACGCTCTGCAAATATTCGGATTGTTGGAGTTTACGAAAGGTGATTATGAGTTCCGTCTTGTCTTTAATAAGAAGGCTCAAAGAGATACCATAAAGACAGATGTATTGTCGATGTGCAAAATTCTCAATAACGACATTTTGCGATACAAGGCTTCGATTGATTCGGATGATAGTTTGACGAAGGAGGAAAAGGATGAACTTTATAGGAAGTTACAAGCCGATATTGACGGCACAATCGAATACTAACAACAAGGTAATATAAGTGTGGGAGCTAACAAGGAGCAATCTTTGTTAGCTTTTGCTGTTTAAAGACGTTTGGTATGATTACAGACTCAGGATTGATACTTCAAACCCCAATGCACCGATTGGAATGTTTGAATGTCGTTGATGAAATTATAGAAGGTTTGGACGAAAGAGGCATAAACGAGCTTCTTGAAGGTTCGGAGGGTGACTTGGACTTTGTTATTGATAACTTAATCCGAGACACTTTTGAAGTTATGTACACGGGCAAGACTGATATAGACTTTTCCCCGAAGTACACCGAGAGACTTTCAGAGAGTATTGAGGAAACTTTAAGGACAAGAAACCTTACATACTTCATTACTTCGGTCATTCCAGACTTCCAACTATCTTGGCATCATTTGGAATGGGGAGATTTGGTGCACCGTCATAGAAAGCTCTGTATTGAAGCTGCCCGTGACCACGGTAAATCTTTCTACTTCTCCAACGCATACGCTGCTTGGAAACTTTATTCCTACGCAAAGCCGAGAGGCAATGTGTTTTCGGCAAGACCAACGAAGGCAAATTCCAATCGTGGGTATTTGTTTAGCTTCTCACTCCAGCAGTCCGTGGACTTAATGGAGATTTTGAAGGGAACGATAGAGAGCAACGACATTCTTCGCAATCGTCTTTTCCCCGATACGAGAAACAGCGGAGCGTGGGCAAGTACGAATATCGTATGTAAGAACGGAGCGAGATTGACGTGTAAGGGGTTTGGAAGCTCTGTACGTGGTGCTCACCCCTTCTGGATAGTCGTAGATGACGGACTGAAAGATAACGTCATATACAGTCAGCTACAAAGGCAGAAGAGCATTGACTATTTCCATTCGGTAATTATGAACATGCTTGTACCAGGTGGACAAATAGTAGTCGTTGGAACTCCATTTCACGCAGCCGACTTATACGGAGATTTGAAGAGCAAGAAAGGATGGTTTGTAATTGAATATCCTGCAATCTTTCCCGATGGACGAATACTTTGGCCACAGCGTTGGAGCTTCTTCGATTTGTTAGATAAGAGGTCAACCCAAGGTAACATAATCTTTTCCCGTGAGAACTTATGCCGACCTATTACGAATGAAGCATCAATCTTCCCGTTGAAGGTTCTTGAGCGTTCTTTACTCCGTATGGAAAATTATGTATTGGTAAGAAATCGTGATGACTTCCCTATTAAGTTTAACAAAGTTGTAACGGGTTGTGACTTCGCAATCTCCGCTAACGTAGCAGCCGACTACACCGTGTTCAGTACATGGGGAGTAGATGACGAGACGGGAGAAAGATGGTTGCTTAATTTCCACCGCCAAAAGGGAATGACTTTCAACGAACAAATGCAGACGTTGAAAGGTATCAACGCAAGGTTCAGACCTGATACGATGATATTGGAGCAAAACACATTCCAACAAATATTCGTACAAGAGAGTGACCGTCAAGGACTTCCAGTTGTGGGACATACTACGGGAATAGATAAGTATGACTTGAAGACGGGTTGGCCAGGTTTGGCGATAGACTTTGAGCGTGGCAAAATCCACATTCCCGTAGGCGATGACTATTCTCGCAACGTTAAAGACCTCATATTCTCCGACCTTGGTTCTGTGGCGTTCACGGATAAGGGATTGGAGAGTGTAGGAGAGCATGATGATATTTCATCCAGCTTCTGGTTGGCTAAGTTAGGAGCTAATTTGATAACAACGGGATTCAAATATACATTTTTATAACAATTAAATAAACAACAATGGAAAAGAGAGACGTAAGAATTATTATCAAAGGTTTTGGTAAACTTCCCTATTATGCAACCGAACTTTCGGCAGGAGCAGATTTGTATGCTGCAAACGTTAATGACATTGTACTTCAACCCATGGAACGTTGCGTTGTTCCTACGGGAGTATATGTTGAGCTACCTACGGATGCCGAAATGCAGATAAGACCGAGAAGCGGTTTGGCTGTTAAGAAAGGCATAACAGTTATCAACGCACCTGGCACAATAGATGCCGACTACCAAGGAGAAGTTGGAGTGCCTTTGATTAATCTCAGCAACGAGACGTTTGTTGTTAAGAGAGGGGAGAGAATTGCTCAGGCGGTGTGCAACGGCTCAGGCGGTTTATTCCAAGCTACATGGAAACCAGTAGAAGGCTTTCAGCGTGACTCCGAGAGAGGTGCGGGAGGTTATGGACACACGGGAATGAAATAATGAGACAGTTCCAACAATTCACCAACGGCAAAGGTTTGTTTATCGGGGTTGACTTCGGTCAAGGTAACGACTTTGCCGTTGAAACTATGATGCAAAAGCAGCCTGATGGAAGCGTGAAGATATTATCAAGTAACATTATAGGACGCACTTGCAATATGACCGAAGAAGATAAACAAAGAAAAATTGAGGAATATGAAAGACTTTGCGAAAATGAAGCCGTTGAGCAAAAATCAACTTGACGACCTTACTGACGGGTTGGTAAATGCTATGCGCTATTCAAACCCCGATTATGAATATCCAGAGTATGATGGGGCGAAAGCGGATGACGGAGTAGCAGCTGAATGGTTCTATCCGATACATAACGGTTCAAACTCTTTCTCCGAGCTTACAGCCATACATATGTACACTACCCAAGAAGCGACTTTTGAAGATATAGGAGAGCTGATGTTGGGTATTGGAATGACTGAAATGAAGCACTACGATAAACTTTCAGACTTCATTCGTAAGTTAGGCGGTAAGATAGACCAACGTTTTGTAAACTCAGGCGTAAAGGTTGGGAAAGACGCAGAAGAAGCGTTGAAGATAGCGATAACAGCCGAGCAAGAAACAATCCGTTTCTACGAAGGTATTCAAGCGAGAATATCTGAAGTATCGGAGAACTATTCCAAGACAATGACGATAGCAATGCAATTAACGTCTAAGCTGATTGCGGACGAGGAAGTACACCTCAGTTTGTTATCCGAGCGGTTGAAGTTAGTTATCGGAGAAGAAGAGTTCAACAAATTCATGTATGAAGAAGATTGAAGATTTTATTTTGAGCATACTCCAAAAGGTAGAAGGAATGCAAGATGGTTTGATTGCCTACGCATACAAGAATAGAAGTTGGTGGGAAATATCCGTTTCAGACTTCGATTTTTATATGCACAACCAAAGGTTCAAGAAGCTATCAGATGCTTGGCATAAGGCTGCAAAAGCTCAAGGAGAAACGATTGTCTTTGTTTGCGGCTGGATACCTACCGAAGAAAAGCTGGAAGGACTTTTGAAAAGCGACAATTTGATTTTAAATGTATAGCTGTACTGCCATAGTAAAGCTGTAACGAGGGAGGGGTGACTGTGAAGTTATTCCTCTTTTTGTTAAACAAAGTTAAAAAGAAAAATAATTGACAAAAAGTTTTGTAGTTACAAAATTACTCCGTACCTTTGTATCAACAACTACTTAAATTTCAAGATTATGGCATTTTTACCAAGCAAATATCAAAGAACTGTTTACACCTACATTCGGATAGGTAAGGGCAATGCGGTTATAGACGCAGTGGCGGGTTCGGGTAAATCTACAACAATAGTAGAAGCGTTGAAACAAATTCCGAAAGGGAAAAGAGTTTTGTTCTTGGCTTTCAATAAGGCTATCGTGGAAGAGCTGAAAATCAAAATAGGGAATATGCCCAACGTAGATATAAAGACCTTACACAGTCTTGGAGCTTCTTTATGTATGAGAAACTTAGATTGTCAAATTCAAGATGATAAGTATCGGGTTTGGGTTAATAACGGAGTAAATTATTCAAACTTAGTTCCGTCAGTTCCTCTTCCCGATGAGCAAATGGGAGCTTGGAAGCAAAATATTCTCAAACTTATAGACCTTGGCAGATGTAATTTAGTCAAGACCGTAGCTGAACTTGAAGACCTTTCTTACAAGCATGATATTGACCTCTTAGATAACGAAGCCGATTTGGCTCTCAAAGGTATTCAATGGGGAGAACGGGAAACAGCTTTCATAGACTTTACCGACATGATATACTTCCCGAACGTTAAGCAATTGAAAATATTCAAATATGATTGGGTATTTATAGACGAGTGCCAAGACCTTAATGCAGCTCAACGGGAATTATTCTTGAAATGCGTTAAGCCGAACGGAGGAAGGTTCATTGCAGTAGGCGACCCAAGACAAGCAATATACGGGTTCGCAGGAGCGGACGTTGAGAGTTTCAATTTGTTAAAGAAAATTCCTGGCACGGTTAAACTTCCGTTATCGGTATGCTACCGTTGCGATAAGGACATAATTGACCTTGCCAAAAGTATCGTGCCCCAAATAGAAGCACGTGATAATGCTCCTTCGGGAATGGTAAATCGCAATGCAACTTTATCCGAGATACAAGACGGAGATATGGTGCTTTGCCGTCTCACAGCTCCTTTGGTAGATTTATGTATGAAATATATCAGTTCGGGAGTTAAAGCATATGTTAAGGGAAGGGATATTGGAACCAATCTCGTTAATATGATTAAAAAGACCAATCGCAAGCAGATTAAGGACGTGGAAGAACGTCTCCAGAGAGAATTATCACGGATAATAGGAAAGGTGGTTAGCAAGCAGAAATGCACCGAAAAGGAAGCACGGGAGAGCGATGTTTATAAAAGATACGAAGATAAGGTCAAAGCAATTGAGGTTCTTTCCGAAGGATTACAAACCGCCAAAGAAGTTATTGACCGTATTGAAACAATCTTCTCCGATGGAAATAAATCGGGTATTTGTCTAAGCACCATTCATAAATCGAAGGGGTTGGAGAGTGACCGAGTATTTATCATATGCGAAGATAAGTTGTGGTTTAAGCCTTGCATGAACGTTCCTTGGATGGCAGAGCAAGAAAGCAATCTTGTTTATGTAGCTTATACGAGGGCGAAACATTATCTTGGGTTCGTCAAGGACTTTGTAGCTTGACATTTATAATACCCGTAGATTTAAACGTTTACGGGTATGATTATAGAAATTGCACAAAAATTAGAATTTAGCGAGAGCGATGGGAAACAATTTTTGGAGTTGATGAGAACGGCAACCCAATCCAGTACGGTTTGCGCTTCTGACTTTGTAGAGCCGTTGATAAATCTTCTTGGAAGAGCCGAAATAAAATCCATAACGGAGATAAAGAATTTCACTTTGGACTGCGGGAATGCAGAAAATTAGTTAAAAACGTAAAAAAGTTGGCAAAATATTTTGCGGTTACAAAAATAGTCCGTATCTTTGTACTGTAATTGGAAATATAAATTGTAAATCAAATTGAAAATATCAAGTTATGGAAGCAACAAATTTAGACAAGATTAAGACGAAACTTCAAAAGTTAATGCGTTTGTACGAAGGAGCAAAGAAAATCAATTCCGAAGGCGAAGCAAATGCTGCGGCTGCCGCAATTCAACGGCTGCTTACTCAGTACAACCTTACTATGGGTGACGTATCTCAGGAAGAGCAAGAAAGAGACGTTGTTAAAGAAAACATCATGTCTTGCTACCGCTTCAAGTTTATCGGAGGTGATTGGGAGTTCAAGTTGATGTTCGTTATTTGTAAGTGGAACTTTTGTAAGGTATTCCGCTATGGGAAACAAAAGGACAAAAACATGATTTTCTTCGGTAAGGAAGAGAACATGGAAACCGTTAAGTGGTTATACAATATGCTGTGTGAGAAGTTCATAGCCTTCGGGAAGAACAGATACAAGGAGTATCAGGAAACAATGGACTATCTTGTAAAACCTATCGGACTTGATACATACCTTCGGAGATATTTGGAAGGTTGTGCCGCAGGATTGGATATGAAGTTCAAGGAAGAGAGTGACCGTGAGAAGGTGCAAAACGAAGATAAGGACTATGGCACGAAGGTTACAGCCTTGGTAGTTCGGACGGGAGCGGAGATTGATACATATGTAGCTCAAAAGTTCGGAGGTTATGCCAAGGGAAGAAAGCAACCGAATGCCAAACATGACTCTTGCTTCGCTTTCGGAGTAAAGGATGGAAAGAACACTCAAATTCATAAAGGAGTATCTGAGAGTAAGCAAGCTCAGACATCAAAAGTAAAGTTGCTTAAATAATCTGAATTAGTTGTTAGACTGTGGGGCGTTTCTTCGGAGATTGCCCCACGGTTTATTTTAGAAAAGGATATAACATGAATATACTATTTGACGGAAATTATTTATTCCACAAGACGTTCAATGTATTCTCAACCTATTACAAGGGGCAGGATATGGCAGAAGTTCTCCAAGATAGGGAGAAACAACAAGTGCTCATGCGCAAGTGCATAATTGATATGTGCTTCGCTCTGGGTAAGTTCCGAGATATAAAGAGAGTTGCGTTTGTTATTGACTCTTCCAGTTGGCGTTACAATATCTACGATGATTATAAGTACGCTCTTACCAAAGTCAGAGACCCATATTACAAGCATTTTCTGACTTGTTTAGATATGTTTGAGGCTCTTCTTCGGAAAAAGGGAATTATCGTCAGTAGGGTCATGGGAGCAGAGGGCGATGACCTTCTTTATGTCTGGTCACTTTACTTCGGATATATTTTGGACGAGGAATTGGTAATAATTACGGGTGACTCCGATATTAGGCAAATCATGAACAAGAACGTTTCATTGTTCAACAATAACTCTAAAAACCTAAAGATGTATTGTATTCCAGAGAAGGAAGTATTTTGGAACGAATATTTGGAGACGGACATACAAGTCATTCCCAATAAGCCGTTTGAGGTTCTTCTTTATAAAGTTCTCATGGGGGATACATCCGATAATGTTCCGAAGGTTAAGAAGGGTATAGGTGATAAGGGGTTTGAGAAGTTTATTGAATCAATTTCTCCGTATAAAGAGCCGAAGGACGTTGATTTGATTACCATGGGTCAATGGATTGCTGGAAGGTTCTCCGAGTTTACGGGCATGAAATACGAAGATGTATTGGGAAAGGTTCTTTTCAACTTAAAACTAACATGGCTCAATCTATCTGTTTACAACGAAACGGACTATCACTCACGTAGCGGTAAGAGCTTACTTGAGATAATGCTTGATGACGTGAACGCAAACAAGAACACGTACAGTTATAATAAGGCGTACACACTGGAAGATTTTTATGGTAGTTTAATAAAATAACAAAGAAATGAACGAAATTCATGATGCAATTCACGGAGCGAGAGCGAAACAACATGCTCACCTCTTGAAAGGTTTTGAAGGTGACCTTAATCAGCCTTCGGAGGAAGCTATTCAAAAGGGAGAAAGCGATGCCAACCCGTTTGATGTAGCTGCCCAAGAAATTGAGAAATCTGACGTTATGAACGCCATTCAGTACGGAGGTGATATCAAAGTCACCAAGACTGGAAAGGAGATTAAGAAGAACGTTACAGACATCCTCATTCCCGAACTTAATGCTGCATTAGCTACTAAGAAAAAGGAAGCTAACGAGTGTTTGAAATCTTGCGGTCAAGCTCCTACTAAGGACATCAACCCTTGGTGGACCGATGACTTGCGTATCGAAGTTCCATTCAAGGTTTACGATTGGGAGGAAATGAGAATGAAATCAACGGATGACCGAATGGTTGAAACTCTATCTGCCGAACACACAGCCGAAATGGAAAAGAAGTACAATTTTGCTAAAACCGAAGCCGAAGCAATGGCACGTAACCAATACAATGATTGCGTTCGAGCGGTATGTAACGTCATGGTAGATTTGGAAGCATGCCGAGTAGTGCAAAGCCTAAAGGATGAAAAAGAGTATGAGTTGACTCCTAAACAGTTTGCTACATTCCGTTTTTAAGGAGGTTCTTTGTTTTAATTTGAGGACATGGGGTAAGCTCTGGGCTGCGAAGTTCGGAGCTTTCTTTTTCAACGTTAATAAGGAAAATATGATTAATTATGCCGAGCGAGAATACAGACCAAAAAGTTTGGAAATATTTTAAGAATGGAGATATTGTCCGAGACAGCGATGATAGCGTTTGGGGCAAAACCAAATTTGAAATAACTGGCTTCCACGGCAATTGGTATTGTCCTTTGTTATCTACAAACATATGCAGTAAGTTCTACCCCAGCGGCAACCCGCAACGCTGTAACTTAGATGTTAGGTTTGTGAAGTTGATTAACGCTAAACAAAGACCGTTCCGAAAGATGCCCAAGAAAGTTCTTTTGAACTTAATGAAGAAGGGTAATGTGGAAGCCAAACGAGAGTTTTTTATGAGATTAAATACTAAAAGTTTATAAGATGTTTGAAAATGCAGCATGGTACGATAAGTTACCTGACGAAAATCTTGAGGTGTACGAGCCTCATTTGCGTTTGTTCTTTGAGACTATGTATGAACGCCAGCTTATATGGAAACGGAGGTTCATAGACGGGAAAGAACGACCTTGGACAAAGAACAAGATTTTTCAAGAGTCAAAGTTCACCAACGTGTATCGGGAGCTTGACCGAAATAGTCAATGGCAAATCAAGAACATTCTTCTTGACGAAAGTTTGTCGTTGAAGAACTTGGTTTGGAAGATGATGGTTTTCCGCTTCTTTAATTGCCCCGAAACGTTTATGTTTGAGCCGAAAGGAAAAACACTTCAACCGAGCTTATTTGGAGCACCAGTGAAATCGGGATTAAAACAAGCTCAATCGAAAGACGAATTGATTGCGGCTACAAAGTGGAAGAACGGCATACCCGATTGGGATGAATACGATGAGGACGAGTTCAGCCGTTTCATTGCTGGCGTTCGTAGTTCGGGGCAAAACCCTTATACAACTGCTTACTTGATTAACTCTCAAGCAACACCTGGTCAACCGAGAGACTATTGCTATACAAGGGTTGTTATTCCGCATCTGCATAAGAACATGGATAAGCTCATTGCTAAGGTGATGACCGCTAAGAAGCCAGAAGAGATTATTGAGTACTTGAAAACGTTCCCTGCGGTAGCCGATTTTATTGCTCATGAGTTCTATCAGGACTTCACATATATACCGAAGTACACGGGCAGACGTTTTATGAAGTTTGACCAAAACGACTTCACGAACGTTGGGCCAGGGTGTAGTATCGGCATTCGTCTCATATATCCAAACCTTTCTACGCTCCGAGAACAAAAACCTGCCATATATTGGTTAAGAGATTTGGCAGAAGAATGGTTGGGAAGAATAAGCGAAGAGAAAAAAGAAAACTTTCCCTATCTGTATTGGGATATGGAGGACGGAGAATATTACACGTCAGATGAGCCCAATATAACTCTTCACCAAATTGAAATGTGGCTTTGCGAATTTCAGAAGTATTGGAAGATGATTATCGGAGAGGGTAAGCAACGAAGTAAATTTGTACCGAAAACAAAATCATTATAGCGTTATGTATTCAAAGAAGCTAACAACAATGCAAGAGCCGTTGGAGACCGATTTACAACTGGCGGCTGCTGAAATTGATACTTCTGTACCCCGAATGAAGTATCTGTCTAATACAATCATGGAAGATGCTCTAAGCATCCGAGCTTTTCAACTTCTATGGGATAATATCAAGGAGACAGCTCCAGAGATAACGAGTTTGGATGATAATACGGTTTTGATAGAGTATTTGGACGAAGCCATAATCATCCACGAGACTTTGGAAGCAAAGTATATTATCTTTGACGGAGCGGTCACCCAAAAGATTGAAGAAGCACTAAACAATTATAAAGAGGTAAATTGAATTTTACCATTTAAAGTTTAGTAAAAATGAGAGATTATGTATTTGTAACTAAAGACGAGCCTATAATCAAGGCAACTCTAAGAACGGACATAATTGAGGATGGTTCGGAACGCTTTACAATCATGTGGTTAGAAGGAGTTCAAGGAACAATCTTTGAGAAAATTATGCCGTTCAAGCCTGGCACAGTAACCACAAAAGCCGAAATGGAAGAGTGGTTTGAGACTTACCAAGGACTTATTGACGGTTATATCTACGGAGGTGAGCAAGTTATCCTTATGGGTGCTGAAACCTTCGATTTGACCATCACTCCTACCATTACGGGAGCAACGACTTGCAAGCTCACTTTGTCGGGAACGAAGGAAGGCGCAGAGCCTATTCAGGACACCGTTGATGTTAATACGGGAGTTGCTAAGGTTCTCAAAATCATTGACGGTTTTGAGTACAAAATTACTCTTCCTCAGAGTAATGCCGCTATTACAAGCGGTGACCCAGGCACTTGGACAGCCGATGCGGATAAAGCAGTTGCGCTTGCGATAACTGTTACACCGCCCAATTAAGTCCTATTAATTAACGGCTTGTAGAAGGAGACAATATCAAAAGTTGTCTCCTTTCTTTTTGTTCACACATCTACAGTTATAGATATTCAAGAAAATAATAAATTGTAGAACATATGGCTGAATATTGGAAACAGCTTGACGCTATTGAATTAGCTAAGAGGAAGCTGGAAGTCAAAAATATGAGGACGATTGAGAAAGCCATCCGTTCAGACCATCCCGATGATATATTGAGAGCTCAAAAGGCTATCAACGGCATACAAAATAGGGATGAAAGAACGGTTGGCCCAAAGGCGTTTTTCATAGACCCATTGGAGTTCAACTCAAATTTAGGATACAAAGACAAGTCATTCTCCTTAACATACACTACGTTAAAGAGGATGTCCAAAACCCCTATCATCAACTCCATAATTAAAACGAGGAAAAACCAAATAGCCGACTTCGCAGAGCCTCAAGAAAACAAATACCAAACGGGGTTCGTTATCCGAAAGAAGCCGAAGTTTGGAGTTGACCAAAAGATGGACACGAAGGATAAGAAAATTGCCTATGCAATTACCGACTTCCTTCTTCATGGCGGTAACGTAGGAGATTGGGAACATGATGACTTTGATACCTTTATCCGAAAGATTGTTGAGGACTCATTAACTTACGACCAAATGACCTTTGAGATTATGAGAAACCGAAGAGGTCAAGTTGAGTCCTTTGTCGCTACAGATGCCGCTTCTTTCCGAATTGCCAACTCATACTTTGCTAAAGACTACGAAACGGACAACCGAATATTTGAAGGCGGTAAGGGTTTGTGGGGCGTAGATAGAGAGGATTTTGGACCAAAAATTCATGGTTATTATCCTGCCTATGTACAAGTTTACCAAAATACTAAAGTATCGGAGTTCTACCCGTGGGAGCTTTGTTTTGGCGTTCGCAATCCTTCAACTTCAATCTTCTCTAATGGTTACGGATGTTCCGAGCTTGAAGAGCTTATCAACGTTGTTACTTCAATGCTATGGGGCGATGAATACAACCGTAGGTTCTTTAGTCAGGGTTCTGCTCCGAAGGGAATGTTGAGAGTAAAAGGAACGGTAAACGAGGCAGCTCTACAACAGTTTAAGCAGCAATGGCAGTCTATGATAACGGGAGTAATGCAGAGTTGGAAAACACCCGTTGTAAACCAAGACGTTGAGTGGATAGATTTGCAGAAGAACAACCGAGATATGGAATACAGTTCTTGGATTGAATACCTTATAAAGTTGGCTTGCGCTATCTATAATATTGACCCATCCGAGATAGGTTGGGACATCAGCCGTTCTTCGGGGAATAAAGGATTGTTTGAAGGAGGTCAAGAGGAACGTCTTCAACATTCCAAAGACAAGGGATTGTACCCAATGCTCAAGTTCCTCCAGAGAAAGCTAAACAAATATATCGTAGAGCAAATTCACCCTGACTTTGAATTAGTATTCATGGGATTGAACGGTATGACTATCGAACAAGAACTTGATATGGATATTAAGAAAGTAGGCTCAATTGCTACGATTAACGAGATACGTGAGAAGTATGAAATGTCCCCATTGCCTGACGGAGATATTATTGAAAATACGGTTTATATGCAACAAGCTAAGAACGCAGCCGCAGGATTAGGTGGAGGTATGCCAGGACAAGGAGGTCAACCTCAAGGCGGTGGACAACCTACTCCAGACGGAGAAGAGGAAGAAGCCCAAGCGCAAAACCCGTTTGACTTGTATGCCGAGGGGGATGAGGAAGAAGCGGAGGACGAAGGAACGGAGAAAGCGGATGAAAATTCTTTTGTAAAGGCGTTCGATGCTTTTATGGAAATGGAACTTAAAAATTCATAAACGATATGGCAGGAAATACAAAAAATGTAGGACAAGTCGCTGGTATTCACGTTGGAACTACCCCACCTCAGAACGTAAGATTAATTTGGTGGGATAGTACACCGTCTCAGCAATGTCACAAAGTATATGACTACAACCTAAAAGATTGGGTCATACTTGACCAAGGTATTCTTTCAACGATAACTTATACCGAGCTACGCAATATTGCATTACAATCGGGGTTATCCGTTGGTAAGTTCTTTATCATTACCGATAAGGGAAGTGTTCTTGCCCTTTCGATAACTAAGACAAAGATACAATATGTAGATGTATCGGGAAATCTACTTGTAGATGATTTAGGAAGTAATGTGACTTACTTTGTATCTTCAAACAACCTTACTCTGGATGGGGAGAACGGTCAATTTAATTCCGAGACTACCAAGCTGAACTTTGAATTTGTAGAAGTATCAGAGCCGTCTTTCAACACCGCTTACATATACGGTAAGGACAGAGAAAGCGAAAACTCAAATACAATGCGTCTGATTAAATTCAAGTTGAGTTCCCTTCTTTCTACGGTAACGGGAAACGACCTGAAATGGAACAAGGGAATTTATTTCAATTTCAGTTCTGCTCTTTTGGAGTTGGGAGATAAATCTGGCGGTGTAGTTTTGCATGATACCTACGTTAAGGAACAAGAAGTGCAAGACCAGTCTATTGAGAACATAGCAAATAACTACTCCGCTTTGCTTACTCAAATGACTAATTTGATAACTCAGCAGACTTCTGACGCAAACATCTTAAATAAGAAGATTACAGCACTTTCAGTAGGGGGTGAGCCTACGGATGCCGCAGCTGGAGATACGCTCTATACAGTGCTCAGCAAGTTTCAGAGATACATAAATAAGTTCAAATATGCTACGGGCATAAAAGTTTCAACGAACTTCACTGAATCAACCGTTCCCGAAAAGGTAAACAATAATGATACGGTTGATTCGGCTTTGAGAAAGTTACAATATTGGCTTTCTCATATCGGTACGTTGAATATATCTTCCGATTGGGAGCCAAAGGACTATGCAGGAACTGTTCCTGATATTGCTGCGGGAGATACGATTGACGAAGCATTTGCGAAGGCTCAAGGAAAGCTAAACCAGATTGGTTTAATAACTAATGGAGTTGTAAATTCAAGAGAATTTGTAAATGGTAGTTCTTCCACCCGTAGAACTACGCTTGATTTTAAGAATGGAGCTTTGACTTTCCGAAAGGATGTAACAAGCCCAGGCAGTCAAGTAGATGTTTATTTGAGTAAAACTTCGGGATTGAGAATTGTCGATACAAACAGTAAGGGAATGTATGCTGCGGGGGATGGAGTAAGCGTTAATACACCGACTTCTCAGCAATTCACCTTGCCTGCTTATGAAAGAACTTTCTTGGGAAGCGTAGTTGATTATATTGTCGGTGCGGCTTCAATGGTAGTAAACGGACAAGGAACAACACCCTTTGTGTATAATTCGGTAGGAGTTGGAGCAGCTTTATCAGCTCTTTGTGTTAAGGGTTCATTAAGTTCCAATATCGTATTTGATGCTTATTTTGCGAGACTAAAGAGTGGAGGACTTTCATTTGGTACTCAAGTAATGAGCGATACTGATATTTATCTTGATACGGATTGTTCATTTGTTTCTTGCTTGAATCAAGAAAATAAAAACGTCTTTCTTCCAACCGCTCCAGCAGAAGGACAGTTTGTTATTATCAATCAAGTAAATTCTGCTAATATTGCGGTTCAAGGGAATGGAAAGAAAATCGTTGATAATGAAAATGTTGATTATATAAATATCGGGGGAGCGAGAAGGCTTGCTGTATTTTTGTATAATGCTTCCATTGCTATGGGCGAAGGACAATCATCAGGAGGTTGGTTATTTGCACGTTGGACAAGATAAACTATAAAGATATGTTAAAAGCAGTCATTAAAAGTAGATACGCTGTTCAGGTTATCAATTACGAAGCCGAACAACAAAGGCTCAAGAGTCAATATGAAATGTCTCTTGAGAAGAACGGAGTGACGGATGAAATTATCAATCCTATATTGAAGAAAAAAGACGATAAGCGTACTATTGAAGAACTTCAATTGATAGTTATCCGAAAGGGGTTGGAAGATGAATATGCAGCTTTTTTGAAAGAGTTGGAGCTGTTCAAAGAATACATACCGTCGGAGTTCAACGGAGAGAAAACGGAGCTTGATTCAATCCGACCTTATTATGTAGAGGAAGGTGAAACGGTATTACAAAAGTGGGAAGTTGTACAGAATGACCGTTCAGCCGTTAATGCCAGAATACAAGCATTAAAGAATGATTTGGAGGGTTCTGACTATAAGGTTATGAAGTGCTATGAATCATTGATTACCAAAGCGGAAAACATGCCCTATGACGCAGATGAGCTTGTAAAGGAACGTCAAGCGAAGAGGGATGAAATAAATCGTTTGGAAGGATTGTTAAAGGGGAGTGCTGAAACGGCAACAACTGCATACGCCACTCCAAAAAGATAAACAACTATGTGTAAGATAGTTTATTTGACGACAAAACGCTTCGATAAGCCAGCGAAGCAATTCCAAAAGGCTCTTGCTGAAGAGCTTCGGAGAAGAAAGATTGAGGTTGTAGAGGACAATGCTTATGACCTTTTGAATTATTTCAGACAGCATAAGACGTATGGAATTGCAATAGCCATAGACTTCTTCCGAGACGGCAAGGAAGGATGCGGACTGACGTTGAATCGCAACTGCTCTTACATAAGCCGTGATTTTGCTTACAATCTATCTAACAACTTGGATATATTAACTCCGAGAATACATTGGAGAGATTTTAAGTTTGTTGATTCATATCATAAGGAGTGGTTCAAGTTCTTTAACAAAATAAGCTCCGACACAAAAGCAATATTCTATCTTTGCACGTATAACAACCCAAGCGACTTCAATCATTATTCCATAGCGTTCCCGAAAATCATACAAGCCTTTGCTGACGAGATTGTTCGTTGTTTACGCTCCGATTATAATGTTGAGGACTATCAGAAAAGAGTGAAACAAGCAAAAATGAGGATAACTCGTGTGAAGAATAACAAAGAATAGTCATGGAGTGGATTACAAGTAATATCGTAACAATTTTATCTTTGCTGTTTGGAGCAGGCAGTATAGGTTATGCCTGCGTTCAAAGGGCGTTGGATAGGAAGAAGTATCAACAGACAGTCCGAGAAGCAACGGCAAATGCGGACATCAAGAGCGATGAATTTTGGAAAGCACGTTATGACGTTCTCCAGAAAGAGGTTGAATCAAAGGACATCTGGTGGAAGCAACGTTATGATACTCTGTACTCCGAATTTCAGAACGAAAGGCAGTTAAGCAACAACATAGTTAAGTCTTTTAGGGAAGAACTCAATCAAATGAGGATTGACTATGAGCAACAACGGGAGAATGACCGAAAGAAGTATGATGAGTTGTTAAGTCAATACCGAGCTTTCGAGGAAGAGTCAAACAAGGCTGAAAGTAATTACAAGCAACGTATCAATCAATTGGAAAAGTTGGTAAGTGATTACGAAGCTAAATTAAATAAAGGCAATGAATAAGAAAATCAAAATTTCCGTAGGAGCTTTAATTGTCGTGGGCATAGCTCTGTTCTTGGGTTATCTTTGGGGGAGGTCAAGCGTTGAGCTACCAGCTCCAGAGATAAAGGAAGTTGTCAAATGGGAGAAAGAGCCGTATGCCGTACATGATACGATTGACCGACCAGTTCCGTATCGGGTAGAAGTTCCCGTTGACCGACCAGTTCCCGTTCCGACTGATACCGCTGCTCTATTTGCAGTTTGGTGCGACTATTACTTGAAAAGAGAGTACAAATTGGACTTCTCTAATGATACGCTTGGTACGTTCATCGCAGATGTATCTATACAAGAAAATAAGCTGCTTTCTGCCACTTCTACCGTTCAACCTATAAGGAAGGTTATCACGAGGACAGAAACTATCTACAAAGTGCCTAAATTACAACCTTGGTTAATGTTCGGTACGTCTCCAAAGTTGGATGCTCAAAAGATACAATTTGGGTTGGATATTCAAAATAAATATATCATAGGCGTATCAGGGTTAAGAATAAGAGACGAATATGGATACACGTTTGATTTAGGAATTAAATTTTAACAATATGGATAAGCCGAAGAAGGAAGTTGTAAAAAATGGCCACTTCATTCCTTCTCCGTTTCCCGCAGTAACCGCTTACGAAAATGAATTTGTAAAGGTTTGGAATAACAATACCGCAGAAGCAGTCGCAGAGGTTCTAAAGTACATGGCCAAAGCAACTGCTTCTGCCGTTAAAGAAACGGAGGTAAAGAAATGATTTATAGCCAAGGACAAATACAAGACATGCTATCAATACTCAAGCGGTACGAGCTTTTGTTCATAGCAGGACAGTTGGGATTAGACTATCTATCCCAGACGGATAAGGATATATTGATTGCTTCAGGAGTAGATTTGGATAAGTATAAGAACGCTCAAGGAATAATTGAGCATGCTTTTCTTTTCGGTATTCTTGCCGAAGCAATCGGAGATAAGAGAGCGCAAAATATGTCTTATGCGCAATTCAAGAAGTTCTTGAAATCGGGCAACTTCATTCCTCTTACCGAAGAGGAAGAGTTTGCCTTGGAAACGGTAAAGAATAGAGCCTACACCGATATAACGAGTTTGGGCAACCGAATGAGGACGGGATTGAGTAATAACGTTCTACGGAACAATCAACAACAAGCTCTTGTCGTTCAACAAATGATACGTCAAAAGACTATTAAGGCTACCGAGCTAAGAATGGGAGCGAGAGGATTGGCGGCTGACCTTGCTGATACGTCTAAGGATTGGGAAGTAGATTGGTTGAGAATAGCCTACTATCTTACTCACGAAGCGTTCAACGCAGGAAGAGCGCAAAGTATCTTGAAGAATTACGGAGCGGATGCTGAGGTGTACTTCGATGTTTACCCAGGTGCTTGTAAGCATTGTAGAGAACTTTTATTAACCGACCCAGAGGACGTAAACAGCGAGCCGATTGTATTCAAGCTAAAGGACATTATAGCAAACGGCAATAATATCGGGAGGAAGGTAGCAGAATGGCTTCCAACCATATCTCCTATACATCCATATTGTCGTTGCACAATCAACCATAAGAAGGAAGGTTTTGCTTGGAGCGATGAAACGAGAGCTTTCACAGTTCCGATAAAGAAAGTATCAAAAAATCCAAAGTTAAAAGGAGTAAAGTTGAATATAAAAGTTTCAAAGTAAAATGGCTAAAAAGAAAATTGTACAACAAGCACCGTTCACGGTGCTAATTGAACCAACCGAAGGATGTAATTTGGGATGCTCTTTCTGTGGGTTGAGAGGTATGCGTGAAAAAGGAACGAAACCTTGGAATCACATGAGTATCAAAACCGCAAAGAGAATAGCGAGCGAGATTGCTAAAGCAGGTTGGAATAGCAAAATAGTATTCGCTCAGCATGGAGAGCCAACGTTGAATCCGAAGATTATGGAAATAGTAAAGATATTCCGAGAGGAATTGCCGAATGCTATTTTACATATGTACACGAACGGTTATGCGGCAAATAGAGCCGAGAATACAGAGGAATATGTTGAGAGCCTTTTCGATGCTGGAATAAACAATCTTATCGTGGATTGTTATACGGACGAGGGAGATTGGAATTTTGTAAATAAACTTCCCGAAGGGGCGTGGAACGTTGTATTCTATGAAAAGGGAATACCGTTGTACACTAACAACAAGAAACCGAGAATATTGTTATTGCCACCGATTAAGGAGGACAACAAGATAACACGTAAACTTGCCAATCATTGCGGTGCAGCAGCTCCGTTGGATAAGTCGTATAACAACAAGCGTTGTGCTATGCCTTTCCGTGAATTAGCTTTCCGATACGATGGCAACGTTTCTTTATGTTGCGATGACTTCCGTGGGGAATATCCGATTGCTAATATCAACGACATGGGGATTGTAGAGCTTTGGAATCATGAACGTTTTCGAGCTGCGAGAATTATGCTCTACAATTACAGTCGTAACTTCCGACCTTGTAGTGGTTGTACGAATATTAGTATGCGTGTAGGGTTCTTGCCTGATAGTTCGGGTCAAGAGACTTTGCCAGAGATAACTCCAGAGGTCAAGAAGTTAGCACAAAGTGTGCACAAAGATGGCTTTTTATCTCCTATTATCGTAAGAAGGAAATGGGAAAAATAAAACAAAAATATCTCATAGTAGCTCCGCATTCGGACGATGCTTTATTCTGCTGTTCTCATGTACTATTCTTCCCCGAATATGAAGTTCAAGTTTTGAACGTTGAGAATGATGAGAAGAGAGTAGCGGAGGATGCGAAGCTATTTGAGTTTTTAAATATCCCGTATCATCATTTGGAGCTTGATTTCAAGGATGAAAGTTATTACGGGTATAATAAGGCATACCCGAAGGGAGTCACCTTGGAAAATGCTTATAAATACCTGAATCAATACTTCGGACGTGAGACATTAACCGAGATTGAAGATGCGTTGGTTGAATGGGTAAGAAAGTTCTTGAAAAAGAATAAAGGGTACAAGGTTCTTGCTCCTTGGGGGGTTGGACACCCGTTCCACTTATTCGTTCGGGAAACGTTACAAACTCACTTCTCTGACATGGACTATTATCGGGAGTTCCCGCACTCTTACAAGAGACGTTCTCAAGCGCAAGTAAAAGAGCAAAAGGAAGATTGGTATTTATCTCGTTCAGTTCCCGTTGAAGAGTTTGCGGATATTAAGTGGAAATTAGCATCCAAATTCTATCGTTCACAATCAGGTTTATTGTTTTACGAGCAGGGTTATATAAAGAAAAACCTTCCCGAAGAAATTTGGAGAAGGTACGATTCAGATTTACCATTTTAGATTATGAGAATACTTATAGCAGATTTTGAGATTGCTAAGTACGGAGGAATAATTGAACACGTAACAGCGAAGGTCAAGGCATTAAAAGCTCTTGGCCACGTTGTCGATATAGCCCAATTGTCTTGCGCCGCAACTACGCAAAAGACCTACGACAGTAAGGTCAAGAAACTTGAAAATGGAACGTTCTCCGAGAAGTTGAAAATCAATTCCCAAAACGGAGGGTATGAATATGATGAAGCAACGGGATATTGGAAGAATAATTATTATGGGTTTTTCTTACCACCCAGCAATCGTATCGGAGTATTTGAACCAAACGCTCTTGAACGTTGGCATAATCTTGTAGATAACTTCGATTTAATAATGTGGAACTTTATGCCTACTAAGTCAAGTGCTTGGGGAGATAGAGACTTTTCATTTTGGTGGAAGTTCTACGATTTACCAACCGATAAGATAAAACAAATATTCATTGCTCACGATGCTTACTTTGATGTACGTGCCTCAAATATTACGGCTTTACGGGAGAAGATATTGTTCATAGAATGCGCTCACGTTGCTGCATATCGTTGCTGCGAGCATTTAGGAATACCGAGAGTTCTGTTGCTTAATCCGAGATATTTGGACGATAAGGCGAAGATGCCTATTGTAATGAAACCGAAGCGTGATATTGACTTCTTTGCCGCTCATATATTCAAGTCCATGAAGCACGTTGACGACCTTATCAGAGCCGTACCGCATTTCAATAAAAACTCCGAGTATTCTGTTCAAATAGCAGGTTCGGGAATAGAACAAGCATATATGGTAGCTCCTACGAAATGCAAAGAGCCTTACAAGGTCAGCCGAAAGCGTGACCCTGACATTAGTGAAGAATATATTGGACAAAAGATTTGGGATGTAGCGGAACAATATGGTATGGAGTATCTTGGGCAGATAAGTTCTAAGGAAGTTACAGCGAAGCTCCGAAGAAGTCGATTTGCCGTTGACCCTTCTTGGGCGGCTCATTATTCTCAATATTGTCGAACTCATATTAACGGCTTCATTATAGAAGCTATGTTGAACGGTTGTTATCCAGTTTTGCGTGATTATAGAGGACTGATAAAGGGTATGACCGAAGAAGTGTGTGACCCGTTATTCGATAGCATCAACGCAATCATTATTCCTTGGGATGCTACTCCGAAGGAATTTGCGAAGGCTCTGGCGAAAGCGAACAAGATGAGTCCAGCGAAGTATTTGAAAGATACGTTGGAGAATTATGCCTTGGTTCATGAAGTCTTTAATGCTAAGAATAACATGAAAGAGGTTATCAGACTTGTTAAGGGAGGCGAAAAACTTGTTAACAAGGAGCTTGAAAAAGGAAAGGATTCACCAAATGTTAAGAAGATAACTAAGGAAATCATGGAGGACTTCTATGGTATAGAACTTCCAATTGAATGGGAGACTGATTGAGCCCAGTTATAAACATACCATAGTAACGAATATTTCATAATGTTTAAATAATCGTAATATGGACGAAATTAAAAAAGCACGTCAGGTAGGTGACACTCACCCATCCAAACCTTGGGTTTGGACAGAGTATAAGCCTGGCAAATTTGACTGGAGACCGATTAAGAACAAGAAACAAGCAAGTGGAAGTTCTTCGGGTTCGGAGGATGATGACGACAATGCCTCTGGAGGTGGAGCAAAGAAAACCCCTTCAAAACCGTCAGCGCAACAAATAGCCAACGCAAAGGCTCAAGGCGGTAAAGCTATGAACTCACAGCAATTAGTAGTTTGGGCTCAAAAGACTTCCGATGACAACCTTTTGAAAGTTGCTAATAGTAAGAACGGCAACGCTCAAATGAGAAAGATTGCCTATGACGCTTTGGAATCAAGAGGTTTTGACATGTCTCAGGTTGATACTTCGGGAACGTTGGCTCAACTCATGAAAATGACGGGCAAAAAGAGTTCTTCTTCAACCACCACAGGAACTGACGATGATGAGGACGATGTAGCTCCAACCAATCAGTATGCAAGCGTAGATATTGACGATGATGCAGACGAGGGAGGAACGGATGGAACGAAAATCACCGAGAAGTGGTATTTGGACAAAAACGATGACCGTGTCAAGAAAATGTTCAATCTGAAAACGAAAGAAGGACGTATCAAATACGACCAGTTTGTTTATCGGATGAAGAAAAAGGAGAAGGACTACAAAGACCCAGTTGAAGTAGTACAAGACTTGAACGAACAATATTTGGAGTTCTTGGATAACGATGAACAACGGTTCATGATTTCAGCAGGTGGAGCGGGTATTGGTAAATCTTACGGCTTCAACAAAATGGCTGAACTCCTTAACATGAAACCGTTTGAGGAAGGCGACTCACCAGGGGATGGAGATTATGACATCTTTGAAGCTCCTGACGTAAACAGCGGTAAGCAGTTGCTGAATATCCTTAAAGCTCACAACGGCAAAATCATTGTTTTTGACGATAATGATAAGGTACTGAAGAGAGCCGACTGTGCGAGCGTTATGAAGAAAGCTACCGCCACGACTGGTAAACGTATCGTTGGTGACCCCGATGATATCAAGCAAAACTTTGAGTTCACAGGACGTATTATAATAATGACCAATAAGGACTTGGCTCAATTATCCGAGAGCGAAGACACGAAAGCTATCATAAGCCGTGCAATGATGGTATCGGAGATTTACATGACTGTTCCCGAAACTATTCAAGTCATGGAGAGCCGTTATCAGGATTATGAGTTCAAGCAAGCTCCGAGATTGGAAGATGAGAATGAGGACAAGAAGGAGCGTGACGAAATCTTGAATCTTATCAAGAAAAATCAAAAGAACATTGACCCGTCTCAATTTACTACACGTACATTCCAAGAAATATTAATCAACAAGAGAAAGGTTGACAACGCAAACGAGAAGCGTTCCAATCCAGCTTTTGCGGCTCTTATTGGTTCAAAACAAAAGGACTGGAAAGAAGTAGCGTTGGGCGTTCTTACGAAAGCTGCAATGAACGACTTTGGCGAAGCAGAGGAAACGTTTGAAAAAGCGGAAAGCGAAGAACTTGAACAAGCCGAAGATTTATTGCTCAAGGGAGAAGCGGAGGATGATGGAGTTGATTATACCAAAGACGAGCCAGAGGACGAAGATGATGAGTTCTCCAAAGCCGAAGAACTTCTGTTGGGCGATATAATAAAAGCGGACTTCTCCGAGAAAGAACGAAAGAAACTTGCCAAGAAGAAAGAAGCCATGCCAGACGGTTCATATCCAATTCGCAACGCTTCTGATTTGTCGAATGCAATTCAAGCCTTCGGGAGAGCTAAAGACCCAGCCAAAACTAAAGCATGGATTAAGAAACGTGCAAAAGCTCTTGGAAAGGAAGATATGCTACCCGACACTTGGAAAGCGGATACAACCGACTTCTTTGGAGAAGATATGGATTTACAGAAAGCAGAAATGTTATTGTTCGGACGTGGCGGTGGAATAATGGGATAAGAATATGAAACAACTAAGGAAAGCATTGGAGACTATTGCCCTTCATAATTCGGAGGGCAAAGCATCCGATGACCTTCTGATAAAGGCTTGTGACGCTTACAAAACTCAATCCGAATTTATTGACGATTATGAGTATCATGTATGCGTCACGAAGTCTTTACACGACCACTTAAACGGCATAGAGCCTGACGAAGAAATTTGTAAGGCTATCGTGCCAGGTCAGACGAAGGTTGTGGATGGTATTGTCTATATTTATACGGCAACTCCAAACGCCAAAACTCAATACGATTGGCGTGTACTAAAGAATACAACTGCGGGTAACAAGATAGGACGTCAAGTTGACGATGCTAAAATTGCCGCAAAACAGAAATTTGTTAATGAACTTTTTCCAACCGATTTAAGCACTCTAAAGGTCATTAAGAGGTTAGGTGGAAGTACGGGAGCGGAACTGGTTGAAGATGCTAAGGGCAATAAGTACGTGATGAAAAAGGGCAGTAATACGTCCAATGAACACGTAAAGTCCGAGTATCTGACCAACCAACTCTATGATTTGCTTGGTTTACGAGTTCCCGACTTTGAATTGTACGAAGAGAACGGAGAAGCAATCATGCTATCTAAGTTCATCCCAATGACCCGTATGCCTTCTGCTTCTGATTATGATGAAATGGCAAAGGGTTTTGCGGTGGACGCTCTTCTTGCTAACTGGGATGTTTATCAAAACGACAATTGCTTGGTTGACTCCGCTGGTAGGATTATCCGAGTAGATAACGGAGGTGCGCTGGAGTATCGGGCGCAAGGAGCAAAGAAAACATTCGGCAAGACCGTTTCAGACTTCGATTCAATGGAGAAATACAATCCATCTGTTGTCGGAAATCTTTCTTTGCAGGATAAGGTCAATCAAATTGACGAGCTTTTAAAGAAGCGTGACGATGTTATCGGGTTCTTAGTTCAGAGCAATTCAAATTTAGTAGGAGTATTTGACGGACGTTTCAAAGACCTACAAAATATCAAGAACAATCTTGAAACTAAGATAAACAAGGGCAATCGCAAAATAGTTCCGAGAAAGCTCAAGAGCGATGCGGATATGTACCGAGAGTTGACCGATGATGAATTGGACGCTATTTGGAAAGCTCAACCTGGTAGAGACTATTGGTCAAAACTACAAGCAACTAACTACACAAACGGTTGGGAGCTTTTGAATGCTATTTGCGAGGAACGAGGGTTCACGGCACGTCCAGAGGTAGTGGATGAAACTACTTATTGGAATATGGCTAAGAACGCCAAATATCAAATGTTCCGTGGATTATCTTCGGGAGGTGGACACGATGCAGAATATTACGCTGATGACTTCCGATATAATGACAATTGTTTTTACGGAACGATTGGAATACACGGTTCGGGAATTTATGCTCACGTAAATGACGGAACGAACAACAAAGATAATACCAAGACTACTTACAAGAGTTCAGATGCGTATAAGAATGCAAGAAGTTATGCAGGTAGTTCGGGAGAAATCTTGGAATGTATTCTTGACCCGAAAGCGAACGTTGCAATGGTGCCAGACCTAAAGAAAGAAATTCTTTCCATGGTAACATTTGACAAAGCAGCAGTTGATGCGAAGCAGCTTGAGATTGATACCCTTAATGCCGAGTTATCGAAACAGCAGGATGACCTTAACAATATAACGGATAAAACCGAGAAGGACATCAAGACTAAGATGCACTGGGATGAGGACACTCTTGTAATGCATCAATTGGAAATAGACAATACCGATTGGGGAGCTACGAACGACCAAGGTGAACCAGATTATCCGAGCTTTGAAGACTTTGTCGAAAAGAAGATGTTCGATTGGGTCAAGAAGAATGGAGGTACTGTAACGGAGAAAGGAAAAGGAACGGACGTATATGTGTTCAAACTTCCTAACTCAAAAGAGCCGTTCATGTTTAGCCGTTTCCAGTACGAGAATAACGCTATCAAGCGAAAGAATGCCTTTTCCAAGCCTTATAACTATCCAGTAAGGAGATTTGCGGATTGGTTGATGAAAGAGCATTACAACGTTATTAACAAAAAGGTAACGGCAGCGATTGATAACATAGGTTCTAAGGTAAACGAACTTCAAGCCGATATTAAACTTACCAAGAATGAATTGAATACGAAGATTGGAGAGTTGAATGACTTGAAGAAAACTAAAGACCCAAATGGAGATATAATGTCTGGCATCTACGAGTCAGTCAGAAGCGGTTCAAAGGAAGCTATTGGAACGTATGCTGCATTGAAAGGTATTGATGCGATTGTAGAGCCTCATGGAAACGGTGGACCAAACTCTTTCATGATTATTCTCAACCGTAGCAAAGTAATTGTTAAAAAGTAAAGTTATGAACAGAGAAAGATTAGTTTCAGTGGTAGCTGGTAGGGCGAACAAATATGTAAGCCTAAAGAAACCGAGCGACTTGATACCGTTCAAAGGGAAGTTCCCGTTGCTTGAACCGTGGCAGTCCGAAGCGTTTCACAAAGCTATCGAAGGAACGGAGAAAATTGAAGACCTTCCGAAAGATATACAAGACATTGTTATGAAAGGTAGCCGCATAGCCTTAATGGTTGACGGCTTTCAGTCCTATCTTAACAAGAACGGGATGCAACCGAGCGATTTTCAAAAGCTCTCAAATTCCAAAAAGTCCGATTATCTTGTAGGATGGATGAACGAAGATTGTATTGATTTTTCACAATTAACAATTAAGTGATGGCTAATTTTGAAGAAGCGTTCGCAAGAACGGAGAAGTTTGAAGGCAAGAATATTTGGACTAAGACCGAAGGTGACGCTGGAGGTGAAACTTGGAGCGGTATCAGCCGAGTAGCAAACCCGACTTGGGCAGGTTGGAAGATTATTGATGGTATTCCTAATAAGAAGCACGGTCAATCCTTTTCTACTCCTGAACTGGAACGGTTGAAACGGGAGTTGTATAAAAACAACTATTGGAACCCAGTGTGGGGGGATAGAATCAATAATCAAAAGGTTGCTGAGGATATGTACGATACTGGGGTAAATATGGGCGTGGCAACTTCCATAAAGTTATCCGAACGTCAGTGGGGATTAACCGAGACGGGAAAGATGAGTGAAGCGTTGCTAAGTAAATTAAATTCAGTGGTATGAAAAAGCTATTATTTTTGATGCTAATCATATTTACTTCCTGCGGAGGTAAAGAGGTTAAGAAGGAAGGAGAAAGTGCCGTACAAGTGCCTGAAATCGTTTACGTGACGGATAGTACGAAGATAATGGAATTGGAGGATAAGATAATAATGCTTGAAACATCATTACAGTTCTATCGAGATTCAGTTCCATACGAAACGTACATAAATGCACGTAGGATTGAGAAAATCAAATACTACATACGGATAACGGAAAATAAACCAAGCAACCAAAAATTCTTCTACGGGTGGATAAGACGGACGATGGACGAAAAATAGGAGCTTGAGTTGAGCATCCAACAACAGCAGTTATAAAGAGGTCAAGAGTACAAAAACTTTTGACCTTTTTATTTTAAGTATGGCTACAAAAAAGAGCAATGTTGATAAATTTACCTTCTGGTGTCCTTTGGATATTCAGAAAGCTGCCATTGACCCTGAGACTGGTCAAGAGATAATGCGTTTGGGAGGTATTGCTTCCACCTCAGACGAAGACAGTGACGGTGAATTTCTTGACCCGAAAGGGTTTGATATAAAACCGCTTGTTAATAGCGGTATGGTAAATTGGCACCATCAAGCAAAAGGGCAACCCGCAACGATTATCGGAGAGCCTTCCAAAGCCGAGATACGTCCAGAAGGACTTTATATTGAAACCGACCTTTATCCATCCTCTCAAATAGCGAGAGACGTTTGGGATTTGGCTCAAACTCTTGAGAAGGATTCAAAGACAAGGCGGTTGGGGTATTCTATCGAAGGAAAGGTTGTTAAGCGTAAATCCAACGATAAGAAGTCACCCGATTACAAGAAGATAATCAAGGCAATTATTACGGGAGTAGCAATCACTCATCAACCTAAAAATCCAAAAACTTTTGCAAATATCATTAAAGGTGAAATTGACGAAGATTTTGAGGACGAAGTTGAAGAAGCCTTGGACACTGAGAATGGTAAAGCTCTCAAGAAAGAGAGTGTTGATAAGAAGATTAAAAACCAAACTTTCTCCAAAGCAGAGGTTATTGACATCCTATTCAACGACATTCCAGGTATAGATATTGAGAAAGCTGAAAATATTTATTCATTAATGTTAAAAGTTGCTAATATGAAAGGTAAACGAAGAGTCACCGATGAAGACATCTCAAAGGCATACGAAGCTCTTGGGCTTGAGGTAGAAGCCTCTGAAGATATTCAGAAGGGTGATGGCTGTGCCGCTAATGGCGGGCAGACCACAAAGAAGCCTATTAAAAAGGCAAAGACCAAGAAAGCAGACGATGACGACTATGAAGACGAAGAAGAGGTTGACGAGCGTGAAGACAAAACCAAAGAACGTCTTGCTGGTATCAAGGGCGATGCTAAACTCCACCGTGAAGCAATGAACAAAGCGGAGGACGAGGAAGAAGATGACGATGATGATGAGGACGGAGAAGAAGAGGAAATGACCACTAAAGCTAAGAAGGTTAAGAAAGGTGGCGTTAATGCTTTTGACCGTATCGAAAAAGCCGTTGTCACTGGTTATGCAAATCAGGAAAAATTCATTCGTGCTTTGGGAGTTATGGTAAAGAGTTCCGTTCAGAAAACGGAGGAAGTTCTTGCGAAGAACGAAGAACTTTTGGACATTGTTAAGGCTCAAGACGAGACCATCAGCATCCTATCGGAAAAGCTGGAAGAGTACGGTTCAGCCGTGCCAGGGTTCAAGTCAAATCGTAGCGTAGCGAGCGTTGAACGTTCTTTCGCAAAAGCCGAAGACAGTGATATCACTAAGGCCGGTGGAAGAGGTTTAGCCAAAAACCAAATTCCTCTTGGAAACAAGAAAGTAATTGCCGATTTGCTTGACCAAGCTACCTTCGCAAAAGGGTATGATGAAGAGTTCAGCAAGGCTTGTACTACTTTCGAGGCAAGTGGAAGTCTGCCGGCAAACATTATATCTCGCATCAAAAACGAGTTGGGATATGAAATTGTAAAATAAACCATTTTATATAAAGGAAAATTATGACACCTGAAAGATTAACAATTAACCTGTCTGACTATGGCTATGCCGCTCAGCAGGATGGTTATCATATCGGTCAAGGAAGTTCCGAAAACGTTGACCAGCTCAACAAGGCTCTTGCTGCGGAACAAATTACTGGTATGCAAACCCAAAACATGACGGATGCGTCGGGTGCTCCGTTGAAGGTTGAATCTTTGGAGAAAACTCTGAAGCATATCACCTTCCGTGAGAGCGATATTCGCTTGTGGAAAGACCTTCCCAAGAAACCTGCGTATAATACCGTAGAAGAGTACAACCAACAGACAAGCTACGGTCAAAACCGTGGAGGTTGGAACAGAGAAGGGGAGCTGCCCGAAGAAGAAGATTCAATCTTTGTACGTAGAGCGCAGTTGGTGAAGTACTTGGGTGTAACCAAGTCAGTAACTCACCAGATGACGCTTGTAAATACGATGATTGGTTCGGTTATGGAACGTACAATCAAAGATGGAACGCTTTGGATTTTGCGTACATTGAATCAAGGTTTGTACTTCGGTAATGAAAAGCTCATCCCCGAACAATTCAACGGCTTCTTGGCTCAACAGCAACAGTCTGACGCTTGGCCATCTTATGCAGCCTATATGGACTCAGAAATGGTAGTTGACTTGCGTGGTCAGGCTCTTACCGAAGATGCCATTGAAACGGGAGCTAACTCAATCGTTGAGAACTACGGTTTGGGAACACAGATTTATGGCCCACCTGCTGTATTGTCTAACTTTGTGAAGAACTTCTACGGTAACAAGTTTATTGTTCCGAATACTCCTTCATTGAGTGACGGTATCATGGGTCAGAGAGTTCAGGCGTTTGATAGCCAGTTTGGCCGTATCGGTTTGAACCATGACGTGTTCTTCAAGAAATTGCCGGCAAGAACTTCCACATCAGCAGCCAACTCTCAGAAAGCTCCGAACAAACCCGTTTGGGACGGTTCAGCTGCCGCAACAGTACAAAGCAATATTGCTGGTACAAAATGGCTTGCAGAGGATGCTGGTAATGTTTACTACGCTGTTTCTGCTATCAACCGTTTCGGTGAATCAGAGTTATCTATTTACGGAACTGCCGTAGCAGCCGTTGCTAACTGCGCTATTGACCTGAAGTTTACCGATGGTGGCGGAGTAAACAAGGCAACTGCGTACCGTATCTACAGAACTAAGGTTGGTGGAGCTGCAACTGGCCCATTCTTCCCGTTGTTCGATGTATCCTTGGATGACCTGAGCCGTGGCTTTGACGGTGCTGCTCCTTTGGCTATCCGAGACATGAACCGCTTCTTGCCCGATACTGACCAGTCAATGCTTGTTCAGTTTGATAACGAAGTTGTTGAGTTCGCTCAGCTTGCTCCGCTTATGAAAATGGATTTGGCTGTTCTTTCTCCTGCATTCCGTTTCATGGTACTTCTGTATGGTACTCCGTTCTTGTACGCTCCGAAGAAAATGGTGCGCTTAATCAATATCGGCAAGACCATTAAATAACTAAAAATTGTCTAATTGAGAATAGGGGTGGGTGCAAATGCCCCATCCCTTTTTTCGTAAATCGTAAACAGAAATGAAAATTAAAGCAAAAAATCCAAAGGTGGCTTCTATGAAGCTCTGCGTGCCCGTAGATGGCGTTATTGATATTGATGCTAACGGGATAGCGGACGTATCAGCGAAGTGTGCAGTTCAATTGGTAAACGGCACTAACGATTGGGCGTATGCTACTAAGGCAAAAGCTCCTGCTGTAACCGATACAGAGGATGACGAAGAGGAAGAAGATGAGGACGAAACCGAAGGTTCATCAGACCGTGACAAATTTGAAGCTCATCTGAAAACTCTCAAACTTGCCGATATGCAAGCCATGGCCAAAGAGGGAGAAATGCCCGAAGAGGAATGGGAGAAAATCAAGTCTAAAAACCTTATGGCAGCTTACCTCTTGAAGAAGTACGATGAAGCCGTAGCAAACGGTGAGTTGGACGAGGATGACGAAGAGGAAGAAGATGAGGACGAAACCGAAGGTTCAGAAGGCGAAAAATAAACCAACAAACATTGTCTTGATATGCCGAGTTTAAAGCTGAAAATATTATACAACAAGAATGAGGGCATCATAATGAGCCCAACGGAGTTATCCGAGATTTACTTGTTTGGTATTCCGATGTGTACAACGGATGGCAGAAAGGTATCATCCGAGAGTATAAAGAATGCTATTATAGCTGCCCAAACTAAGGTTGAAAATCTTTTCAGTATAAAACTCACCAAGCAGGTTATATACGAAAACCGAGACTTCATCCGTCAAGAGTTTATGTCTTGGGGGTATATCAAGACAATGTATCCTATTGACTACATAGATAACTTGGAAGGTTGGATAAACGATGTTTGTCAAATAACCTATCCGAGAGAGTGGTTGTCAATTAAGAAAGTAGAAGCTGTTGCGGTGTATCGCAATATCTACTTGATTCCAAATACGGGTAGTAAGGAGGGAGCGACTATGACGCAAAACTCTTTAATCTACAACGGTATCAGTCCGCATCTTGGTTGGTTCGGACAAACTTATATACCAAACTATTGGAGAACAAGATATATTACGGGTTGGGATAAGATACCAGCCGACCTTCTTGACTTCATAGCGAAATACGCAGCATTAAACGTTCTTGCTATTATCGGTGATATTATCTACGGAGTAGGATTGACGAGCATAAATATTTCTTTGGACGGTGTAAGCCAAACTACACCTCTTTCCCGTTCAGCGCAAGGAGGTTTATTTGCAGGGCGCATTAAGCTCTATCAAGACCAAATGAATAGCGAGCTTCCAACGCTTACTTCAAGATACCGTGGAATAGCATTTGAAGTGTTATAATTATGGCAAAGAAGAGCATAATCACACAAATGCCTATTACGGCTCAAACCCCACCTTCCCCTGCTGACCCTGCAGCACGTTGGAGGGTGGAAGATTTTAATGAGCTTATATACTCACAAGGTTATGACGCTTTTATTGACCGAGCCTTGCGATGCCCTTGCGTTGACAAATCAACTGGCCAAGCTCTATCCACTTGTAAGAATTGTTTGGGAAGAGGTTGGTTTTTCGTTAATAGACGGGAGACAAGATTGATTGCTCAATCTATGGATAACAAGAAGCGTTATGAGAATTGGAGTGAGGTAAACCGAGGCATGGCAAAGATTACAGCGAGAGCCGTTGATAAACTTGGCTTCATGGATAGAGTTATCTTAATGGAATTGGAAGCGTATTACTCCGAGATATTAAGACCAACGATGTTTGAAGGCGAATTGATAGCCTATCCAGTTTATGAGCCGTTGGAAGTTACGGAGATTTACTTGTTTACTTCCGATGACCAAAAGCTCTTCCCGATACCAGCCGAAATGTATTCCATAAGCGGTAACAAAATAGTATTTGACCCAACGCTTGAAGAATACATAGAAGCTAATACAACGGATGCGGTTCAGATGAGCGTAACAATACGATATTCATATCATCCCGTTTACCACATTGTAGATGCTAATAGAGAGCTAATGAAAGTTAGAGAGGGGAATTGTTGCTTTAGAGACGACCAGCTCACCGCAATGCCGAATTATGCTTTAGCAAGGAAGGCTCATTATATCTTCGATGCACAAAAATACGGAGCGATATTATATGACAATTCAGTTGAAGAGTTATGAAACCAATTACCATAGATTTGTCTGGGTTAAGTCAGCAATTCGGTTTGGCGGCAAGTCAAATAGATATGCTAACGGAGCAATGCGTTCAAACCGTTGCGGCAGCAATCTATGCTAATTGGGAAGCTCTTGCAAAACAACGCTTACAATCTACTCTTCCCGAATACCTGAATCACCTCATATTGGTAGATAAGGGAAGATTTGCAAAACAAATAGTCTTGACGGGTGAACTTCCGAATATGCTGGAGCAAGGAGCTTCGGCATTTGATATGAAGGAGGGGTTCAAGAAGTCTCAAAAGGTTAAATACACCATACCCGTTTATACTAAGAAGGGGAAACAAGTTTACAAAGGAGGTGATTGGTACTTAACAGTTCCTTTCCGTATCGGTACACCAGGCACTTTGGGTCAAGCAGGTTTTACAGGTCAGATGCCTCAAGAGGTTTATGACGTTGTTCGCAAAAGAGCAGCGGGCAAAGGTTTAACGGCTTCGGAGATACCTGAACCATATAATGTACCGAAGAGCCGTGATGCCATTGTAAACGAAGCAGGAAACGTGCTATATGGAGAATATCAGCACCGTCATTCTATCTACGAAGGATTAAGCAAGCGCACCGCTCAATACGGAAAGACTACCCAAAATACATATGGAACGTTCCGAAGGGCAGGAGCTAATTCAGACCCATTGTCTTGGATACATAAAGGACTTGCCGCAAGACATCTTGCCGAAGAAGCCGTACAACAGACGGATGTAGAGACGTTGGTTGAAAATGAAGTTACAACTTATTTAGAAACAATATTATGAGCGCAATATTACTTCCTCAAGTAGTTATCAAGGATACACTTGAAAGCCTTATAAAGTTGGTGAGGGATGATTTGAAAACCCAAACTGACGAAAAACAAACGTTGCTTTATAAGCTATTGGGAGAAACGGATGAGGGGAAACCTTTGAAGATGAACCAATATAATTATTTCAAGCAAGCTAAGAAGATGTTTGAGACGCAACAAAATCTATCGGTAAACTTCGGATATAATTTGGAGGTGGCGAAGATAATTGCGTTGCACATTCTCCTTCCAGCCGAGCAAGGACGTGATGCGGCTATCGGAGAGGATGAAGGATATATGGACGAAGAGGAATTTGACGACCAAGGCAATAAGGTAGCTACCCAGCAGATGTACACTCAAATGTATGATTCAACGTATCAAATTATGATAACTTCGGAAAACTCAACCGAAGTGGACGTTGTTTATTCTTTGCTTAAAAGTCTTTTGCTTATGGTAGTTCCTCATCTTGAACTCCTTGGATTGAGAATACCAAAGCTATCGGGAAACGACATATTGATGCAAGATGACCTTGTTCCAATACCGATATTCCATAAGGTTCTCAATATTTCCTTCACATATGAATTAACCGTTCCGAAACTTGTAAAAGACGAGGTGGCAAAGAGGTTCTTTTGGACTATGCGTATTTTGGATTATTACGGAGAAACAGAGCCAGTTGAGATACCACCAAGAGGTAGTTGACAATTATAGATATTGAGAAAACAGAAATAAACATTTTTAAATTCAAAAGAAGATGGCAACAGTTGTTAATTTTCATGGTAAGGACTATGTTGAACCAGGTTCTTACGCAGCAACGGTTTACAACCCAACTTCTGTCGTTAATGTCGCTACGTTCGGAAACGTAATGATAATTGACACAGGGTTGAGCATCAACGGCTCTTATGAATTTGCGGGAGGTTCTGGAATAAAAGGAGAACTTGCACAAGGCTTAAAGTCTGTGTATGAGTTCGAGAATTATGAAGACTTCTTGGCGTTCATGGGCGGTGGATTAGTTGGAGACATTGCTGAAAAAATCTTTACTCCGCTTGACGGAGCTGTTGGTGCGCCCAAGCTCTATTATACGAGAGCCGCCACTACAAAATGTGCAAATATCCTTATGACTATTTCTTCAGGGAACGCTCTGAACTTGAAATGTAAGAACGAGGGTATTGCGGGCAACGGGCAAGCAGTTGACGGAGTTTTGAAGGTAGGTTATGCAGCGAAGATTATCGCAGGGGAAACTGCTGATACATTCGTTATGCAGGTGTTTAAAGGCTCTTTCATGGGAGTTGATAATGCAGGAGAAGCCTATGGCGCATATAGTCTTGCTCAAGCAACTCCAAATCAGATAGCTGAATCACCCGAATGCACTACACTTCAAGAGCTTTATGATTGGGCAAGTACCAATAAGCAGATGCTTGCTAATTTTGTAGTAAGTATGACTGGAGACGGAGCGACTGAATTGGTAGCCGTTGAGCAAGTTCTTGCTACGGGAGGTACAACCGAGTACATGAGCAATACGGAGTATGCCGATGTATTGGAATCAATCTCAGAATTGGAAGTAACCTTCTTCCTTTGCACAAACCTCAATGCAGCTTCGGGAGCTGGTGTAAATGCCGCAACGAATGGTAAACTTTTTACCTTCTTGAAGCAGGAAGCTAAGTACACCGAGTTTATGGTTGTGCCAGGCGGTGAAGATGAAACCGATTTGTTTGGAGACTCAAATACTTCCGAATCAATTGCGAAGTATTTCAATTCTGGACAAGTAGTTTGTATTCACGGTGCTCCAGAGGTTACAAGGAAAGACCAAAACGGAACGAAACGTTTGCCAACCATTTATCTTGCGGCTGCTATCGTAGGATTAAATGCAGGTATGGCGGCTCAAACTCCGTTGACGTTCAAAAGAGTTGGTTACCAAAGTTTTGTTTACGACCTCAAAAAGAGAGAGCGTGTCAAAGCTCTTCAAGCTGGTATCATGCATGTTCGGAACGTTGCTGGTTATTGGTGCGTCAATCAGGGTATCACTACCTTGCTGGCTAACAAGAAAACAATAGCTGACGATGGACAGTCGTTTGAGCTTTCTATTGAGCTTATCAAGGCGCAGTTGAACAAAGAACTTATCATTGAAGGACAAACGAGGTTTACGGGTCAGACCGCAGCCCAAGCAAGTCCTCAATCGGTTAAGAACTTTACCGAGACGAAGCTGCAAAGTTTGGTAGCATATCCTGGCAATGATAACTTGCTTATCAATTGGAAGAACGTAAAAGTTGTTGCTAAGAATAGCGACTACTTTATAACGTATGACTTTACTCCGAACGTTCCAGTGAACAAGACGTTCTTTATTGGTAATATTTTGGACTTCTACGTTGAAGCATAACAATTCTAAAACATTTGTAATATGGCTAAAAATCAAAGAGTATTTACTGCGCCACTTGCGGTGATACAAATAAATAGCGTTACAGTTGGGAAGATGAAGAATGTCCGCATTACCGAGAACATCAGACGTGGACGGGTAACGGGCATGGGGCGACTCAATCCCGAAGAACTACCTGCGTTGGAGTGGACTGGTAGCTTGACATGTTCTTCCTACACTATCAATTTCAATCTCTTGGCTAACAAGATGAAGAAAGGCACATTCAGAAATGCCGGCACTATCGAGGAATGGGCAAACGCCATTCTTATGCAAGAGGACGGTTTGGAAATTGCCATTCTTCGGAAAGTGAAAGACGGAGAAATTGATTTGGAAAGCGGTTTGGTAAAAACCAAGTACGAAACATTTGCAAAGATAGCAGGAGCGTTCGCAACCCGTGAAGGCTTCGATGTTCAGGAGGGTCAAATTTCAGGCAGAGATACCGAGTTTGAATATACCGACCCAATTCTTTACAACGACATTGTTTAATACATTGTTTCGCAATTATAGAGAGGTGTACTGCATATCACGGTACACCTCTTTTATTTTAAACAAATTGTAAATAAAATGGAAAAATTAGAAAGACAAAAAACGTTTACTTTCAAGGGAGAGAAGGTAACAGTTCAGTTTCCGAACGTAGGTCAAATGATTGACATGGAATCATTGAAGCAATCTCTTACTGGAAATAAATACGGTTCAATGTCGGCTTCGGGAGTAAAAAGTATGTTCTTTGCTCTTGATATGGTTGACGCTCTTTGCTTCTTTGAAATCATGTGTCCAAAGATTAAGCGGATAATGGAAATAAAAAACTTTACCACGCTCAACCCAGAGGATATGAAAGATGTCGTAGCAGTTTATAAGGAGCATGTAGCACCTTGGTATAATAAAATGTTAGCCGACCTTTATGAAGTAGGAAACGACGATGGAAAGGCAAAAGAAACCAACTCTGACGAGGAAGCTGAATAACTTCATTGCCGAGTGGTCACGCTATCCGATTGACCTATGGTGGAGGAAGCGTTACAACATTCCTTTTGGTTCTCCACAACACCGTGCTATGAACTTCATAGATATGGCGATAGAGTACCAAGAGGAATTATTGTGGAACAAAGCAAGGAATAGTCCTCAAGAGATAACGGAGGACGAGTTCATGGAGCAGTACGTTGACGAGCAATTACAAGAACAAGAAAAGAAAACTGTCGAAATGACTCAAGAAGAGATTGACGAAGATTTTGAAAATCTCAACTTGGAGGAATTTGACGAGAAATAAACAATATGGATGTAACGGTAAACATACACGGTAATGCCCAGCCACTACGGGATGAGCTTGATAACGTAGCAGACGAAACTCAAAATCAACCTTCTCCCACTCCTGGCAGACAACCCGATGATTCACGTCAGCCTAACTTACCACCCAGTGACCGTTTGGTTGAAGACCTTCGGAGGATAATCATTGAGCAGGGCAACAATAACTATCGGGAACGACTTAATCAAGTAGGTGCTCAACAAAGAACTGCACTTGAGGATGAAATTTCTCAAAGGTACGGTCAAAGGCGTGACGAAACGGGAGCACGAATGCAAGCCGAATATGAGCGCATAGATAGAGAGCTGGAGGAACGAAGAAAAGAAGGCTTAAACAACCTTGGAAATCGTGCTAATGACCCTTTCTATCAATCCATACTGGATAGTCAAATTGAATCCGAGCGTGAACGTCAATATAAGAAGGTAGGTTCAATGTTCGATGCGGAGTTTGACGAGATTGATAAGCAGGAAGCTCAAGAACGTACCGATGTTGAGAAAGCTCTTACTGATGCCATCAAAAGGCTTACGGGAGAAATGGAGAAAAGAGACAAGGAAGAGGGTGATGCGGGGAAAGGTAGTGACCCAAATTCTTATATCAATCAACTCCGAGAGCAAAGACGTCAATTGTTGTTAGACCGAGATAACGCAGCCGATGAGGAAGGAGCTTTGGCAGCTCAAGGAAGGATTAATGCAGTTGACGAACAACTCCGAAGAGTAATGGAGGGAGGACGTCAACAACAAGGTTCAAGGATGGCTTTGGGATTAACTTCTGCCATGGGTATCGGTTCTTCAATAAGTTCGGGCGATGTTAGTGGAGCGTTAATCAGCGGAGGTAGTTTGGCGGCTGTAATGGGGGCAAATCCATATGTGGCGGCTGCATTAATAGCTTCGGGAGCTATTGGAAAGGCAAGTACATTCGTTTCCAGCGGATATGATGACCTTGCTGGGCTTGCCGCTTTCCGTTCTACCGCAGGAGGTCAGGGAGGAAAACAAGGCATGGGATTTTTAGCTCATAATCTTGACGGAGCTACAGCATACGGACTTGACCCCGCATCCCTTGGACTTGACCAAGACGAGTTTTACAAACAAGCTGTACAAAGAACGAGAGCAAGAGGAAGTGGAGACGATTGGTACAGAGAAACAATGTCTCAAATAGCTCTTGAAAGAAATTTAGGCTTGGAAGGAAACTCTTTGACTAAAGCAGGACAATATGACCGTTATGGACAAAACGTTACGGATGCGATAAGCAGATTGACGACTGTTTTGATGGGCATAGAAGGCTCTGGCGTATCTTCGGGAGATTTTACAAGGGTTCAAGAAAAGTTCGATATTCAACAACAACTCATGGGTTCTTATATGAGCCGAACTGACCGCCCAAATTATGACGTTGCTAATAATACCTTGGCAGCTTTCTCTGCTACGGGAGTAACGCAAGATGCGAGAATGGGCGGTGATATTGCTTCTTTCCAAAATATGATTCAAAACCCGATGAACGAAAGGATGAAGGCTTTGATTTATGGAACGGTAGCTGATATCATGCCAGAGACGGGAGGACGCATGGACTTGATTGACCGAGCTATCCGAGACCCAGAGAACGAAGGACGTATCATGCAAGCCGTAGTACAAAGAATACAACAACAGTTCGGAGGTACGGATACAACTATGGGATATTTTGCTTTCAAAGCTCTATTGCCCGATATAGCACCTGACCGTCTTGATGAATATATTTCTCAAATTACTTCGGGTGATGCTGGAAGTTTATTAGCGAGAGGTGGAGCGAAAAATCAAAACCAATTAGATGCAGCTGGTGATGCTAATAGAGTAGCGTGGACTCAACAAGCTCAAGAGTTGGTAAGCGGTATGACCCAAGGCATAGAAGGGTTGAAGAACTTCTTTACTACTAAGGGCGTTAAGGTATTCTTTGGCGACCCAGGTGCAACTCCAAATAGTACAAGACAAGGAAATTGATATGGAAAAAGATAACAACAATTACATTTGGCTCTATCACCGCTATCGGAACATAAAGACTATAAAAGACTTTATGGACAGAGAGCATATATATTCCATAACCCCTGAAGAGTTCTTTGAATTAAACAGAGAGCTTATTTGGTCACAATATGGTTATTGGGATAAATATATATTCCACGCTGGACAAAAAGCAATCGGAAACGATAAATGGCCAGAGAGTGCCGCTGATTTGGATATTGACGCTTGGTTACCTTGTCCTTGTAATCTACGCATTCAAGCTACTAAGGTGGAAGAACGTTTGGCGATAAGTCAAACCAACTTCCAAACCCAGTCTGGAGACTTCTATGCGTTTGCAGCCGAAGAGATTGCGAACATATTGCAGAATGAAGGTTATCAAATAAGTTCGGCTGAAAAGAAAGCTCCAACAGTTCAAGTATTCGGTTGGTTTAAGTCTTTGTATTATGTAGGCTTATCAGCTTTGGATAATTCAAAAATTACGGGGAGTAAAGAGTTCACCGAGTTCGCAGACCTATCGAAGCATATCATATCTCTTTCAACTATGGTAGGCAAAGACGGGGGCAGTTTTACAATGCGTTTACCTATCATTAATGCTTCGGGATTGGTGGCGGTAATATCTAAGAATAACAAAGACCGAGATTATGTTGGGCAAAGAGGAAGAGCATCAAAAGACCGATATTCAAATAGTTCCTTTTATCGTTACGATGACCAGTATTATTCCAAAGACGAATACAATATATTGGAAGCTAATTATTACAATTGGCTCATAAGCTCTAACGACCTTCTTTTCATATCCTTTGAAAAGTTAGATATGGAGACAAAGAGAAGCATTGACCATATGTTGACGGGGGATGAAGATAACTTCGATATACAAACCAATATAGCTGCACAAGTCTATGATATGATAGCTCTTGTGGACGATGTAAAGGTGGTACATGACGCTCAGTCAGCAACGGCTTATGTCGAAGTAACGGGAAGAGACTTCATGAAGCTCTTAATTGAGGATGGTTCTTTTTTCTTCAATCCTTCTACTACATCCAATCCGAGCGAAGTATTTGCGAATGAGCAAAGCTACGGCAAACAAGGAGATATTAAGGAAGCTGACCAAATAAACAATACTTACAATAATCCAATCGGCAGACTTCGGAGGGTAACTGGAGAGATTGATATATTCAGTAACCGAATAAATATGGATTTGGGATATATCTTGAAAGGTGTTATATCTCAATTGGCCAACGTAGAAGTAGTGCCAGGATATGTATTTGACTCTTGGGGAGATTTACGGACTACCTTCAACGAGTTACAACCAGTAAAGAAAGAGAAGTAATATGGCAACGATAAAAACATTCATGAAAGGGTTCTTGCAAGGGGTAACAAATTTGCAAGTAACCAGCTTGTTTGGTAAGAGACATTGGAACGGAAAGATAAAAGACCATAACGGGATTGACATTGGAGTTCCGCAAGGTACAATCTTAAAAGCTCCTTTGGCGGGTCAAGTCATAAGAAAAACCACTCAAAAGAACGGAGCTGGATTGTACGTTGCTATCCGATATATAGCCGATATGGGTATGTATTTTGATATATACTTCATGCACCTTCATACCGTTGATACTGCAATCTCCGTAGGCGTTCAAGTATCGGAGGGTCAGACTATCGGAACAACGGGAGGTGCAAAAGGCGACCCAAATGCAGGAACGTCCACTGGCCCACACCTACATCTTGAAATCCGAAGAATGGGAACTGTTCCTGTTGACCCAAGATATTGGTTTTTAGCAAGAGAACGTTTGACGGCTGCGGATAGCGGAAAGATATTGAATTTTGGCGATGATACTTGGTTATCTTTCCCCGATTCAGTTTTGAAAACTCAGACTTCTTACAAGTATTCAGCGCAAGAGGATATAACGGTTGCAGATGCTACGGAGTATCATAAAGAGAAGAAACCGCCAGTGCCTATGGAAGCTAAAGAGCGACTTGCACCAGGTGTTTGGCAAATAACGAAGCTCTTGATTGATAGTTCCGTTGTAGATAAACAAGTATTCGATTCAGGAATATCAACTCAAATGGGAAGTCTTTTAAATTTCTTCCGAAAGGTTTGTCAAGAGCCGTTGGTTGAAATGATGGGAGATACGTTTGGAAACCAATATTACTGGATAGTTCGCAGACCACCTTTCGATAAGGAGAATATGACGAGGTTGATTGAATCGGCTTATACCGTCTTGAACACCGATGACGTATTGAGCGCAAACCTCACTTGGTCAAATCAAGGAATATATTCATGGTATCGGTACGTTCCATATGGAGATTTATTAGGAATACCCGAAGCTCAATTGTTCATGCCAGCGGTGTTCTTTCCTGAATATGCAGCAGTATGGGGAAGCCGACCACTTGCGCTTGAATCGAACTATTACAATTGGGCTGAGTCTGGGCGTTGGAATGATGATAAGACGGAACAAAAGAATAATGGAGACAGAATTATTCGCAACGCTGTTCGTGATTTCAAATACCTTATCGAAAGTAATGCTTACAATCCTTTCACAAGACAAGGAACAATAACTATACAAGGAGATAGACGCATCAAGCGAGGTACTATGGTTCGTCATACTTCGGGAGAAGTATTTCACGTTGACTCCGTTCAGAATAGTTATCAAGTCTTAGGCAACGCAGTACAAAGAACAACTACATTACAAGTCTCCAAGGGCATTTATCCTGCATATATAGAGGGAGTTGAATTGGACGGTCATTTGCATAGCTATTTCAACATCATTGATTTTGGAGAGGACTTCGATATTGAGAAAATAACCGCTGCCAATTGGAAGGAATACATATCCAAATGGAAAGTTAATCTTGAATCGTTTGGCTTCTTCATGACCAGACAACAAGTCTTTTGGGAGAATGTATATATTAATCGTGCTAAAAATCAATAAGTATGGACGGAGATATTGGATTGATAAAAGTTAATACGGGAGTAGGAACGGGTGGCGTAGGCTTCTTGGTAGTTCCTTCGGAAATTGACCGTATTCAATATATAGAAGATTGCTACCGAACTCAAACTGTTACGATAAACGGAGGTGAGGGATATGGCTTCTTTTCTTCTGTAAGATGCCCGCAAAACATTCTTGAAAATCTTGTTTTCCCGACTGAAACGAGCCGTGGAACTCCGATTGTTTGGGTTAAGGACGGTATGACTCATTTGCCCGTCATAGTAGGATGGTTGCGTCAGGAGGGTGATTATTACGCTTTGGGAGAAGCTCAATGGCGTTTGAGTCGTGGAACGGATAAGAGAAACGTGGAGATATTTGTTGACGGCAGTATAGCCGAGATACAAGTCAACGTGTTGGGAGATAAAGAAGAGCCTGCAAATATTGATATAAAATTATCAAGCGAGAACGGAGATTCAGAGTTCAATTTGTCTTCCGATAATACGGTAAATCTTCATGCCGCAAAGAAACTTACTTTGTTGAGTGAAAACGAGTTTGACTTGACCGTTACAGAGAAGGGTGAGACTAAAGGATTAATTCAATATGTACTTGGAAAGGGCATTGTAATTCAAGACGAGTTCGGGAACGTGATAAAGACTTCGGACGGATTAATTGAATTGCTTAGCAAGCAAATAAACCACAACGAGGGCAAAGAGCCGATGGTGTTAGGAGATACGCTTGCGAAGTTACTTTCAGACCTCATTGACGCAATAATGAAATTGACCGTTATGTCTCCAGTTGGCGTGACTTCTGTTCCCGTTAATATAGCGGACTTCTCTGCAATAAAAGCGAGAATTGACGAAATAAAAAGTAAAATTTCTAATTTGGAATAATTATGCCATTAGCAACATCAGTATTAATCGAAAACCTCACAACGAGGATTAAGGATGCTCTTGACCAACCTTTCGATGAAAAGTCAAGTTCAGATGATATTAAGAAAAGATTTGCCCAAAATTTAGCGACTGCCATAGGTGAAGAGGTGGACGCTTGGATAAAGACTGGTCAAGTAACAACTCCTGCTGGAGTAGCTGTTCAGGTAACACCAACGAGCGGAACGGGAGCAACAACCGCTCCTGGCATTGGTACAATCTCATAACAGTTATTAAGTTGTAAAATAAAGAATGATATGTCTATATTAGGAAATACAGTAAATGCGGTATCGGAACAAGCGAGGTCAGTTTTGGCAACGGTTGGTAGAGCCGCATTGCATGCTTTAGCTCCAGACAACTTTGAATATTATCTTTGTTCTTTAGAGTTATTGGATAGTTCGGGAAATTCAAAAGGCTTCTTGTCTTTTGTCGTTATGCCCAATAACTATCTTGAAAACCGAACTCAAATTGCTACGGTGACCAAGACTCAAAGTGGAGTAACGACCTTGTTTAATAGCACATTCGTTCCGAGAGATATATCAATTCAAGGAACGTTTGGACGAAAACTCCGCTTTCTATTAGGTATGCAAGAGGTGGAAGATAAGAACGACAAAAGCGTTCCATTTTTCAACGGTCAGTTCGGTAAAGTTCTTGGGCAGGAGGTAATGATAAAGACGGGTTATGGGCTTACTAAGATGCTACAAAAGATGGTTGATACGACTTATAAACTGGACGATAATGGTATGCCTCATATTATGTTGTTTAGTAACTATTCGTTGAACACTAATTACGTTGTAGAAATCTTACAAGATAGCTATTCTCAAAGCGTTGAAAACAATATGCTTTGGTTCTATTCTTTAGAAATGAAAGCTGTTGCGCCTCAATCGGCTGTTCAACGGGGTGAGGACTTCTCCAAAACTTCTCAATTCCTTACAACCGTAGCAACGGGAGCTATTGCAAAGGGTATAGGCAACATTCTCAATTCAGTAACAAGAGCAATAAATTTGTAGGCTATGGGAATGGAAAGTATAGTTATAGAGTTTCAGCAAGTGACGAAATATCCTTTGGTTGAGTTTTTGACTCAATATAGGAATTTTATGCTGAACTCCTTCCCAGAGATTGACCGATATTTCTCAGGGGAAACTTCGAGCATAGACAACGCTCATTTGATTGCTCTGAAGAACTTAACAACCGAGAGTAGCAACTGTATGGCGCAGTTCAAAAACTTTGCTAATAAGTTCGACAAGTGCGGTTATTGGGAGCTTATGGAATATGTGGGAGATTTGGAAGATACGATTGAGAAAATCAATAAACTTCCGAAGTTCCGCAGAACTTCTTTAACAACGAAAGGTTATCAACCCGTTATACAAGTAGCTTCTTCGGTAGGAGGATTCAGAACTATGGAGGACGTGTCAAACTCCATTAAGCAACTCAATAACGATAACTCCAATTGGGTTGAATTAATGTTGAGTAACGATATGAACGAGGTTGATTGGGAAATAGACGAGTTGAAACCTATCAATGTGTTTATAAATAATACGATTGACGTTGTTGTTACTACCATACTTGACCAACCTATCGGAAAGCGGATATACGGAAAGGATATTAACCGAAAGGTGACGTTTGTTGATAACGATTTGGACGTAAAGATTTGGCAAGATAATATCGAGCAAAAGTGCGATATTCTTTTGAGTTTGAAACGGGGGGATGTTCCCGAAAATATGTTGTTTGGTCAAAATGCTTCTCTTACTATCGGAGTAACTTCAAAAAGTTTTGCCTATCCAGAGTTGGTTAAGAACTTACAAGAAACCTTCTTGCAAAATGATTTATTCCAATATGTAGAGGTAACGAAGTTTGATTTCAACGAAGGCTCTATGAATATATATTGCGAGATTAAAACAAAATATGATTACAAAACTGAAAGAAAAATAGTAGTGGTATGATTACAAAGATAATTCCAGTACAAGAGCTGAAGCAAATATTTCTTGAAATCTTTCTCAACAAGACCGATAAGGTGAACGACATATCCCAAGAGTCAGTCTTGAATGGGTTTGCTTTCGGTTGCGCTAAGGTAGGACAAAAATGTTTAGTGAACCAAGCTATTGTTGAAGGTCATATTTTCCCCGATACGGCTTATGGTCAATACTTGGACGAAATTGCTAAATTGAGGGGTGTAGCTCCGAGATTTGGAGCTCAAGGAAGTTCCACGTACATACGGTTGGTTGGAGATACGGGAACAACCTACTTGGCGGATACAACAACCTTCACCAGTTCTTCGGGCGTGAACTTCTCCTTAGAGACGGACGTTGTTATTGGCGTAAACGGTTTTGCTTATGCTAAGATTAAAAGTGATGCAGCAGGAGCAAGTACGAACGTTGACCCATTGTCTATAAATAAAATCAATCCAATTCCTTCGGGTCACATAGCTTGTACCAACGAGTATCGTGCTACGGGAGGAAGAGACGATGAGGATGACGATTTGTTCCGCATCCGTATTAAAGAGAGTGTAAACCAATTGGCGAGAAATACACTATCTTACATGGAGCAAGTGTTTATGAAAATAAACAATAACGTTCTCAAGGTACATAAAGGAGGTATGGATGCTGACGGACGGTTCAACTTGATTGTTGTGTCGGTAAACGGGCAAGACTTTACCGAAGATGAATTCAACGAGATATTGAGTCATTCAGAAGAGTTCCTCACGCTTTCGGAGCTTTTGAATACAACAACGGGATATGCCCTGAAACTTAACAATGTGAATTGGCTTCCAGTTGATATTGAGTTCCGAGTTGATATTGACCCTGCATATAACCAAGATACGGTACGAAGAGAAATCCAAATTCAAATGGGCAAACTGTTTGATTATCGTTTTTGGAAGTACGGAGATAAGGTTGAGTGGGAAAACCTTCTGTATGCGGCTAAGAATGTAGATGGAGTGCGATACGTGCCCGATACACACTTTTCTCCGCATAGTGATATAAACGTTCCCGAATACCGACTTCCACGCATAAGAGGCTTTGTAATGCGTGATTTAGATGGTAATATCATAGAGGACAACGGAGGTGTATTGAGTGAGTTCTTCTATCCGAACGAAATTGATTATTCATTCCAAGCAAGCGTATTAACAACGATATGATAACAACTGTACCTACAAAAACGATAACGAAAGTATTGGATGTGACGGACGTTGAAAACCTTCATATCTCTTGTTTTGCATCTATGAACGATGATGGAACGACTTCCCCAGAGATTTACGATGCGGAGCTTTTGGAAGAGGATATGACTATCAACGACACTCACGGACAAGAGGGTGAATTGTTAATAACTTCCGATTATCCTGACTCAGCCAAAGTAGAAGGAGGTGATTTGATTGTTTCTCCGAAGGAAGATAATGCTGATGATTATTCAAAAGAAAATGGAGACTTGATTTATGAAAGACAATAAGATGCACGAAATAGGGGATATTCTGTTGGTGAACGTTAATTCGCAAGCCAACGGAAAAGTCCAATTAAGTTCCATAACGAGTAACATCACTGGGCTTAACAATATCCGTACCGTCAAAACCGAAATACGGATGACTGCCGATGGGGTATTTTGGAGCGATTGGATTGAAGTTCCTTCAACGGGAGCTATCCCAGCTCAAGAAGAGCCGTTGGATGCCGATGGAGCTTTTTATATACAAGTACGATACGAAAGGACGGGAACTGAAACTGTCGGTGATTTAGAGTTCGTGGATGTAAGTTTTACGGGAATGGTTGAACCGCAAATTTTCGTAGCACCTACCATTGATAAAAGTATCTTTTCAGATACGATTAACGAGCCTGAATTGAAAATCTTGGAAAACAACATATTCAAGAAATTATATTATCGTGGCATACTTCCGCAATACATTATAAGAGCCGACAATTCAGATTTGAAGGAAGATAAGGACTTTACTGACCTATGGAGTTCTGTTGCGAAGTTCTTCGGATTATTCATAAGGTTCTTCAAGAGGTACGAAAATTTCAATGATGACTATTCTTTATTGTACGAGTATTTGAAACAAAGTGGTTTGTACTTCGATGAGACTAAAGTTACATTGGAAGATTTGCAATACTTGACTCAACACTTCTATGACCAAATACGTCAAAGAGGTACGAATATGATATTCAAAAAGAAGGGCGATGTATTGGCTGATGGAACTATCGTTCCGATTGACGGTGAATTTATCCGTCTTATGCGTACCCGAATATATGATGAGCTTTTGTATGAAGTTATACCGTTGGAGAAGATGGGATGGTGCGTAGGTCAATCTTCACCTATGTGGAGAGGAACGAGCCGTTCAGAAAATCTCAACAAGACTAAGGAGAAAACGTCAGACTTTGAAGACCTCTCAAACTTTGTGATTAATAAGGTTGGAACGGCTTCATATTCGTTGGCTACTTTAGGTGATAAAAAGGTTCTCCGACTAAATGCCTCTGGAAGTAACAGTAAGGTTGGATTGGGACGTATCAATGACACGCAGGACGTATCGGAAAACCTATATGTTGTTGATTCAAGAATGGATTATGAAATCTGTTTCGCTTTCTATATTCAGAGCGGTTTGAGTGATACTACTAAGATATTGTTTGGAGTGGAAGGATTTGATTCATCAAAGAATAAATTGACTGATGCCTTCATAACCCCGAACGCAGCAGGAGTATCGGAAACCTTCTTTGAAACCACAACTGTAAGAAAGGTTGGAAATTGTTGGTATTTTGCGAGAGGTATAATTCATGCTTATAACACGATTAATACCGATGAAATCAAAACCAATCTTGGGATAGGAACGAACTTACATTTCAACAATCCTTTCGTTCGTTATATACTTCCAAAGATTCAATTGTCTTCCGATAACGGAGCAATGGTATCAATATGGGATTATAAGATAAGACCTTTGGTGCGTGGAACAAATATACTTCCGTTAAAGAGCGGAGCGGTGGCAAACGCAACAAGTTTGGGATTCATTCAGAGTTCAAGGATATTTTACATCTATGTAAAGACAAATAACAATTCTCTTTCTCAACGGGAAATAACGGAGATTGTTAATAAATATTTGTTGTCCTTCAACTTCAATACAATCTTTGTTTATATAAGTAATTTTTAAATATTTTCGCTATGTCAAAATTAAAAATCAGTCCAAATTTATTCTTGGAGGTAGCGGAGCTTCAACGGTTGGTAAAGTTCCTCAAGGGGGATGGCTACGAGCTGTTGATAAAATCAATGCTTAAAACTTACGGCATAGTACAAACTGCCGATAACAATTACTACAAAGTCACTTCTTTGAGTGGAACTTTGAATACGATTGTTATTAATAAGGGAATAGCAATTGACTCGCAGCTCCGAGCTATCGTGATGGAGAAAGATTTGACGCTTACAGTTCAAAACACGGGAAGTAAGCGTTGGATTATTCTGGAGTATGATTCAACGAACTACGAGAAAGGAACGGTGTCTGTGACGGCAAACGGTACATTGCAGGGTGTTGGTACTTCCTTTACCGAAGTATTGCGAGGTCAACCGAACTTCCCAACGAAGGTCAAATTCAATTCATCTTTGAATATCGAAGAGTATGAGGTTGTATCGGTAACGAACGACAACTCAGCCGTTATCGCAGGTTCATTCAACCCAGAGAGTAATGTTCAGTACGCTGTTGTAGGAGCATTTACACCAGGGTTTGAGCCTAACGAAGAAAACCGCCTCATTTATGAAATGGACAGCTACAAAATAACGATAGTTGATTCAGCGGACGTTCCGAGCCTTACAGCTGACCAATACATTCTTGCTTCCATAGAGTTTGTTGGTAATGGTATTATCATAACCGACCAAAGAGCAGGTTATATGTTCAACGGTTCTTCTTATACTTCGGGAGGAATACCGACATCTGATGAGCTTGTAAGTCTTTTGCAGGTTCAAAAGATAACAAACAATATGATGGAGATAACTATTGAGCATGGTTATACGATAACCAACTTTGAGATTATTTCAACTTCAACCTCCAACATATTCCGAATAAGAAGCGGTTTATGTAATTTCTTAGGTACGGGCAATATACCGAACGGACTATTCAAAAATTGGGTATTGGTAAATGCCGAGACTTTCAAGAGCGTTATCATTGATAATAACGAAAACAAAGATTTGTATATTTCCAATCTTGACGAAGAGTTATTGCAAGGAACAGTTACGAAATTCTTTGTTCTTCCTCCATACGAGAACATTGAGTATGAAATCTTATATTCGGGGGAAAGCGTTGTAAATAGTTTACCAAGAAATACATTGGTAAGTCAAGGTAGCAATGTAAACAAAATACTTCTTCCTGCTCCTTATGGAGATTTGACAGTTTCGCTCCGCTATCGAATGATAAACGGAGACACATCAACTCCAAAGCAGAAGTTTGCTATTGCCGAATATACTAATGAGAACGGAGAGAAGCAAATAATTGGTGACTCTCAATTCTTCATTACATTCACCGAGCCAGTTGTTGAACTAAGAAATTATTCATAATTATGATGTTGTATCTTACGGGGGCATCTGCCCCCTTATCAAAATCGGGAGGTGTTTCGCCTCAAAGCGATGTAAACAAAAGTTTGGGCGGTTACGTTTCTTCCAGTCCAGTACCGAATGGGGCATTGAATAATATCTTTGACCTCATATCTAACTACACATTGGAAAAGCGCACTCCTGAAACTCTTGCATTTGCCCTTGTTAATAAGTTTGATAAACCTGTAAAGAACGTATCTTTGAAAGTCGTTACAGACGAAGGAAATCTTGCTTTTTTCAAAGTAGCAGCCGTTGCGGTTGACCCCGAAACTATGACCATGGAGCATATCGCAAACCGATACCAAGAGCCGATTGGAGCACAATTCTATGACGCTTCTTTTTATCGTGCGGGTGTAACGGTAAAGATTGACTCTCCAGCAATCAAGGGTGAAGAAATTATCTTTTATCCGATGAACGTTCAAGTTGAGGTTGAAGAAGCAGGTTTGGAAGGAACGTGGGATGCAATATGTGAATCATTCCGAGACGATGACACCTATACAGCGAAGAGATTGACGGCTGATACGTTCCGAATTGAAAGAAGAGACGAGACAGTGTTGGAGACACCCGTAGCATGCTCCTTTATAACAACGGGGGTATCTTCCTTCACATTCGAGGGAAAGTTGGAGAACAAGGCAGATAATAGTGTAGTTTTAACCGAAGAGTTTGCGCCAAATGCTTGTATAGGCATATGGGTTCAAAGAAGGATTAAAAAAGCTAAGTGGACATCCAATGAACAATTATTAAAGAACTACAAGGAAGGTTTTAACTATCCTACGATTGAGGAAGTTGACCTTGTAGTTGAATACGAAGAAGTAACCGAATAATAATTTACATTATGGCAGGATATGACGATACCAAACAAAAGATTATAGACACGCTCATGGGGCGTCCAAATGGTACGGAGATTCAACCCGAAAACCATCAAGACTATGCCCTGAATATGCTTGACTATATTCGTAGTTTGGAACTTGCTACTACCAGCACATTGATTGGCGTAGCTTATGCTGATACCGTTCCGATTCAACCCGATGACGGACGGGTATGCTACATAGCAGGTGTAGCGCAAGACCAAACTGTTACCTTCTTAAACTTCCGAGACTATCAAGGACGTTCAATCCAGATAACTACGGGAGAAATGGAAGGGTATTTGGTTATATTACTATGGAATATGCAATATTGGTCATACCAAGCTATTCCAACGAATATAATAAGCGATGCTGAACAAGCATACTTTTATTACAACTTGACAATCCGCAAAACATACCCATCTGTAGCAGCGATGAATGCAGACGTTGCTGCACCTATTGGAAATGACGGAAAGCTCTTGAAGGTTGGGGAAATCGTATCTGTGCATAACGAGGACAACCCTGAAGAGGATGCAATTTACAGTTGGGAGAGTGGCCCAAGATGGCAGATGCAAATGAAATTATCTGCTCTTGATAGCCGTGTCTTCGATGGAGGACGAGCTGACTCCAAGTATGGAGGGGCAAGGAATATAAATTGCGGTAATGCGCAAGGATGATTAAGATAACACATTAATAAAATTATTAATTATTATGGCTGATAGAATTCAACAGCGGAGAGACACAGCTGCCCGATGGGCATCTTACAATCCGATTTTGTTAGAAGGTGAGATTGGTTGGGTTACGGATAACCCTAATCAATACAAAATCGGTGACGGAGTTAATGCTTGGAACTCACTTCCATTGAGAGGTTATTCAGGCACAGTCGCAGGAACGATTGGTTCGGATGAAACCGCAGTATTAAGTCAAGCCGCAACTTCCAAATTGACGGGTTTGACGAGGTTCTTATTGTTTAGTGCTTCCAAAGAGTACAAAAAAGGAAGGATTGTAAACTATGAAGGTATCTTGTACCGATTTACCGCAGACCATCCCGCAGGAGCTTGGATAGGAACGGATGTAGTTGAGTCCTCTTTGAAAGAAGCCGTTGACCAACAGTTCTACGAAACTATGGGAGCGGATATGTGGGAGAACGGGTATTATATTACAAAAACTGGAATACGCTCAACTACTACCAATCAAGGATTTGCTGCTACAAATTATCTTCCTATTTCTGGAAAAGAAGATATTGTGGTGATAGGAGGTTGGCTATCACCCGCTCCAGATTATAATATAGTTCCAGTGGCGTTCTACGATAAGAATTTTGTATTCATATCGTCTTATACTCCCATAGAAAATACGGATGAAATTTTCACCGTTAAGGCTTCGGATATACCAGTGGGAGCGAGATACATTCAATGTACCGCAAACATAGTAAGGGGAACAGTTCAAGCGCAATTCCCAAGAATTATCGGAGTTGATTATATGTCTATGATTGGGTTGGTAAACGAAACACGAGACGATTTATTGGAATTAACAAAGATTGTTTCTGAGGATGGAGGGTTCTCTTGCATTCCTTTGGTAATACCTAACTATATTTTGTCCACTTCAAGTGGTGTTAGTAAATGGATGAGAACTCAAGTGTGGGATGTGTCGTTGACCAAAATCTTCGATGGTTCTAAAAAGTTGACCATTCAAGGTATTCCGATTAATTCAAACATTCTTGTAGTGTTCTTCAAAAACCTCAATACGGATGATGCTAACTATATTACGTCAATTTGGATAAACGCAAGTTCACCAGTTGTGACTTCTGGTACAGTTTCTATCCCAGCCGAAGCGAGACTTGCTGTAATAGACATTCCCAAGGCAAATTACGTTGAAGAAAGCGGTGGTTATAGAAACTTCCGAGTTATTCAGGAAGGTGCTGGAGCAAGTCAGGCTTTAGTGGCGGAGAACAAGAAAACTCTTTCGGGTTACTTCTTTACTCTAAAAGATAGATGTGTTACGGAAACGGGAGGTGTTAGAGGTTCAACTGGTTTGGATTCAACTCCACTCCTACCTATTACGGGTAAAACGCCCATCAGACTTCAAGGAGGTTGGAGAAACGCAATCTCACAAATTACTCCAATAGCTTTTTATGACTCTCAACAACGATTTTTGAGTTGTTACATGGGAGATATTGAAGGAACAAATACGGGAGTGTATGAATATGCTGTAGCGGACATTCCAGCAGGAGCTGCCTATATACGTTGTTGCGTTAATGTATTACGTTGGGGCGTTGACGGTTGTTCTTTGTATGGAGTTGATTTGGCTTCTCTGTCATCCGCTGGCGTAGATAATTTTAATTGGAATCAATCGCAAACAAAAGATGGTTCTTTTTCGGGAGAGCCGAATGTTGTGTTGGGATATTTAGTAAGTTCAACAAATGGCATATATGGAAGTTATCAGCCGTTAGAATTATGGGATTGTTCTTGGACTTTCCTTTATAAAGGTGCAACCACTTTAAAATGCGAAGGAGCTATTCCATCTTTTGTAGCTTGGTTCAATTCAAGTTATCCTTCGGAAGAAACTTTCATAAGTTTTCAGACTTGGACTGGCGATTCAATGTCAATTCCTGAGGGAGCTAAATTGGCCATAATTGATTATTCTAAAGCATCAAACTCTGAAGGATATTCAAACTTGAGAGTAACTCAAGATAATTTTGGAGCTTTCCGAAAGGAAGATTTGGAAGACACTTTTTATAGTTTAGGATTGTTGACCTATAAAGACGGTGATTCCATTGATGTAGGAGCGGTTGTTGACGGTTATCAAAGACCTGATGGAACTATTCTTATAACTTCGGATTATGTTCATCAAGATGTAGTCATACCAGATTATACAAAGAAGTATCATGTTGTTATAACACGTTGGCCACAATCTTCGGGCGGTATTTACTTTATGGTAGCTTTTAACTCCGAAGGTTTGCCGATACGAGGTATGTATCCCAACCCAGTGCCTGGTTATGGCTTGGACGAAATTGTTAAGTTCCCGATTGGAACTGCTAAGGTAGCTATAAACTGGCGTTCTAATTATCCGAAAGCTCCGACTGTAAATATTGCGGTTGCAGAGAATATTGATATCAAAGAAATGCAAGAGGAAGTTGCTAAGCATGACGAAATATTACGTCAAAAAACTTACACTCTTCAAGAAATGATATCTCAAGTAAGAGGGCAATTCATTAATGCTTCGGGAGTTCCTGCAACGAATGGTTCATTCTATTACACCCGTTATGATATAGCGGATGTTAATTTGGATTATCGTTTGACTTCTGGATATGGCTCAAATACTGGAATTTCCTTTGTACATTATTATGACGAAGAGAATAATCATCTGGGAGCTGAATATTATGTTTCAACTCCAGTGGGAGGAAGCTATCAACTTGATAGAGCTAAACTACATTTTCCAGCTGGAACTTCTTATATATTGGCTAATTGCAGTAATCTTTACCAAGTTAAGTTGGAAATTATGACGGAGGGTGATTATTACGACCTTTCTCAACTTGGTAAAGAAACAAGCGGTTTGATGAAGGTTCATATCTACGGTATGGAAACTTCTTTGAATACCTATTTGTTCTATGTTCGTTCAAGCTATAACAAAGCAAAAACGAAAGACATAATCGTACTTTATTATACAAACCTCAATGGTTTGATATCTCCGAAGGCTGCTTATGTTGGACCAAGCGATTTAACGGATGCTCAATTGATGGTTTCAACTTACTTGCAATCTTCGCATGGTGATAGTACTGCTCCGTTCTTTCAAAGCTCCGTATATTGGCATCTATATGCACAACACGGGTACATTATCCCGTACATTCCAAATTCCAATGGTATGGTTACGGCTGATATTGGAGCTATTTGGAAAGACCAACTTGACCGCCAGTTTGTAATTGGCAATGTAACGGGAAGTAGCATATATTTGCTTCCTATTTTCGATACCAGCGGAGGTGAAGGACATGATTCAAGAAGTTGGCAAACTCCGTTACAAACGGCTGTTAATGCTTTGACTCATGTAAGCGGAGGAACAACGACTACTCCGATAACGGGCGCAACTCAATCCACAGTTCAGTTAAGACCTATTATGCAGTCATATAACAGAAAATATATGATTGACGGCAATATGATTGACGGCAATATGATTGCGGCTGAAGGAGACTATTGGTGTGATGACTT